ATATGCGTAGAAGACCTATCAGTTAAGAATATGATGAAGAACCATTGCTTATCAAAGAGTATTTCGGATGCTTCTTGGGGTGAGTTCCTAAGACAACTGAAATATAAAAGTGAGTGGAACGGAAGAAATCTTGTTAGTATAAACAAGTTCTTCCCTTCAAGTAAAACCTGCAATAAGTGTAAGTTCATTAATCAGGACTTAACCTTAGCAGATAGGGAATGGGTCTGTCCTAGTTGTGGTGAAAAACTAAATAGAGACCTTAATGCTTCAAAAAACATATTGGAGCAAGGTATAAATAATTTCAACTCTGGATGTGGAATATATTCGGAGTCTAAACAAAAACTTGTGGAGGCGTTACCAAGTAAGGTAAGTCTTAGAAGCAAGAAACCCAGCGATCTTTAGTCGCTGGGTAGTTCATGCATTTTGGTTCCTCCTAAATATTTGTCCATTTTTTATCAATGGCAATTTTGTCTTCTCGTTCTTTTCTTTCTTTGTTTATTTGATCTTGTGCCCTCTTGTCTTTTAAGGTTGGCGTATAGAGACATACCACTTCGTTTCCAGAACTATCTAGCCACTTATGGAGTTCTGGTTTAGCTCTTTTTTCTACTTTTGTTTTCTTTACTAGCCTTCCCTCTTTCCATTCCATTTTATAAGCAGAGGGTGGGGCATAGAGATGGCAATGGGGACAATGTATCCACTTACCTTTTTCGCTCAGGAGACCATGTTCTGCAAGAAATCCTACATTGTCAAGATGTTCACATTTTTTATTCATCTATTACGCCCTTTACCTTTACGATCTCGCCATAAAAAAATGCTTTAGCTGAATAATGACTTCCATATATACCCAGTTTAACTTCAGGGTGTTTTTCCTCTAAAATTTTGATGGCTTCCGATAGACTGTTTGCCAACAATAAATAATGTTCTTCGGGATATCTGTCTGCTATAGTAATCCTATAAAGATCAAATGGTTCTGCTCCCAACATAGGTCTCCTTATTTTTCCAATACGGTATTATTTGTTGCGACCACGTTATAATCATTATTCACTTTGCTTCCCCATAGATTTTTCCCCTTGGTTTCTTCTATGACTATTTTTTCAGCGGTCCAAAAGGATACTTCTTTATAATCCCAACTTCTAACCGTTCCCTTTTCATCAAGAAACATTATAACGGTGGTGTTATTGGTTCTTATTATTGCTGTGGGTTCTTTATATTCAATGTTTTTATCTCCAATTTTTGCTACAAAAGTCGGTAATAGTAAAAATACAATAGGAAAGAGTAGCATAAACGCAAGAAAACCTTCAGCTTCAGAATCAGACCAAGGGCTCTCAACAATTAAATACACTTGCGCTAGAAAACATATGATGGCTGCAATCAAGCACAAAACAACTAAAATGGTAACGATCATATTCTCCTTTTTGATGAAAGCTTTTGAATTTCTTTATCGAAAAACACAATTTCTTTCTGTAAAGATTTCATTTTGCTATTATTTTCTTTGAGGAAATTTCTTTTTTGTTTCAGAAGATAAGAAATGTCCTGCTCTTTTATTTTCTTATTGTTTTTATAAAATAGTATAGATTGGTTAATGTCATCATCGGTGGCTATTCTTATTCCGTAAATTCTTGCATTGATAGAATAATCTTCAACTTCGGGGCTTGTTCCTATGCGTTTAGTTCCTGCTTCAAACCTAAGATGTTTCCACCCTTCGTTTTTCAAGTTCACCATAGCTTGAGTTACTTCTTCATAGGGTGGATGTGGAGATTTAAGTTCGAAAGAGTCTTCATACCAAGTTGTCTTTTTCATATTTACACCGTTAGTTTTTGAACCCTATTTTCAAAATCAACATGAACCGCTACTAAGAGGGCTTTTTTCTTTTCTTCTCTCTTTGAATTACCCGATAGCTTTTTGAGATATTCCTTGTTTCTTTCTAGGAGGGTGGTTATTTCTTCTCTGGATCGTCTATCTTGTGGATAAATCGCAAAGTAGTCATCAGCCGTAATAGGTCTTATTTCTTCTTTAGCCATATTTTTCCCTTTCGTTTTTGCAACAAATGAAACTATATCGTCATTGTCATCAATAATTACATCGGCTTCTTCTGCATCGTCTTCGTCATCTTCGGATGTTTCTTCTGCGTCTTCGTCATCATAAACAACATCGTCATCAAAGTCATCTTGGTGTTGTGTTTTCTTAGGGCTCATAACGCTCCTAACTTAATAACGTTTAATTTAAGAAAAGTGAGTGTTACAATGACCAACATAAAAACGCAGATTAATCTGAACATTTCCATAGCGGCATCGTGCGGTACATATTCTTTAATATGGATTCCGTAAAGAACAAAAAGAAATGACACCAGAGTTGAAGGCCATCTCCAACTTTTAATGCCTTGTAATAATTGAGTCATATCGTTTGTCATTTTATCTCGTTTTATGATACATAGATTTTCATCAAATCTCCCGCCTCATAAGTCATTACGCTTTTTTCAACTACATATTCTTTGTCTTCAATATGTATAAAATTTGAACAAGAATAACCTATAAGCTGACATACCGTTGCGGAAGGTATAGATAACAATTCTTTATCGCCATAGCTAGATAATTTTATAATTTTAATGTCCATAATTTCCCTTTATTATACAGGATCGACAACTATAATTTTATTTCGTTTGTTGCGGATATAGTTGTATTTGTTTTCCACTGAAATTTCCCTTGATTATAGGTAGCATGGTTATTTTCAACCGCTTCGTCCTTAATAGACTTTTCTCCATACTGATAGAACATGATACAACACGCCAAACAGAAAACAGTTATGCACCATATACTAGCTAATTTACATGCATCCATTTCTTACCCCCTTGTACTATTGGTTTTCTTCTAATAGAGTTAATTCGTTTCTTGTAAAATTAATTTTGTTACCATAAGCGTTGATATCCCAAGCCCTAATGACACGGATAGAAGATTCGGGGGCAGTAAACAGTTTAATATCTGAAGTTTGATAGGTTTGACCCTGACAAGTGACAAACATGGTATATTGGCTTTTAGCTATTTCATCGGGTACTATAATTTCAGTTTGTGTTCCACCCCAAGCTCCAACATTAGCAATCATTCCAAAACCTAAAAGAATATCAACCCCCAAGGCAAAGAGAAAAGATCCCCAAACATTACTATCTTTCATTGCAAGCCCAACAACGGTTCCAAAGATACATATGTATGCGATCATCCAACATATAAATAATATCATAAGCATGTTACTCCTTCATGTTGTCTAGGGTTTCGTTCCATTGATCAATCATTTTGTCCAATAAATCTTCTGCGGTTATTGTCTGAGAAAGCTCATCAAATTTCACTGTCATTCCCCAATAACATTCTTTATTGCTGCAACAAATAGAAACAGAAGGAAAAGAATGCATACTCCCATAGGTGTTATGCACCTCCATCTTTCCCTTACAACGTGGGCAGTTATTGATATGACGATACGTTTCCATAATTACTCATCCTCCCAGTTATCAAAGCATAAACTGTCTCTGTTATTTTCTCCAATATTGCAACCCACATGAAACCTACCTCCAACTTCCATTTTATCAAAGATGGCGGGAGGAATACCGTGCCAGTCTATGAAAACAGGAATATCTATCTCCCATCCCGGAATGATTACGACCACTCCTTTGCTTGTAAGGCTATGAACTCTGACTAGGGTTCTCCACATTCTCTTTTTTGGATCTTCCTTTTTCATTCCTGAACCTGCGTTATTTCCGGGTGGTTTTTAATATATGTGTCTTTCCCCTCGCAAAAGTAAAAGATTGACCATCCTAGCCAAATAATAAGAAGCAGGATTATATGGGCGACAATAACATTTCTTGTCTCTTCTTCGGAATCATAAGCCATTTCTTTTGGAATAAACCATAAAAGAAAGTAATAAACACCAATAATAATAGCCGCAATGGGAACATACGCTAATGCTGTTAATAGTATAACCGGAATCATTTAACTCTCCTTTGTTTTTTGCAACGTTTAAACGGTTCAAGATTAATGTTTAACAGCTTTTTGGCAACCTTCTCTTGCTCTTTGGGAGACAGATAGCGAAACCACATATCGGGAGATTCTTCGTCTTGAGGGCAACCCAATTCCGCCAAATTTTCACAAAAACCAAGTATGACCTTAGCAACAATTTTTTCCAGTTTTTTTTCCAGTTTCATAGTCCCTTTCGTTTATCCGTTTAGTCTGACGTACTCTTTATTCAATTCTATTTGTTGCAGCAAAATATGAAGTTCGTGACCCATATTTCCTCTTGCCTTAGCTTCATACATCTCATAAAACGGTTCCCAAGCAAATATTTTCTTTCTAGCCAACATTTTTGTAAGGAAATCACTTCTCCCCTGTAGCCATTTACCTTCGAATTCGTTTTTGGTTAAGCCACTGTTCTTTAGATACTCTTCTTTAACCCTCTTAACATAATTATCGTAACCATCAACGTCTGAAGCCAATACCAGCAAATCAATACTGGAAAACCTTTCTTCAAGTTCGGTTTTATATTCGCAAGTTTCATGTTTGGTTGAAGCAATAAGAGTCTTAACTAATTCACGACTTTTTTCATCACAGCGAAGCAGCCTTATATGTGCATAACTCATACAATCATCTACTGTCGCAAAAACGTCATGCAACCAAAAAGCCATTTCAACTTCGAAACGTTTATCTATCGTGGCCATAGAATCGAATGTTTCCAAGCAATTTAGGATGTGATTGATGTTATGATAAGCGTTTGAATTCATTCCTTTTATTCTCAACCACATTTCTTCTCTGACATTTGGAGATGGCGGAACATTAAATCCCATTTCTCCATTTACTAATTTCATAAAACGCTTTTCGGCATATTGAGTAACTAGATAATCCAAGGTAAGCGGAGAAACATATTGCTCCACAACTTTTCGCCACCCTCTTTGTCCTACCAATCCCTTAACCCAAGAAGAACTAACCAAACTTAAAGCTTCATCGGGCATTAAATAAAGCGTTTCTACGGATGGCTGAATAATCTTGTTGGTATGGTAAATCTGATTCTCGTAATGAAAATCCATAGAATCTCGAATGCCACGAACCAGAAACTTTGCCCCTATCTCCTTGGCAAAATCTACTAGATAGGTTGTGTCAGGTAGAGTTTGAATAACCACATTGTTTTCTTGGACTCCTGCAATATATTGAATGGTGTCTCGCAGCATTTCAACTCTGTCTTCAATAGGGAAGGAAGGCGTTTTATTTACGTTAGTTGCAACAACAATATGGAGTTTATCAAAAACAGAACAAGCTTTCTTGATAATTTGAGAATGGCCCAAGGTGCAAGGGTCAAAAGTTCCTCCATAGGCGGCAATAAGTTCTCCAGAGTTATTCATATTTTCCCTCACTAACTCTCTTTATAGAATTGCGAATATCAATTTGTTGCAGTTTCTTCCTGTCTTCGGAAATCCCTCTCGCTTTATCTAAGTTGCTTTCTATCCAATAATATAATCCTGCTATTGTGTAAAAAACGATAAGAAATGCAATCACAACCCCCGGCATGAAATAAACCATAAAAACCAGCCATACATTTGCGCTTAAGAACATCCAAGAAGCCAATAACCATAAAAGAGAACCTATAATTACTATGGCGGCAAGCATTCCCAGAACCATAGCAATTTCCTTAATCTTTAGCCAACAAAAAATAAGCGCAACATTTGTGGTTTTCATTTTCCCCTCAGTTTTTTTGATTCTGAAATAGTGCCGAAAGCATATTATCTATTATTTTGCTTTTCGACCCATTCCCATTTTTAATTTCTTTCTGCATCGCTTTACCAAATTCAGTAAGATGATACTTAACGCTCTTCCCCGAAAGCAAACCATCACCGCTTATACTAACGATTCCTTTCCGCCTCAGACCTTCCATTACTACCATGCCAAAAAGATTAGGGATCTTATCTTGAACATTTCCATACATAAAGTCTTCGCTATCATCATAATCAAATACACCTTCTCTACCCAGAACAAGAGATACAAGAGCCATGATGTCTTCCCATTCTTCTTCGTTAACTTCATGGCCTTCGTCAAAGTTGTCCATATACTTTTCTAACATGGAAAGAGTATCTTTGTCAATGCTTTCCAACCATTTTTGAAAGGCCCAATCTCCCTTGACTTTCTTTTCGGTTTCTACAAAATACACCGACATAGGAAGATCAGTAATGGTAGATCGGTCAATATTATCAAACCGGTTTACTTTATTGGAATTCATAAATATCCCCTGTTTTACGTCTCGGATACATTATGATAGGTTTTTAAAAAAATGCAAGAAGAATTTAGGATTTCTTATCGGTGAAGGAATGGATAAGTTTCATGGCATGAGTAGTGCAAAGACAGAAACCTTCAATAAAGATTTCTGATTGTTTTTTGCAACTGAGGAATTCGCAACCTGTTTTTCGTTCTTCGGGTAGAATTTCGGCAAAGAGCTGGCTTTTAATGGCTTGCTCTATTACCTCATTTACGGTTACGGGCTGTTCTTTTGTTTTCTTTTTCATATCAAGTTTTTGTTTTACTTGCCCATGATATTTACTTATTATGCCAGATCCACGTTATTATACCTAGGTGATCCCCATTACTTAAAAGTATTTTTGCCTGTGATTTAGAAGAACTTCCATCGGTAGGAAGACAACCTATATTATAGCCATGTCCCATGAATGCTGTACCTACATTTGAACACTTTAGCTGGCACTCACTTTCTTCGTTTTTAAATATGAAATCCTTTGTCCATTCGGCATCCCAAAACATGTCATAGAGACTGTCGCTGTAAGCTTCCGTTCTATATTTTTGAATATCCTTGGCAATAATAGCAACAGGGTAAGCGTAATAATAAGTTCTTTTTTCAGAATCATCGGAGAAAGGACAGTCGTATTTTAGAATTTTTCGAAGGTCAAACATTCTATGCTTATAGTATCCCATTAAAACTAAATTCTTCCAAACGTTGTATCCCCACATTTCTATAGGCAATAAGTCGTTATCTTTAAGGTCATTATTTTCAAGTGGAACAATATAGTCTCCTCCGTAAAGCAAATCCCCATATTCGGGTTGCCACCTTTTTTGAGCTTTTACTACAGAAAAGTTCATGATTTTACCTCACTTGATTTTTACTTCGGGAGATTTATCGTTTTCGGTTTCAATATCTTCAAGCAAACACCATGGCGGAAACTCTTTTGCTTCGTCTTCTTTTGAAAAATACTTATTGCTCTTCTCGCAAAATCCACCGGCCAAGTAACCAAACTTATGTAGAATACATTGGTGGCAACTTAATATGGGTAAATATTTCATTTTATCTCCAATAGTTCTTTTAGTTGTTTAATAGTTATGCTAGAAACATCAGATATCCTACTACCCTTGCATTTACTACAGGTTACTTTCTTTTCTCCGTTACATTTCCTACATGGCCCATCATAAGACTCTACGCCGTTGGGTGATCCATATTCAAACCATCCCTTAACATGCTCTTTACCTTTACCGTTGCAGACATAGCAAGTTTCTTTACCATCTGTACAATCACATTTTTCTTTTCCAATAACTTTTATCGCAAAGTCTTCAGGGTTAAGACTGCTTTTGACAGGTTCAACTTCTGAAAAATGTATTCCCAAATGACTACCGAACATTAATCCTTCTCCATCAATGGCAATACTTTCTACCTCTTCCTCGTCGCCTTTATAATGCCATATCTCACCATAAGCATCCCGAATGTCGTGTAGTATTTTAACTGTATCTCCAACCTTATAGGGGTTTTTCTTATGGGGTTTCATGGTTACTTCTTTTTCTTCTTGGATTCCACCATATCAATCAACAAACTATTTATGGCATAGTCAACCAAGGCATCCTTATCTTCGGTTATTTTTCTAAGTCCATATTCGGCAAGCTTATCCATAACCTTTTCGTCTGCCGTAAAATCCACCTTATATGTTTTAGCAGGAATAAACTTGCCAAACTTGATCGAGCCAACAACTCCACCTTCATCTACTTTACCTATTTTCTTTTTCATATATCTCCCTATTTAAAAACCGTGCCTTGCCTTGCCCTGCCTAGCCGCCCCAGTGCTTGCCTCACCGAACCTGACCATTTCATTTTAAAGCTTCACTTGCCACTGGATGTATTCCCGTTCCTTTACACCCACTACAAGGGCAATCATCATAAGGATAAGGATCGGGCTGTTTACCACTCCCTTGACAGGAAGGACATTTAATAGATGCCAAAGCCTTTCTTAGCTTTTGTATTTCTTCTGTTAGTTTTTTAATTTCTTTTGCTGCTTCTTCCGCCAAAGGGTCTCCGGGTGACAAATCCAATCCTATTGAACCTGCCTCTACAAGTCTATCAATTAAATCATTGTGAATGCTCATAAAACCGTGCCTTGCCTTGCCATGCCTCGCAAAAACGCACCTTGCCTAGCCATGCAACACCTCGAAATTAATCAATCTTTTCGAAACTCAACATCTTACTTCTTCCGTAAAGTCCCTTATTGGCGGGACGGAAATCCATGAGCCCAACTTTCTTACCCATGTCTTCAATCACTTGTTTAACCTGCTCAATATTCATCATGGTTTCATCCCACTCAATACCAAAAGTAACTTTCCAACTATCAATTCTGGGACGATGACGCATAACTCGCCCCCTTGTTGAAGGAATAACCACAGGCCTCGAATCAACGGAATACCTTTCTGTTCCCAAACCAACATATTCTGGCTCAACCATCAAGCAAGCAGCAACAGTTTTTTGAAGAGATGCCCGGCCTTTGCCCTTACTGTATGCAGCGGCCCCAACTAGTGCTCTTTGAATGTTGATGCCGGGAATATAAAGCTCTCTTGACCCCGGAATTCTATAGGCAGCAATTTCGGCTTGCTCTTCTTTGGGTTTCTTATCTAATCCTTGAATTGGAGTGTCTGGAAACCGATTCATTAATAGTGCCGAAGTACCTTCTATCGTTACTTTTGCCTTCATTATTTCTCCCTTGGTTTCGTTAATTTTTCTTGTCAAAAATTCGGCTACAGTTTTTGCATCTTTGATCTACTAAATAATTCCATGCACCTAGTCCATCAACTGAATATTTTTTTGCTCGACACAATGGTTTACCTTTCATGTCAAAAAAATGGACTTTGTGAGGATCTCTTACTCTTACACTTAGTCCATGCATTGTTTCTCCTTATATTCTCCCCTGAGCCGCCATAGAACCAAATTGCCCTAAAGACATTGTATCGCACATTCCAATATCACCTATTCTTGATTTGATTACTTTTACGATTTGGCCTGTTTCGTCTATTTTTCCAACCACATCAAAATCCGCAACTAACATTTTGTAATAGGCTATACTGTCATCGGAATCTGCCCCCTTGTCTTCCCCGTATTCTAACAATAGTATTTTTCTCATGGTATACCTATTATAACTGATTCGAAGTATAAATCAATATCAATTACGCTTTTTTTTACCCCTCATACATATTGAAAAATCAGTAGGCTTTTTAGAAACCCATGCTACCCATTTTCGAATTTCAGGATGAGAACAAATAGCCTCTGGAGTATTATAGGTAGACCTTAACTCCTTTAGTGATAACAACTTATGAATTTGGTCTCCGCATGAAACACAAACATGAATGGTTTCTTTACCTTTCATTGAGCGTGGGATGAGATGATGATGTTCCCAACAATCTTCTGGGACTTCTCTTTTACAAATAGGACAATGAGTTAACTCTTCTTCTTCGTATATTGGGCAAGCTTCTTTGGTACAGAAACATTGGAAATCAATACTACACCCGCTTCCAAGATCGCATATGGCCCATCCCAGTTTATCAGTCCATCCGTGCTCACATTCGATTTCTTCGTAAAATTTCATGGCTGATTCCTATAGGGCGCATTATGCTGCGCTTTAATAATTACAACATTTTCTGTTTTATCGTTGTAAGTGGTTTATTGCAAATTACATGCGATCTTATTTTGCGATGTTCCAAAAATATGAATGCGCTGTATGTTACCACTTATGTCTATTTGCTGACTTCGTTTGCTTCTTTGTTTTCTTCAGGTATTTCAGATTGCAGAATTTTTTCTATGGTTAGTGGGCCTTCTTCTTTATATTTTTCAATTTGGCGTTGGATTTCTTCTAAGGTAAGTCCATGCCGATTACGTTCAGCTAATTCTTCTGGTTTCTTCCCGCCAGTTCCAAGATCCACAATTTTTACTTCATAGCCATATTTTAATGCAGCTTCAACATATCGTTTAGAATTCCACGCCCGAATACCAAGATTATCTATGACAATAGGCGTTCTACCTTCCCGCATGGCATTTATCGCCCTCTTTAGATTATTCTTAGAAACGGCAACCAAAGGAGTGTAATTGTCTTGTTCCTTCATCTTTGCAAAAAAAGCTATATATTCTTCGTCATTGTTAGAAATAAGATCGTCGGAAGAGAATATATTTTCTGGAACCACTCCGGGTAAATTTCTAGAGGCTGTACTTTTACCACTTCCTGAAATTCCACGAAGTAGGAAGAGGATTTTTTTTTGCGATAGCCTATACCAGTTCATGCTATTTCCTTGTAGAACTTTTCTCTAAATTTCTTGTCATAAAATTCCGTAAACGTTATCTTATCTTCTTCATATAGTTTTGTTAAATCTCCTGTTGACAATTTTGGTATATCAACCATTTGATAAATAAGACCTTTTTTATTACAAAACTTTTCAGCAGCCTCCCTTTTCAGTTTATTAGAAGGAGTATTAAATAGTTTTTTTGGTTTGCATTCTATCAAGTATTTATCTTCTACAAAAAAGTCGGCTCTATACGTTCTTCTAGTACCGTCCCAGTTTACATATTCTATAGTTAAATCTTTTCTTTCAGCCGATATCCACTTTTTATTTTCTTTTTCTATTATATTAATCATGTAAGATAGTTCTAAAATGCTTCTGAAATACCATTTGTTATACCAACCGCTCCATCCGTTTCCTGCCCCATGAGGAGAACATTTGCCAAACATGGAATTTTTTTCACCACTGTTATTTATAGATTGCTTTTTTCTATAGGCATCCATTTTTCTGTCTGCCTCTTCTTTGCCATATTTTTTTACCCACTGTTGATATACGGTTTTTCCATACATCGGATTATTTTTACCTTGAGCGAGTTTAGTAAGTAATTTGATTCTTTCTGGTGATTTAAGATAAGCGTAATCTCTTGCCCTTAATACCGCTTTTGTTTCTTCTGTGTGGTGTTTACCCTCAAAGCCATTAGGATTATTTTTGGCATATTCTCTAAATTGTTTTGTTCTTAGTTTATGTATTTCTGGTCTATTGTTGATTTCGGAAGCGGAACAAGATCTACATGGTCTATTATTTACTTTGGAATTATAGTGGGAATGATATGATGAATAAATGAGTTCTTTCCCACATTTAGGGCAATTTCTGGTATACATTACTATCTCCTTTTAGCAATGTAATTCTGTCAGGGAACCAGAAATACTTCTTATTATTTTAATTTATTTTTACGTCTATATTTCCCCATCAGGCATCGGTCCATATTCCTTTTCCAACTCTGCCACAGACATCAAGGCAATATCTATATCTCCATAGGCGTCTTCGGTTGTGACTACCCAAAATTCAGGGCATTCATCACCGATACATTGAGCGGCAGGAATAGCTCGAACCACATCCTTATTATTCTTATTGGTAAGGGTCAAAACCTTTTCTAGGGATTCTGTTATCATAATTGCTCCACCTCTGCATCTCCTTCGATTGCAACCTTGGCCGATTTGTGATCTAAAAAATCATCAACTGCTTCATCCTGATCAACACACTGACATACTCTCCATGCTAAAGCCACGGAGGTTCTTAGTTAACAAACGCCTCATTACATTTCGGCATTTGATTTTCTAATCTGAGGATATCAGTGTTCCTCTTAGTATTATCTCTGTCTAATACTAAATGACCATTGCCTTCAGTGTTATTCAATAATTCAAATGCCGCTATATTAAAAGCGGCATTTGAATCCGCATGGTCAGCGTGTCCACAACTAACACATTTGAATACTTTTCCATTCCTGTTTCCTATAACTCCACATCTACTACATTTTTGACTAGTATATGCAGGATTGATATAGACAACTGGTATTCCTAATATTTTGGATTTGTATTCTATCATGGTTTTAAGCTGATAGAAACTCCAACTATTTAAGGAGTACTTGAATGACGGTTGTGTTTTCTTATTTCTCTTTTCTCTAATTTGCGTTAAGTCTTCCAACTTAATTCCACAATTATTCTTTTGAGCAACTTGAACTATCTTTCTACTAATCTCATGGTTCAAATTCTTAATTCTGTTTTGTTCTCTTCTCTTGATTTTCTTTAGTTGATATTTTGCTCCTTTCTTTTGTAGTTTTGTTCTCAGGTTCTTATATTTTAAGTGAAGATGATTTGCTTCTTTTCCTAATTTGATAACCTTTTTGGTTTTAGGAATTGCTACAACTGCACAATGACCAGTAGTATTTAAGTCCACTCCGATATAATCTTTAACTTTCATTTCCTGCTTGTTAGGCACTTCGCAGGAAATATAGCAATAGGTATTATCAACCTCTATCTGATTGATTTTAGTGAAGTTGTTTGGAAATTGATATTGAAGCTCTAATTTAATTACTGAAACTTTGATTGTCTTAGTTTCTTGATTTACTTTAATACCTTGGTTTGGAATGGTTAGTTTAACAGATTTGATTGACTTACACTTTTTGTTCTTTGAATACTTTTTTAGGATTTGGTTAGATATTTGTGACTTTAGACCGAAGTGTTTTACGTCCTTAGAACTTCTAGATTTTGTTTTGATAGCAAAGGAAGCAATTTTTCTAGCAATATTCAATTCGCTAGAAAAATCTTTGTCGTGCTTCACTTTGTAGGTTAATATCATTTGTTCTTTTGGTCTTCTATATATTTCTTAACAACCGCTAAAGTTACTGCTCCAACTGTTGAAATGAATCTGGAATTAGTCCAAAGAGTAGGAAGTCTTGATTTCAGTTCTGGAAATTGGTTTCTAAGTTCATGAGAAGTATAACCTTTGATTTTAGAAACCACCTTGTATATTCCTTCTTTTGGATTAGTACTAATTATCAAGTGAACGTGGTCTAATAGCACTTCCATGTCTAGCACCTTGAACTTATATTCTTCTTGTTTTGAAAGAATCAATTCCTTAAGTCGTTTTGCAATATCTTCTGTCAAAACCTTTCTTCTATATTTAGGACAGAAGATAACGTGGTATTGACAAGAGTAGATGAAATCTCCATCTGACTCATACTTCTTTTCGCTTTGTTGTATTTCCATATACTAGTCCTTAATATCTTCTACTTACATTATACAAGAAATTAAGAAATAATCCTGCATAAAAGTGAAAATATTTTTTTAGGTATAGAAATGGTTGAAATTGACGGCATTCATCCCCATGCTAAAGCAACGGGGCTTTCTGCCGTTTTCCCGGTAATTTTTAAACCACTCATCCATGATCCCAATTCGATTTGAGCCATACCTTCAATGTTCATATCAACGACATTTCCCAATGCTTCTACCAGATCTCTTTGATGTGAATCTTCGTAGGTTGAAAAAGTGCCTCTAATGGTTGCTGCTGGAATTTTTTTCATAATGTCTCCTTTCATAGTCTCCTATCTTATGTCATACAACTCTAGCAATGCGGCCCATCCCGACGATATAACTTCTTTTTGCTCTTTTTTTAAACTAATGATTTTCAACAGCATATCAAGGAAATATTTTGAATGAAAGAAAGCCTCCGCAATAGGACGAGTATGAAATGTCCACCTGTTGTTATGTTTTTTCTGAAATTCCTTACCTGTTCCATCCTTGAGTATCTCCGTATAAAAATCACATAAATGCTTGTCTTTATTTGGGTTAATTTTTTGGATAATTTTTAGAATTTCTTCTGTATATTCTTGAAGCCAGTAAATCTTGAAAGAATAGTGATAGAAGCGATAAATCCTGTCTTCGTAAGCATAATCGATTCTCTTACCAAGACCTTCAATCTCTTTAGAGCATTTATTTATCTTCCTGAATAAAGCAGATCGTTTCCTTTTAATTGCCGCATATTCTTTATCGTAGTCTACTTTTACGATTACACTCATTGAATCATCTCCCTAATTTCCATTCTCGCCTTGGACACTTCCCAAAGTTTCAAGCTAACGTCCATCATAGAAGAAAAAGTGGAAACAATATAAACATTATCAAAATTAAGTTTAAGTAGATGTTGTTGGACTAACGCTCTTGCTCTGATAGATTCTTTTGCCGCTACCGGATTATCTTTTACCAAATCAGGAGTAAGTGTCTGATCAATCATGATAACAAAGTCTCTTCGACTTTCCAATTTAATTGCGTTAAGAATAGAAAATCCCGTTTCGGCTAAAGATCCTGTTGCGTAAGTTTCATTGGTGACAGGAAACAAAATGATACTATCGTTAGCCAAATGTTCTGCTTCAATTACTGCCAATTCGGGTTTCCAATCGTCTACTTGGGGGTTAAAAAATTCAATACCTTTTTCTTTATAAACCTCCATAAAGGGTTGTCGCCAAGTGCTTTTACCACATGTTCCAAATAATCCAATGCACAATTTCATTTATTTCTCCTTAATTAATGCGTTCTATCGGTTTTGCGTTTGAAAGTGTTTCTATTTTTTTATTGGTTTTATAAACATCTGAAGCAAGGAGTTCAGCAGGAGGTATTAAATCTTTTGCTTTGATTTCTGGGACTTCTTCTACCACCTCATCCTTTTCGATTTCTTTAATTAGAGCTTGTGCCTGTTCCAAAGAATGCTGACAAGATTTCGAAATTGCTTCTGTAACTTGCTCGTCAGATAACACAACAGCTTCAACCTTCATACCAAACGAATTAGCCGCTGTAATTTCTTTTGTTTCTGCTTCTGCTTTTGACTTTGCCTCTTGTTCGGCCTTTTCCCTTGCTTCCTTTTCAGCCTTTTCCCTTGCTTCCCTTTCGGCCTGTTTCTTGGCTATTTTTTCGGCTTTTTCTGAAGCTGCTTTATCCGCTCTTTCTGCCGCCTCTATTTCTTCAAGTGCTTTAGCTTCCGCAATAAGCTTTTCATCCGCTTCTTTTTTTACTCTGGCAACTTCTTCGGCTTCTGCTTTAACCCTTGCAACTTCTTCGGCTTTAATTCTAACTATTTCGTCAGCCTTTTCTTTAGCGATTTTCTTTTGTTCTGCCTTATAAGCTTTTCTGTCAAACTTTTCATAAGGAACGCAAGCAGGACTATTAGCCTTATCCGTACCGCAATTCTTTTCATGGGCCGGTTTACGTCTACAACCACAAACAATACAACGAATATTTTTCTTCATGTTACTCCTTTTTCTTACCATGTTACTTCTTTTTCGCAATCGATAACACTTTCTTTTGTATAGTGTCCATAGAAAGTCCCATCCACCATGACCAATCTAACCATGCCCATTTTTTCCCCAAAAGCAAATGCATGTTCAGCAACTCCCGGACACATCTCGTAATATACCGATCTTGGCTTGGGATAAGGGGTATAACAAAACCACTTCAAAATATTTGCTACAATTTTTGGGATGTGGTTCATTTTAATACCCTGCTTCTTTTAGTTCTTTTTTGAGATTGTTTAGTACATGTGCTGAGGAGTCTTCATTGGTTGGTATAATCCACTCGCTTGTAATTCCGTTAGAGTCGATATACTTTACAATAAGATCATTCCCCCTAATACTTATGGTAGCTATCTTTTTCTTCATGTTACTCCCTTTCTAGTTTTTCACTTGGTTTTCTGTCTTTTACCTTATGTAAGGCCGCTTCTATTTCGCCCAACTGTTCTATCCCATTATACCGAATAAGATTAGAATGGGTAAAATCTTCGTTATAGTCATAAGCAGGCATAATGACTAATCCCCTTGGTCTATGCTCAACCCATTTTTCTATATACTTAGGAAAATCGTCAACTAGAACTTTGCCATAAACTATCCCCTTATCTCTGGTAATCGTTATATCATTACAAAAAGGCATATTCTTATTGACCCACCGAACCTTGCCTTCCCATGCAGCAGGATTTACTCTTGGCCCTTGAGTTAGAATAATAATACGGAATTCAAGTTTTCTTAATAGATCAACCAATTGCATTCCACGATCAATGACAGGAAGATTCTCCCACCACTCCCTAGAGGCTCGAATAAGATTCATCCTTGCAAAAATGTAATCGGGTTCTTCTCCTTTTTTCCAAGAGAAAGTTTTTGGCTCGTTAGGAGAACGAAGCTTTTCAAGATCAACATAAAGCTGTTCATCATGTCCTGCTACGCTACCATCTAAATCCACTAATGCTATATCGTCTCCAAGCATGGTTCTCCTTTACTCATTACAGTTAACACAATCACATTTCATTTCCCCATCATATTCGTTCATGGCTTCTCTTATATCGTTTTCATTCTCGCTTTTTATCATATCGGGATATTCGCCCTCTTCGTCTGGAATCATACGAAGTTGCCATATTCTTACTACTTCACCAGTATCTTTGCATCTTAAAATCAATTCAAATTTGGGATGAGGTTTAAGACACGCTTTCATAAGTCCCTCAGTTCTTGTCTTACTTCCATCAAAATTCTTCCAAGATGATTCATGCCAGCTTTCTTGTCGCAACCCCTATCGCACTCCTTGTTAATACAGATGCCCCACTCAGAATCATGCCATGTTGTTCCTTCAACAAGATAAGCATTCCCTGTAGCCAAAAGTTTTTGTTTAAGATCGTGATTTTGAAACTTAAGCAATACAATCTTTTTCATTATACCAAGTTTTATGCTCTCCCAATCTTCTCTTATAGTAATTTGTTTGCCGTATTTTTTGGCTTTTCCGGGGCTAGGTTCCAGTCTTATCTTTTCTCTCCACGTTTCGCCTTCCTCATTATCTCTGGCCTTTTCTGCTTGGTAAATATGCTCCGTTGAAAACCAAAGCTTATTTTTCCAAGTCAAGAGGGGGGAAACAACATGGAAGTTACTGAGGAAACGATACTCTCCATTAAACCAATAAATTACGGGTTGAGTGGTATCGAAAAAATCTTCTACATGAAGTCGTCCCCACCATTTACTAATGTCGGTTTCAGCTTTATCAGAACCATATCCTGTTATTTCCATAAATCTCCTTAAGTAACCACAGATTGTGCAATTGCCAAAAGCTTTTCTTCTTTTGCCGCATTTTTTAGTGCTTCTTTCTGTCTCTTTTTAAATTCCCTATTTTGTCTACCTGTCCATCGCATATTTTTTATAAGACGGTTATGGGCAGCTTGTATTTGGTCAAAGCAGTTAGTACAACAAGTAGATGGAGTACTATTGGGTTCTCGATATAACAATAGTTTCTTGTCTCCCTCAATATTTTTATCCCCTTCTTCAGGAGTAATGAGTTCGTAACAAACAGGACAGTATATTTTTTCGGCCATAAATTTTCTAGACATACTTACCCCCTCTCACCTATCTCTATCGGCCCATCCTATATCGTTTCCCCAATCATCTGCCATTCTATTGAGCTTACTAAGACGATCAGAAGCCCTATCGTTAGCCTTAATCAATGCGGCAACCAAATCCTTTGTTTTATGAACAGAATTGGGAATAAGCCATTCGTCCTGTTCTTCGTCATATACTGTTCCGCAATCCTTACACCAAAAAATACGAAATGGTTTAGTATATTCTTCCCTATTAATATTGATTACTACTTCCATTTTCGATTGACAATTACAATTCATGCGGACATCATAGCAGAAAAGATTAATAAGTCAAGAAGTTTTTAATAGGGCCATAGGTGCTATTGCTTCACAAAATTTCTTATAAGATAAAGGTTTAGGACATTTGTTGACTGGAATAGCTTCGTGATCATAAGCCTGTTCATGCTTAACTACGGCAGACTTAACGGGATAATGCAAGGTGCAAAAAGCGGTTCCACCCGTATGATAAAAGTTACCGGGAAACGAAATGCAATGGGCAAAACAACCTACGCAAGTTTTATGTTTCTTGACTTTAATCATTCAAGCCATCCTAATTCAATGACTGTATTTTTCAACATTTCTTTCCTCTGCCCCTCAATCTTGAATTTCTTGCAACAGATATCGAAAGATTGTTTAAATGATCCTCCATGGGTTCGCAGACTTGAACTTTTCCAATCCGCAAGCATCTCAAGCAAATCAAAAAGATTCATGTCATCAATACCGTTTTTGAAATGTTCGGGATGATGTTTGTTTTTGCTATAGTGCTCTTGAATGGCAACATCCATTTCTTTGAAAATTTCTAGGTATTCCGGCGAACCAAACTTTAATGTGCTAAGTTTTGGAGAATACTTATCAAAGATAGGCTTCTCTAATGGATTTAACTTGGAATTGTCATGATGGTTAGCCCGATGAAGCAAAATATCTATCATGTTTTGAATGAACCTTTCCACGTTATCCTTATGGGTCAAAGTGTCTTGTTCGGAATCATAGGGCTTATTTTTTTTCATGTTCTTTTTCTTCCATGGCTAATGCGTTGTTTTTCCACTGGTTCATCGTTTCTTTTGACAATCTGCCATCACAAGTAGATATTTGGCAATCGTTTCTAACGTATATCCCGTTTCTGAGGTCACCAAGTCTACTAATATCAAAAAGATAATGTTCTGATTTCCCGTAATGTACCATTCTTCCAGACCAATACCCATGTCCGGTATTAGTAGCAATAATAAATCTCTTTTGGGGAGAAATCCATTTTACCGTAAACCCTTTCGGCCCCCAATCGCACCCACGGTAAAGTCGTTCTAAAAAATCCTTGACTTCTTGTGGGATTTCTATTTCCGTCTTCTTTTCAAGTTCTTCCACTTTTTTACGAAGAGCCCATTGATCTTGAGCTATTTTAGTAGTTTTTATTTCTACATTTTTCCTAACCTTCTTAATGATTTTGTCGTAAGCTTCTTTTGCTCTTTTGACATCGGGATCGGAATCAATAGAAAGAATCAAATTGTCCATTTCTGTTCTGTTTTTGGCAATTTGCTTTTTCAATGAGGATAGGGTTTCCATGGTATCTCCATTTTTAATACTCCCGCCTCCTAGAAGTATTACCTTCTAGGAGGCGGTTTCTCTGCAACCCTACGAGTGGCTTAAGACTTAGGCCGCAGAAATCACAATCTGACTGTTTCGACTAACCAAGAACTTGTTGCCTGTTGAGATATTCTTGAGAATCTTACGGCAGATTCTAATTCGCCCATCCTTGTTAACCGTAACGGGATATTCAATTGATGCACCATGTCCCGATAGGCTACTTAACACAAGGCCAGCGGTTCCCACAACAACATAAACCTCTTGATGCGGGATATACCCCTGATTTCGTGCCATGTGGATAGGAATTTGAAGCCTTCCATTCTTTGTGGTAAGACGTTCCCCCTTTGCCAACTTTACTTTAGTCGTCGGTGCAAAAGGGCTTGATACCTGCGCTCCTGTTCCGCTTGAGGCAACAGTTACGGGAGCAGAAGTACCATCCAAGGAAGGAGGGGTATATCCGCCCGAAGAAGTTGGATTTGTGGGAGCCGTTGCCGTATCAACTTTCATTCCGGTTTGAGTGGGATTAGAATTTGTCCAATCCTGATCGTACTTGGAGACATCACCGTAAGGATGGTAATAGACGAAAGGCATTACACTGGCATTGACATCTACCGCATCCCGAACATAGGAGCCCATTTCACTATTTTTGAACATGCCCTGAATGAGTGTATTGACTTCCTTGTGATGGAGACTTGTACCGGCCTTACGAAGCGTCCTTGTGACATCGTAAGCGGTAAACATGTAGCCATCCGTAACAAACTGTGTAACCGTATCTCGCACCAACTTTTCTGTGTTTGTATCCATTTTATTAACTCCCTTTCTTTGTTTATTTTTTACTTACTCGATCTTTATATAAGCATCATAACAGAATACTTGGAGAAGTCAAGTATTATTATTTTTTGAGACTTGTTTTTCTAACAATTTTATTAATCCAAGCCATAAACTCCCCTAGATTATAAACATAAAAGTTCATGTGGGTTATAAGTTTTGCCTGATCTTTTATATAATCAACCATCCCTTCACTTGCTCCATTTCCGCCTACAACAAGAACAAAATTGCTTTCCGGGAATCTTTTCTGTCTAGCGTTTTCAAGGGGGAAAATTAATTTTTCATCGCACGACCCGCTTACCCTTTGTATTTTACAATCAATTCTTATCCGAATGTATCCGTCAAGATCGTGCTTAACTGAATCAATCCTGTTTGATAGGTGGTTTGGGACAACTATAACAAACTTTGCCTACCGCACCTGTTCTTGTTTTTAATGCTGGGGTACGGATAATTTTTAACAATGGCAATCGTTAATTAAAACATTTTTATAGTTTGTATTTAGAAACACTACGCCACTACCCACAAATGGCTCTATTATCCTCTTTGCGGAAATTGGAAATTGGGCAATCAAAAATGGCAATATCTTTCCTTTGCCCCCTGCCCATTTTAAAAAACTATGTTTGTAATTTTTGGTTTTTTTTATTCGATTCGTTTTTGAGGGGTTGATGTAGTCAAGCTCAAACCCATCATGGTAATCTGAGGACTTTAACACCTTACCAGACGGAATCAATCTGTCGTTAATAAACATCAGTATTTTGTCTTTTCTTAACCTAGAAGCAGACAGCATACAGCCTAATCCATTCCTAAAAACAAGTTGACTATCTTCAATTTTAAACAAGCCCCTACAATGTCCGTCAATTATTCTATTCAATTCGTCAACGTAACTTGCAATAATCATAAAATCTCCTTTTTAATTCTTTATGCGTATATCATATCATACCGCTTCAAAAAGTCAACAACTATTTTCAATTATTTATTAAGCTAACCGAATCACATTGTCCTGACATACTACCCATGCCAAAGGCACAGGTGTTCTAGGCTTACACCAAAGCACTTGCCCGTGCTTTTACTAAATTTACCAAAATTTATACGAATACCTTCTTTTTATTAAATATATTTGGTTATCTTTGTTTTGTTCGGATTCATCTCTTAACGCCAAATTACAGAGTCTTACTACAGAGTCTTATAACGTTGTCATAAATGGACTGAGCAATATCATCCTTTGATCTTAACACTTCTTCCCAATCCGCCATTAACAATACACCAACATGTTCCCCACTCTTTTCAATAGCCTTCTTATCATTTGCAAAAACCATGTCCAATTTATTATCTTCCCACAACTTTTTGGCAATTTCCACCATCTCTTTCGAAGACTTGCCACTTGTAAACTTAAACCCCACCAAAATAGCATCCTTATTCCATTTTCTGAAATTGGAAATAACCTTGGGCGTTTTACGGATTGTCTTACGCATATGCTCAATCAATGCATCAGACGAATCACTACTAACCTTTACCGCCCCCTCATAATCAAAAGTAAAATCAGAAATTGCCATTGGATGAATCACTACATCCGCTTGAGGAACCAAAGACTTCATAGCCTCCATTACCGATTCCGTATTGGTAACTTTTACAAAAGAATAGCAATAAAGATCGGACGGCTTTACGGCAGATTCAGGAGCTACATAAGTAACGTTATGCCCATGTTCTAGGAATGTCTGGGCAATTAAAGCTCCCAGTCTTCCTGTAGAAATATTCGTGAGAACCCTTATGTCGTCTATGTGCTCAGCCGTTCCACCACTAGTAACTACTACGTTTAATTTCTTCATGCGAATGCCTCCTTTGCTATTTCTATATTTTTATCTTCCCCATCTTCTAACCATAGTACAATTACCTTGAACCCTTTTTTCGTGGCAAATCTATTTTTTTCTTCATCAAAGCTACTTTTAACATCCGCAGCTTCTTTTGTCCAAGGGTGCCTCCATGAATCCCACCTATTATAATCGCTAGACTTCCATACAGGGTTAGGATGAACGTGCTCTCCGTTAAATTCCAATATAACCTTTTTTGATTTAACTACAAAATCGTAAACGTAAAATTTTTCTTTGTCGCCTAAAAACCATTCTTGAGAACCGCTTATGCCAAAGAATATATCGTCTCTTCCAATACCGTTTTTCCTTAAATACTTATATAGTGGAATAAAAACCCTAAGAGAATATTTAGACGCCATCCTGTTACGAGACTTTAACTGTTCCATCCAGTTTATATATCTTTTCTTACCTTCATTTTTCCCATACTTTTTAGTGAGATATTCTAGCGTATGCGAATAGGCTATGGTTTTGCATTTTTCTTTATGTCTTATGTGCCCTTCTTTTTCCCCATATTTTTCTACATACCACTTCAAAGACCCCTTTTCTCTAGCTTTGGTTAAATATTGAGACCATTTTAGTAGCCCATCCTCTAAACCGTATAATGCAACACACTTTTCGTAAGAATAACTTACTTTTTTGCATAAACTTTCATATTTCTTTTTACCTTCTTTCTTGCCATATTTCGCTTCAAACTTTTTTAAACTAAACCCACTATTTTTTTTAAATTCTTCCCAACGCTTCGAGCCATTTTTTTCCCCATACAGTCCTATATAGTTTTGCAATGTATTTTTCCATGTTTTTTGCTCGGCGGATTTTTCGGCAGCTTCTTTTTCCCCATACCCTCGCTTAATCCAAAACTCAGGATTATGTGGAGAAAACTCTTTTTTAAATTTTGGATCGGAATTTAGTTTTTCAATAAGTATTTTTCTTGAATCGTTTTGAAACTTTTCTTTAAGCAATTGGGCTTCTTTTTTTGTATAGCCTTTTCTTAACCAATATTGAAGGGACATTTTTCCACGTCCAGATTGTAATTTGGATATTTTAGTTTTGGCGTCAGCTATGTCCCATCCTCTTATCGTCCAATATTCTGTTGATAATTTAGATTTAATACAGAAATATTTACTCCTAATAAGCCTGAGCAATCTTACAATTCCAATAGAATTAAAGCCTGATAAAATTTCTTCGAAAACCCCCATAAGGCTTGGCGTCATCTTTTTTATGTCTACTATGTGTTTATGACGTATAAACTCAAAAAGCTCTTGGGGACTACTAACTGTACCTAAAATTTCATTATATTTACATATTTTCATAATCACTCCTTATATTTGCGCTACGAGTGATTATTCTTTATTTATCTCTCTAGTTCCTTCAAAAATAACAACTTTTTCTCCCTTGCTCCGCCTGCCGTAATTAAGCTTTTTCATTTTTCTCCTATTTTACACTTCTTTTGGCGGCTTCGGATTCCAATCTACACTTGCGAAAACCTGATAGTCTTTAACATTGTTGGCGATTTTAGCAACTTCACTCATTGTCGTTTTACTCCCGCACATTTGGAGAAACTCGAACAATCCACGTGGCCCCTCCCCATAATAGCCCCAACTAAAACCACTAAAAGTAAAGATGTTGTTTGTCCACTCTGCTTTGACCAAATACTCCCAAGGGTCATCAACATAAGTCAGAGTAATCCTTATAGGCTTACCAAACGCCTTAATCAACATCTTGGCGTTATCTAGCGAATTTTCTGTTACTCCGCATTCTTCTTTGATTTTCATGTTATCCTCTTTTCTTTTCGATTACCATGTTTATGAACTCAATAGCATCTCTTGGCTTCATAACTCCACCATTACCAACATCTCCACAAGCTAACTTCGTTTCTATGGTTGCCGCTACCCAAGTCCCATGAACCTTAAGCATTTCAATATTCCTAACCGTAGTAAAATGTTCCAACATGTTTGTATTCATTGCCGGGAACACTATTTTTATTGTTTTTTTCGGTAGAGCCAAATAAACCGTAGAAAGCAAATCGTCGGCAATACCACAAGAAAACTTAGCAATGATATTGGCTGTGGCAGGATAGACTACAAAAATTTCACTCCATTTTGCCACCTCAATATGCTCTACTAAACCATTTCTTTCTACCCACATATCGTTCATTACAGGATGATTAGACAAAGTAGATAAGGTCAATGGGGTAATGAATTTGGTAGCACTATCAGTCATGATTACTCTAACATCATGCCCTTGCGCCTTTAATCCCGTAATCAAATCACAAGCCTTGTAACAAGCTATCCCCCCTGTTATTCCAACAATGATATTCATGATTGCCCCTCTACGATTCTCTTTACATTCTCGGTTACAGATTGAAGTTCATCAAGAGTCCATCGTTGTCTTGGGGTCTCAAAATGTAAAACCCCATTCTCTTCCATTACCCTACCAATCCACTCTTCAGATCCATTGGGGTGGTTGGCATAGAAATCCCAATTTGATCCCCTATCTCGTATAACAATGGTAGTCATATTACCTTTCCTTTATTTCCTTAGCATCATAACAGAAGCGGCGAATAAATCAAGTTAATTATCTTACTCTTTCTAGAACAAGTCGATATTTTGGGACATCAAGGCTCCACAGTTCTGATGGAAACTTAAGGGGTATTCGTTTACCAACTATTTGATCGGGATAAAGAACAACTTCAAAATAGGGGTCTGTTCCATTAGCCCAAGGATATCCTGCGCCCAACACATAACGCTTTTTGAATGTAGTCTTTTTCATATTTTCCTCGCATTCTTTCTTTGATAACTTCGTCCAGCTTTCCATCCCCTGACATAAGCAAATTTGAATAACCAAGCAGGAATTAGATCGGACACATTGTATTTTTTACTTAATTTATTCCAGTGTATCATCATTACTTTTTCAGGATGCATTTGATTCTTTTTCATTGTATTTCTCCTTCATCTATAAAGGTTTCTGCCGTAGCACAAATCTCTATTACGCTATTTTCCAACATTTTTCGAAGAACTTCCTTTTGCCCTTCGATGTCATAAAGAGGAACCTTCCACAATTCACGGAGAGATTGATCTATTAATGCTTCTCTATTTTTTATCATGGAACCCTGCCTCTCTAAACTCAGGAGCAATGTAACCCATCCCAAGAGCTTTGAAAATATCCTCTTCCCTTAATCCCGCAATCCACTTCCCCTTGAAAAGGCCATACTCATTCAGCTTCATGCCTTTGGAAATTGCTAATCGTCGCATTTCTATATTGAATTCGTAAGAACCCGTAAGGCTCATCATCATAGCACCAAACTGATGCTTATTGACAAACCGAATATCAACCCCAATGCCTTTATAGATTGCGCTAAATTTCTTTGCCCCAACCTCAATTACTTCCTCCCAACCAATCTTTTTAACCGCACTGTAACCCTTGGCAATCGTGTTTTTATCCCCAGCCATGACAATATCAATATCACCAGAAGTAGCAGCGTTTCTACGAATACTTCCACAAACAATCATCATGGCTTTGGGGACTTCAAGCCTAAGAGGGAACATAATTTCATTGGACAAGTCAATTGCTTCCGCACGGCTCATCCTACGCCCCTTTAACTTCATTTCCCTAACCACATGACGTTCTAGCTTGCCATCAACAATGATTTTCTTTTGAATAAGAGCATAAAGTTCTTTGAGAGTCTTTATCTTGTATTCTTTAAAGAGTTTTTGTGCTTTAACCGGGCCAATTCCTTTAACCTTCATCAGTTCGGAATAATCTTTATCTGAACCCGCAAACTTATTCAATTTGCTTAGTTTTCCTGTCTTAAGCATCTCTTCCACTTTGGCATAGATACTCTTACCAATTCCCTGCATATTAATAACTTGATTGGCCGAAACAAGTGGAACCTTCATATTGGCAATTGTTTTAGCCGCTTTAAGATAGGCAACCTTCTTAAAACGAGCATAGGGATTATCAGGCTCCATAACCATGACTACATCCCCAAGCTTCTTTAGACTTTCAACAATGTATGCTTTATGATCTTTCATGCCATTACATTATCAAAAAACCGTCTATTTGTCAAGCGTAATTTTTGGGTCTAGGATACCAAGCATTTACATTATGCGCCCTAACGGTTATAGCATTAAACCACCAACGAAGCTCAGGATGTTCGGTTATGATTCTCTTAGGCTTTTCAACATCTTTTTCTTTCGTTTCGTTTTTCATGAATTTCCATTCCAATGCATTATTGATGGTCGCATAATATCTGCTTTACTCTTTAGTTGGATTAACAATGGAGTCGGGTCAACCTGTAAATCATAGAAGTGTTCTTTGTTTGGGTCTTGTTGATCTTCATACAAATATTGCCAACCGTGATGATGCATTGCGAAATGGAGCATTGACATAGCCTTACCCTTATCCTTTTTTAGGATTTGTAGAACCGTACCAATAACCTGCCCACTATTAACCGATTGTCCTTCTTTTAAAGAGTCAAGTGGTTTGATTTCTCCGTAGCAAATAACGCCTGAATATCCTTCAACATCAACAGCCCAACTTGTTTTCCAATGAGAACATCCAGCTTCTTTCCCAGTGAAATAACGGATTTTGACTATTTCTCCATTTTCTACGGCATAAACCTTGGAACCAACAGGAGAATATAGATCCACTCCTGTATGTACATCAAACTTCCTTTTGGCTAAAAAGGAACCATAGTGAAGGCATACAGGAATATCGGGCATGGGCAAAAGCGGCGGATGATAAAAATTCATGTGATGGGAATAGTCACCAATAACCCCGCTATCAATTTTAGGATGTAATTGCTTTTCCATGATCTATTCTTTCAAATTCTTCATCAATAATAGCTTCAATTTTGGCCTGTGATTTTTCAAAAATTTCTTTTGACCATTCCTGCCCTGCATTAGCCATATCAACCGCCGTTTCGGGCAATGTTTTTAAAAGCTTTTTCCCTGTCGCACTTTGATAGAATTTCAACATAGCAGAAATATCTTTACCATTATAGTATTTCAGGTAAATTTCTGTTACTTTCCCCCGGAAGAAATCCATAGACTCTTTAGTGAAAATTGCAGCCAAAATCTTAGATACAACCACCTTGGATGTTAATCCTGCCTCGGATGCTTCTCCGTAAGGCATATTGGCTAATCTCGCCTGAGTAACAGAGTTGATTAATGACTTTATTGAGTTTTCTGATAGCACTAACCCAATAAGCTTTTTTAGGTCTTTATCTTTTTTCGTAATTTTCTTTTTCATATTACTCCTTTCCATATGTTAGTTGAAACCTTCGAGAAATTGCCTTAATAGAAAGCCTTCCACCCCTAAGAGCATAACTTGTCATTTCCTTTACGGGCCTGATGACTACCCCTTCCGCAGGAGTCCCATTCGCATAGTTTTGAGCATCAGCAAATTCAACTAGTTCATCCACGGTCTTCCATTTGAAAACTCCAACATAAATAACAGGAACCCTAGGAATATTATGAGTATCGCAGAAAGAAACAAAATCAGCATAGTCAAGATACCTGTGTCCCAAGATGCTAAATACATCAAAAGCCGCAATTTGAACATCTTTCATTCCCAGTTTGTTTCCTTGGACTCCATTGCCGTAAATTTCACTTTGTAATGCGCTATTTGTTCCTTTAAGGATATCAATAATGCCATACTTTTTAGTCATGTTCCAATAGGTGTTACCCTCTGTATCCTTTAGCTCAATGTTTCTAGAACATACACCAAAAATATGACCTTCGGCAATGTTTTCTGTCTTGCTGTAGGCGGTAAAGCTCGTTCCGTCTATTTTTGTGGTCACATAGACTTCTACTCCCTGAAGCTCTTCAATGGTTCCGGGATAGGCTTGCACTCGATGTACGTCTGTTTTAATAAGAAATCCGGGGAAGTTCCCTTTCATCAATCCCTTAAGTTCGGCGGGAATATCGGGAGTATATTGTGTAACCCCAAAGAACTCTCCGACATCATCATCAACAGAATGAACAGCCTTAGTGATTCCAAGCTTGATTTTGGCTTCCATGTAGGCACAATATTTATCATTGTCAATAATAGAAAGGGGCATAGCCAAACCTTGCGAAACTTGGCCCCTCAACTTTACGGTTTTCAATCTAATAGGTTTATCGGGACGGTTCTTATCAACAAGAAACTCATTCCAAGTATCTTTTTTAAGAATGGAATCTACCTCAAAATAAACGCAAAGATCGCCAACATTGAATTCACCTTTCTTGACTACAACTTTCCATCCAAGAACAGAAGCGCATTCAATCTTGTCGGCATTCGGGATAGGATCAAGGGCAGTAACCTTCTGAATGGTTGCGAGATGACGAACCACTTCAACCTTCTCTTCCACTTTTTCTTTTACTTCTGTAGTATTCTCGTCCATATTACTTCCTCAACTTTATTTCATCAATTTTATCAGCAATTTCCCTAAGCTCGCTAGACCTAAACATAGTCTCTTCCCCGCAAACAAAAAAATACAAATTATCCCCTTTGAAAATTCTTGGATTAGCCCTTACAATATTGCCCCACCATTGCGAACCTTTAATCAGTTTTCGGTAAACCCTAACATCACTTTTCTTACCTACTTTTTGAGTTACAAATTGCATTACTTCACCTTTGCATCGATTGATTCCAAAGAGGTTGCGATACGTTCCAATGCTCTTGTTTGCTTGGCATATTCCCCTGACTGAACCCTCATGGATATAGCACTATCTACTCCCGGTGCAACCCAAGCTCTAGGAGAACAACCAACAAATTTTCCTAGAACCAATACCAAAACCAAAACAACTGCCGAAATTATAGCCGTTCTCTTAATATTCATTTCTTCTCCTTTTTATCCCACATCTATTCCGTCTTTGTAAATCTGCAAATCTCTAAGCTTTAACCACTCTTTTTTAAGATAATCGGGTTTCCCCACCGCCTTAGTCCAAAGAGTGTGGAAAATGGTCTTAGTTTCTGACCAAGGAATATTTTGCCCTTCATTACCTGATATCTTTTTTTGCTTCATGTGCCTTTCTTGGCTTATACAGTCGAATATGTATTGAGCCACATGTTTTGCAACTAGAAAATTTCAACGGATAGGCTTTCGGTTGCTCGTTAATATATCCGCAATCGTCACATTCAACTTGTTTTTGGGGGTATGTTCCAAAAAACTTTTTCATTTCATATATTACGAGCGGAAACCCCGATATCTTTAGTGTCGGGGAGGTAAGCGAGTTACTAACTTACTTTCCACTACTCCTTTCTTTAGCCATTATTATACATTAATATCTCCCAAATTCAAGCAAAAAGAAATATTAAAATAATAGAAGGAATTTGTATAATAATTAAAGAAAGTAATATATATGAAAACATACAATGTTCAACTTGAGTTTCAGAGCGAAGAAGACAAAGATCTTCTTCTCGCTACCTTTGAAGTTCATAAGAATATTTGGAATTATACCTCTAAATACGTCTTTGCCCATAAACTGAAGGCTTGGGGCAAAGACGTTCACGAAGCTACTTACCACAAATGCAGAAAGAAATTCCCTACCTCTCCTTCCCAAATTATAATTAGAGCAAGAGAGGATGTTGTAGCTACTTTCAAAACCATAAAGTCTAACAATCATAAGATTGAAGAATGTCCAGTTAAAACTCATTATTCAATAAGATTGGACAAGAGGCTTTATACTTTACAAAGGGATTCAATCAAACTAACTACAGTAGAAAAAAGGATAATTTGTAAACTCAAACTCTATAAGAAACTTGAAGAGTTATTTAAGTATGAGGTTAAAGATCCATTAATTTTTGTTAGAAACAATCAGATTTATTTAGCCTTAACCTTTGATACTCCTGAGCCTATATTCAATCCCAATCAATGCGTTGGAATTGATTTGGGATTGAATCGTATTGCAGTAACTTCAGAAGGTAAAATAATTTCAGGTAGTAATTACATTAGAACCAAAAGAAAAATCAGATATTTAAAGAGATGTTTACAACGCAAGAAAAAATTAAGAGTTAAGAAATCTGATTCAGCAAGAAAACATTTGAGAAAACTAAAAAGAAAAGAACTCAATTATTCCAAAAATTATATCCACCATTTGGCTAATGAACTACTTAAAACTAATTGTAATACTTTAGTTTTAGAAGATCTTAGTTCCCTCAAAGACCATAGCAAAGGAAGATTACAAAATAATAAATTATCTCAAGTTCCATTTTTCCAGTTACTAACAATATTAAAATACAAGGCACAAGCTCTAGGTAAAAGAGTAGAAACTGTTAATCCTGCTTATACCTCTAAAGATGACTATAGAGGAATTGAAAAAGGCATAAGAAAAGGATGTAGGTATTATGCATCAGATAAGGTAGTTCTTGATGCAGACCTCAACGCTTCCATAAATATTGGGAAGCGTTGGGGTGATAAAAATAAACTTCCTGTTTCGTTTGTAGTCCCCTTAGACGGGAAATACAAACTAAATGGGCAGGCTGTGTGTCAACCAGCCAATCGTTTAGTGCCTTTGACTAGACAAGCCCAGACATCTTTAGTGTCTGGGTAGTTGACATTGTTACTATAACAGAAAGCCTTGAAGAAATCAAGTCTTATTTTATCTTTCCATAGTAATCGAATTGGACTTAGGCAGGGCTACGCAAAAGCACTCCCCGTAATGGCTAAACTTATAAATATTAAAATTTTCTATCTCTCTAATCTTTGTTTCACATAGAGACCAAGAATTTTTAGCGTTCGTCTCTCTACTTTTATCGACTATAAACGAAGTTGCGGCTATAGTGGCAAACAAACCAATAATTACAACGGTAAGCATAAGAATATATGTTGCGAATGATTTATTTAGTTTCATGGTTTCTCCAATTCTTTTTTAGGTACTGCCACATAATGTTCTCCACCACGATCCCTAAATCGGTATATTTCGTAATCGTTTATTTCCCCTACTTTTACCTCAAGCAAATTATTAGGACTTTCTGCTCTTTTTTTGGCATCTATAAACGAAGGAAGGGCTATAGCAACAAGCAAACCAAGAATTGCAATGACAATCGCAACCTCTAACCACGTAAATCCTGCTTTTTTCATGGCCTCTCCAAAGTTATCGAGTTTGTTTTGGAAATTGGAATTGGAATTGCAACACAATGCATACCACTTATAGCCCATATATTGTACCCATCAATTTCACATATTTTCTTAATCTGTAGTCTTTCTTTTTGCTTCTCGTTAAATTGTTCGGGTGTCATATTTTCCATTGTTTTCTTATTTTTTGCCTCTACAAACAAAGGAATGGCTATAGCGGCAATGAGTCCCAATATTGCTGTTATAATCATTGCTTCCACCAAGGTAAATGCTTTTTTCATATTCTCCTTATCGTATTTGGGTTATATTAGCACCATAATAATTAACAGCAATAATTATGTCACCATACCGTCCATCTCCGCCCCATCCATCCGAATATCTAGCCTTATAAAAAGTAGTCCCATGAAGGACAAACATTTTTTCCACATTGTATTTCTTGAGAGCTACTTCGTTCACTTCGTTCTCTGAAAGCGGGACAGCAACCTTATTTTCGTAGGTTGTATTGGTAACTACTGTTCCGTTTTCTTGCTTCTCTAGAACAATTGTTGGCTGATTAATTTGATGTCGTCGTTTCAATGCTTCTTTAATGGCAGGTATTAACATTCCCGCTAATATTCCAACAATGGCTATAACTACCAAAAGCTCTATCAATGTGAATGCTTTTTTCATTTTTATTCCTTTCTGTTTTTAGAAACCATAAGTCAATCCAACCTTCCCGACAACCTCATCCCCCGAACCGTAAATTGCTTTAGCCCCACTCTTAATTTTTGAGTCCAGCAAATCTACATACCGAATACTGGCTACCAAACCTACTTGTGATATTGGGGAAACGTTTAGGGTTAATCCACTTGACCAATCGTTAATGGCATCATCCGCAACAGCAAAATAGAATTCGTTATAATTTTCGTTTCCGAATCCTAGCCCTGTATCTACGGTTGCCGAAATCTTATCTAGTAATTGAATGGTATGACCAATACTTGCTACTCCATAAAAACCCTTAGCTTCTTTAAAATCGTAATAAAGAGCTAATGATGGATTAAACAACACGGAATAGGTTGCGCTAATATATCCTTCACGTGTATTGGCAATGTTTTGTCCCGAATAGATATACTCAATAAGACCTGCTCCATAAGTCAATTTCCCTTTCGTGTCTGTATATCCTAGTGTCAAATCGACTTCGTTAAACGTGGTATTCTCCGCACCCATATTCCCCCATGTATTGATTGAGAACGAACCGACACTTGTGGGTTTAATAACCGTAACATTGGGCTCAAGTACGGTTTCGTTTTGGAATACTCGTCCCCTACTCACAAATGACGAAAACATAGGTATTTCCAAGCTTCCAAGAGTAGCGGTTGAATCGGCACTTGCAATATTAAAACTGTTGGTAGTTGCAACAATGAAATTGCTGGTGCTGAGGTTACTTATAGAATTGCTATTGATGGTGTTTAGGTTACTTATAGAATTGCTAAACGTATTGCTTTCTGCCCAAGCTCCCGCAACAGAAAACAAAATTAGCATTATTAGGATTCCGACAGTCTTCATGTTTTTCATATTTTACTCCTTTGTATTGTTTTTCGTAGCTTTTACTTACCATATATCGGGGCCATGATATACCTTACCGTCAACCATATCTCCGTCTTCAATCCACGGAGTATCAATATCGGGATCGGGATGGGCCTTCTCTTTCCCAAATTGCTTTTTAAGTCTTTCTTGAACACCTTTTTCTGTCAACATGGCATAGTTGTAACTCTGCTCCCCATTGTTAACGTCAATAAACCATTCCATTTTTCCTCCACTCATACCGTAATGAGCACTAGTAATAGTGGCAAGTCCTCCAGAATAATCATCGCTTCCACGTGAAATATGCAACCTTGATTCTACATAAATCTCGCTTCCAACAACGGGATCTTTCGGCAGACCCTTTGTTTTTTTATTTTTTTCCATGATTTTCCTTTATTTAGTTGACATATATTCCGTATAGCAAACAAACCCGAATCCTGTCATCTCTCTTCCCTTGACCTTTTTACTCTGCATGGTTGCGCTCATACATATCTTGTAAGCCTTGCGTTTGAAGTCTCCACTAATAACTCTCATGTTGTTTAAACCGACAAGTCTCACAAACCTATATACATCCTGATTCCCCGTAACAAAACAACTATAGACTCCACCCTTACGAATCTTATTTAGGATTCGCTTCAGTTTGTTTTTGTCATTGTTTAGATCTGATTTCATTATTATGGATACATCATAGCAGAATAGAATAAAAAAGCAAGAGAAATTATTGCAGATGCCAACCATAATAGGGCTTGCCATTTTTAATAGCGATTCTAGATAGTTCTTTTCGATTTAATCCGTATTTTTCGGCAAACTTACGCAAGCTAATAACTTCTTCTCTACATCCTCTTTCATTCACAAAAACTATTTTTTTACCAAGTCTCGCAAAAGAAGCCTTACCTTTCATTGTATCTGATTTTTTAATTCCTTTTGTTGCCTTAGACATCATTCTCTTGTATTTTGAGGTGTTCTGCCTCTTAATTTTGTCCTCTAGTTGTTCTGGTGTCAATTTCTTTCCAGTCATAATTCTTGATATTTTTTCCTTAAACTCTTTTGATTTTAGAACGGCAATACGCTTAGTATCATCTCTGACTTTGGCAGATTTTCTCATTCTTTTTATTGTCTTTTCAGTATGCTTGCTCCCTAGTCTGTGCCTCCTAGTGCATTCTCCAATTTCTTTTGCCCTGCTTCTAGATATAGCTTGTAATTTCGCTATTGTTTCCGGCGTATGTTTCCTACCACTCATCGGAGCAGTAGCATTAGAGCAAATATTATAGCAGTAATCCTTACCGATGTTTGAATCAAGTACCTTTTGCTCTTCTTTTATAGCCTTGGAGTGGCGAAGAACTTTAACAATAACAAAAGAAAAATTTTCGTCTCCATACTTGTTATATGCCCCTTGCAAATGCGGGTTTGAGTGCCTGTTTTTTCTTAGAAGATCTAGATGCTTAGAAAAACGTTTTGAAAAACTATTTTTTGTAGATCCAACATACCATTTGCCGTTAATCTCGTTGATAATTGTGTATAAACCAGATTTCCCCATTAATTCTTTATTACATGTCTTCATAATATAACCTCCTAGTGTTATTGCTGTTCGGTTATATTATACAACAAATTCGCCCCAATAACCTTTAGGATAATTCAATTATTTTCCAGAGGGACTAAACTCCACCAGATAGTTAAGACGACATTGACTTGTACGAAACACTATCATTTCGTTGTTCATGACTCCACTCTGATGGGCTTTTGCAAAATAACTATCATGACCAGTAGGCGGATTGCGACTACATGGACCAGAAGGAACGTAGTAATTACCCATTGCAACAGAACAAATAAACATAAACGGATTGTTGTCTTTCGCCCCACCACTCCAATAATTTGTTGCATAGTTTAACGATTTTGTGCTTTGATCGGAGAAATAAAGTCCATTGTGGAACATCCTGCCGCAGACATGTGGAGAGCTAGCAGGAGGAATAATAAGTCCAGCCCTTAATATTGACAATAGATTACTACACTTCGTGCCATGCCACAAATCCCAAATATTAGACATCTTAGCTCCGTCTTTTATAAAGGCAGAACTTACCGTATTAATATCAACCGAATAGACCATTTTAACATCAAGATTGGCAGACTGATGAACGCTTTGCCAAGTCTTTTTGTAAAATTTACGTATTCTATCAATTTCCTTGCCATCTTCGACAAGGTGAAGCTGGCAATCGAAAACTTTTTCCTCTGGAGCAACAACAGCTTTCGTACCATTAACAGGAATAGATGTTGCCGAAACAAGAGATGCTTGTAAACTATCCAAAATTTGCTTTTGGGCTTGAACCTTAGCAAGATCGCTCCACCACTCCCTAACATCTAATTTTCTATGTCCAATATCGCTAGGTATTAGCATAAGGTAATCATTTGTTTTTCGCCCCAGATCAATCCCGTAATTTTTTGCCACAACCATGTCTGCAATTTCCTCTAGAATACCGCTGGCAGCATCAATAGTTTTCTGCCCGACCACATCACCTGTTGCTGTTGTAAATAAGCCAGTTGTATCATTATATACAATTTTTCCGCCTGTTGATGTCATAATTGAATGGGCGTTTTCTTTAACCAGCCTATCAATCAGTTTGGTAACAAGAGGATTATTAGATTTAATTTGACTATGGGCAATGTTTTTTAAATCAGGCGAATTATGATTAACACTTTTGGTTGATGTGGAAGAAGATGGAGTTCCTACACTTTCTATAACTCTATAGCCCTTCCCCTCTTTTTCCCTCAGCTTTTTTTCTAGAAATGAAACGCCTGCCCCCGGAAACTCTTTAGATTGACCAGAATCCCCCACTCGTCCCCATCTTGTAATAACCATTCCGTCACTATAGAGTTCGCCAGTCCAAAACTTATTATGGTTTTCCTCAACGCAATCGGTCATAATTCTTTTTTCAACTCTGATAGGCGTAGCCATTTTAGTTCTCCTATTTTTACAGATTTTCAGTTGAGATATCTTTAAACTCACCCTTTAATACAGCCTTGTGCATTTCAAGAGCATCTCCGGCAACCTGTTCATTGATTTCATTGGTGACGAAACCTTTTCCTATAACGCCAAACTTCTTTCTCAAGGCGTTAAGTTCTTCGATAACCGTCAATCCTCTCATTGGTATTTTGACAATCTTATTTCTTCCCTTTTTCATTTTGATAAAACCATCATAACCTATTTCGACATAAATTGCAAGCTTTTTCTTTGTCTACATTGCTTCGTATCCGCCACATATTTGTAAAAATCTAGACCACTCATCTATAAAATCGGAAAAATCTTTTAGTGATCCGCTAAACAGATCTTTATTTTCCTGATACAATGCCTGTCTGGTTTTTTCATCTAAGGCTTTTATTTTTTTGGCCGCTTCCCTACTTTCCTTGGCGTTAATCTTAAACGGGGTTTCTTTGTTGCCATATTTTTCCCATAACACTTTTGAATAAAAACCCGCTTCCCACGATATGATGCCCAAGAGATTTGCTCCTGCCGAATTAACATCAAAATAGTGTCCTCCACAACTATTTTTGTAATTAAGCTTTTTTTTGTTCGGATAATATTGTCGGCTCATTTTATTCCTTTGTTACCAGCTTCTTTAACCGCTCAACTTCTGCTTCTGAGGTTTTCAAATTTAGAACAGCCCTATCATAATCCATTTTGGCATGAAACGCAAGGTTTTTCTTTTGTTGAAGCAACTTTTTTTCAGCCTGCTTCTTTACACGTTCTTCTTCGTTATGGATTTTTGTAGCCGAAACCGTAAATTCAACTATTTCGGGAACACCAAACTCAGGATAGGCATTAGAGAAATAGGTAACTTGTGTTCTTGCCCCACCGATTCTGGTATAGAGTCTTGCGCCTTTCAATTCAACCCAAGTTTCTCCGTATCCGCCATAGCCTTTTCTGCGAAACCACTTGCCCTCTTTGTTTCTAACCGCAAAAAAGCTTAGGTCATTTGATTTAATATTCTTTGCCATAATTTACCTCCTTAACAATTTTTTAACGAATTTCAAAAATTTATCTTTTGTCCCGAACACATTTTGAAAATCGCCCCTGAAATCAATAATGGGATTTTCTATATATTTACCACCGCTAGCGCAACAACAGCCAATCGGAACCAAACTCAATTTCCCATTTTTGAATTCTTTATATTGTGATTGGCTCAGAGAAAAATGTGATATAGATTGATCCGGATCTAGACTACTTATGATATACACTTTGCATTGTTTGGGGAGAGTGGCATAGTAGAACTGATGCCATTTTGAATCATCGAACATTCCATTACCCTTGAAACCCAATGGCGCAACATCTTTGGCATATATTTTCATAAATTTCTTTTTATTTTCTCACCAGACTTTTCCACTCTTTAGAAGGAGCCCCGTATTCGTTTTCGCCAACTAACCATTGAGCAGCTTCTATTGCGCCTTCTCTAACATTGTCGGCGTAACCCTTATTTTCATAATTATCGTAAACTTCGTCTTCAGTCATGCGTTCGGTTAACACATGAATCTGAGCGTCAATAGAATTCCAATGATTATCACCAAACATAGATTGCCTTACTACTGTGGGCTTCATGGCTTTCAGGGTTTCAATTTCCGCTTCAATTTCTTTTGTATTTGGAATTTTCATATCGTCCCTCCTTGTTTTCTTAACGCATTTTTTATATCTCTGAGAACTGCATATAGGTTTACGTCCTGATCAATAGAAAGTTTTTTCCCTTCCTTTTTCCACTTGCCATAAGTTTCTCCCGTATGACAACTCCAAAGCAACTCATGGGTATCTTCGTCTCTTATAGTAATGATTGTATTTGATAAAATAGCAGACTTGATTGCTTCCACCAAAGCATTTGCCTTTATTATTCTATCGATGTCCATAAGACCTCACTTGTATTCAGGTTTATATGTCCAAAACACCGTATGATCGTTATTGTAGGTTGGCATGAGTCCAAAGAACTTGCAGAAGAGTAGTTGGTTGATAAATTCAAACTTCTCGCTAATGCTAATTATGCCATGCTGATAAAAAGGATCGGACTTAAGACGGATTTCAAAACGAACACAATCAACACCATTAGAAGCTTCATCATCAATGAACTTCACTTCGCAATGTTGTGTTTCTCTGTTGATCGCTCTTAGGTAGCCTTTAACAGCATTTATTTTTTTAGATACATCCATAAATCCTTTCTTAATTATTATGCGGTCATCATATCATAAAAGAATGGAAATGTCAAGAACTATTCTATTTTTTGGGTTGTTCCTGATGCCGTTGTCCCTCCTGTTTTTACCGTCCATCCGGCCCCCTTAATATCGTCGGAGGATCGAACATGTAGCCTAACCCCATCCACATATCCAATATTTTCCGTATAAACCGCTTCATAATAGCAAGACTGTCCATTGGTGACATCCGTAAAGATTCTAACGCTTCCATCGCCAAAATCTTTTGTCAGAAGTTCGCTCCCTTCTTTTATCATAACGCTATAATGTCCGGGCTCATGAAGATAAATCGCATCCACATCGTATTTTTCCTGAATTTTGTCGCAGCCACATAAAACGACAAGCAATAAAGCGATAAAAATTGCCGTCATAAACATAATATTAGTTTTCATTTTTGCCTCCTATTATCGTTAAAAAAACTTCCAAGCAGTCCAAGCTATTGCACCTATAACAATTGCGGCCAGAATAACAGATCCTAAAAATGAAAATACAAATGACCACAACATGCTTTTCTGCGATTGAATTTCGTTTCCGTTATTCATTTTTTCACATCCTCACGGCTAATCAGTATTCGCATGGCTATATTACAGGCAAATCCTATGCTCAACAGAACCCAATCAACCCAAGTCAGGTATTTAAACATAAGAAGATTGTAAGGTTTATCCCATACGTGACAGGTACTGGTTACGGTTCCTACCAATACAAAAATACCAGTCAAAACAAGTAATATTTCTATCCATATATCAGATTTTCTCATTCTTCACCTGCATCTTTCCAAGAAACAAGAGGAAAAAGTTTGAACAATGGCAATACCAAATCGGCCTCATTAGAAATTACGTCTTCGATATCCTTATAGGCTTGAGGAGCTTCACTAAAATCCATCATACCCAAGTCCTTTCCCTTACGAGATACAGCCCTGCCATATTTAGTATGATAAACGCCTTCCATTGCTTTTTCTATTTCCTTGATCTTTTCAGGAGTATTGTATTCTTGATTAAAGGCATTACGGCCCATTCTACGACCTGCCCCATGAGAACAAGATGACAATGATTCTTTTTGCCCACGTCCCCTTACGATGTAGGAAGCGGTGCCTTGAGAACCGGGTATGATTCCAATGGTCTTTTCACTTGCCAATGTAGCTCCCTTACGATGAACCCAAATATTTCTTCCAAAATGGTTTTCTATAGAGGCATAGTTATGATGAATGTTGATGAGATCCTTTACCCCCACTATTTCTCCCGAAGTGTTTTGCATATTAGGGAAGTAATGAAGCAGATTGTCCCAAATATCATCCAACATAGCTTTGCGGTTATAGAAGGCAAAGTTAAGGCACATATTCATCCATCCCAAATAAGCCTTTCCTTCTTGGGAAGTAACAGGCAAGAAAGGAACAGAAGATTGCGAATACCACTCATGATTTATTTTTGCAGCAACATCATTAAAGTGATCGCATACTTTCTTACCTATATTACGGGAGCCAGAATGAACCATAACCCAAATGTTTCCATTTTCGTCATATTGGAGTTCTATGAAGTGGTTGCCGCCTCCCAAGGTTCCCATTTGAGAAAAGAAAGCATCGGGTTTAACAATCACGGGAACGGAAAGAACATCCAATCTATTTTCTCCCATGCAGAGATGTTTTGTGAGAGCATAATTAATCTTGTCACTGTATTTCTGTTCCATTATCTTTCGGCGTTGGTCTGTGTTATGCGAAAAGCCCATAGGAATAGCTCGTTCAATAGCATGATGAAGGATTTCTTCTTTCCCTTTAATATCTTGAACAGTAAGGTTGGTACGGAAAGCACCAAGGCCGCAGCCGATATCGACACCCACGAAGTTAGGAACAACAACACTAGTGCATGCAACAACTCCACCAATTGGCATGCTCATTCCCTGATGACAGTCCGGCATCAAAGCAAAATGCTCGACAAATGGGAGTTTAGCAATGGCCTCTATCTGTTCAATAGCTCCCGCCTCAATATCGGAACACCAAGAAAAAACGGGCTTTCCATTCGATAACTTTATTTCCATAGTTTTCATGTATACATCGTAGCATATTTACTAAAAAAGTCAAGGACTAATTTCATCTTTTTTAATAGAATACAGTTTCCAACCCCTATGGTTCATGCTAGTTCTTTCGTCTATTTTACTACCACCATTTCTTACCTCAAATTGTTGGTAGTCCACTCCATACTTTTTTATTTCTCTTTTTATGCCTCCTTCTATAATAAATTCTTCACCAAGAGGAGAAACTAACTTCCATAACTTTGCATGAGGGTTTTTAAGTCCCATTTTTGAATCCGATATGTGTCTTCTAACCCTTGGCAACGTAGCAACATTTTTCCCTGTTTTCTTGTCAATCCAAGGCTTATTTTTCCTACATCTATCGGAAGCTTCTTTCTTCTGTTCATTTGACACGAGCGGAAACCCCGACATCTTTAGTGTGGGGGAGGTAAGCGAGTTACTATATCCACTCATCTCCTTTCTTTAACTTTCTACTATTATACATCTTTAATTCCTGAAATGCAAGAAAATAATCAAAGAAATAAAGAGGAAAAGACTAAATAGTTATAGAAGAACATAATATATGAATATCTTAACGTATAATATAAAACTTGAACCGAAAGATAAGGAAGAATATGATCTTCTTTATTCTACACTACTTGAACACCAGAAGGTTTGGAATTATATGTCAGAATACGTTTTTAAGTCAAAGAACGTAGATAAACGATTAATCCACGACAAAAATTACCATAAGTGCAGAAAACTGTTTCCCGATTGTCCTTCCCAAATAATAATTAGAGCCAAGGATTCTGTATTTTCTACCTATAAAACTATTCAATCTAATCATCACAAATTAGAAAAGCCAGCAAAACAAGAAAATCTCTCTGTTAGGCTTGACAAAAGAATATATACGTTCTTTCCTAATAATAAAATCAAACTAACTACGACAGGAAAAAGAATAATGTGCTCTTACGTTCCCTATTCTAAATTTCAAGAGATGTTCAATAGATATGCCGTATGTGATCCACTTTTGTTTTTTAAAGACAATCAGTTTTGGCTTTCTGTTTCTTTTGAGGTTAATACCCCAACTCTTATAGAAAATAGCTGTATTGGAGTGGATTTAGGTATTAAACGGTTTGCAACAACCTCTGAGGGAATTTCTTTTATAGATAGAACGTTCCTTAAAGAAAAAAGAAAATTGAGATATCTAAAGCGAATCTTACAGTCAAAATCCAAATCTACCTTTTCTCGTTCTGCTCAAAGAAAACTAAAGAACCTTAAGAAAAGAGAACAAAATAAGAATAAAAATCAAACTCATCTCATTGCTAACAAAATTCTAAACACTAAGTCTAATGTTATTGTTATGGAAGATTTAAGTGGAATTAAATCTTCTAATAAAGGTAAGAAATTTAATAACAGACAATCTCAAGTTCCTTATTTTGATTTAAGAAGGATACTAACATACAAGGCACTATTGCAAGGAAAAACAATAGTAACGGTTGACCCTGCTTATACCTCTAAAGATGACTATACTGGTCTTGAACGAGGAATAAGAAGTGGATGCAGATATTACACCTCAGACGGCAGAGTTTATGATGCAGATTGGAATGCTGCTATAAATATTGCTCAACGTTATTCTATAAGAAAAAGAGTAAAAGGTGTAAAACTCCCTGTTTCGTTTAATATACCTATTGATGGTAAATTAAACCTTATAGGCAAGCCACATCAACTGGCTAATCGTGAGATAAGGTCTCGCAAACCCAATGATCTTTAGTCATTGGGTAGTTGATTATGCCCCCTTGAATAACCGATCTGATAAATACGATGACAAACTAGCATACTTAATAGCCGACTCTGTTTTGGCAATATTGTAAAACACCCTTCTAAGAGTAAAAGTAACATTATCGCCAAAATCAAAAATACCATAACAAGCCCTGCAATCTCCGTCTCTGGGTTGTCCTACACTTCCAACATTTACAATAAACTTTTGGTCTTTATCTAGAACCATATCATCTGTCAAGAATTCATATAGTCCATTTTTACTTCCAAAAACAAATGGATTGTGCGTATGTCCAACCAAACATATTCTAGACGGAGTTATTTTCAGTTCTTCCCTTGCCTTGTGTTTGGCATCTATATAATTCCATAGAGAAGGTTCTGAAAAAGATCCATGACATAAAACCATATCCAATTCAGGAATATTTATGGTATGTGGAAGATTGGCTATAGCTTTTATTGCTTCTTCGCTAAGATTTTTTCTCGCATAACGAACCCCCTCAATGGCATAAAGATTCAATTCTTTCTCCATAACGGCATTACAAACGCATTCTTCGTGATTTCCCTTGATCATTTTCTGGCAAAGAGAAGAGACAATACCCAAACATTTAAGTGGATCTGGCCCATATCCTACAACATCTCCAAGACAATAAACTACGCCAATATCTTGTGACTTTAGATCCTCTACAACAGCCTGTAAAGCTTCCAAGTTTCCATGAATGTCAGATATGATGGCTATTTTCATTTGACGACAACTCCCTTCAAGAAATTTACGGGTTTTGGGTATTCCATATTGAGCATGGTCATTTCTTTAACCGTAATTTTTGCAATGAGTAAATTTCTATACCACTGAGAGTTTGATGGAATAATTTGCCAATATTTAGTATTAGTTGCATTGATAACTTGATCGTATGCATCTATATATTTGTCCCACAGAAGTCTTTCTTTAAGGTCTGCTTCTGATATTTTCCAGTTTTTAGCTGGGTCATCAATTCTCTCCTGAAGCCTTTCCCTTTGTTTCTCTTTGGATATATGCAGGAAAAACTTTAAAATTGTGGTTCCTTGCCGCCACAACATATCTTCAAAAGTGTTAATATATCTATATCTGTCTCGAATTTCATCATTCCCTACTAATTCATGAACCTTGGGGAACAGAACATCCTCATAATAACTTCTATTAAAAATAACAATTTCTCCTTTGGCCGGAACTTGTTTATGTATTCTCCACAAAAAGTCATGATCAGATTCCTCTTGGGTTGGAGTTTTAAACGAAACTACCCTTACCCCTTGAGGATTAAAACCGCTAAAGGAATGGCGAATAACTCCATCTTTACCCGAAGCATCCATACCCTGCAAAACAATTAAAATACTATGTTGGTGTCCTGCATATAACAACTCTTGTAATTTAGACAATTCTTCCTGAACCATAACCATTTCTTTTATGGCTTCTTCTTTTTGGCCTTTTTTGAAAGCAGGGTCTATGTTTTTAAGATTCATTTTATCAATCAAAAGTAAGTGTTTCTGGCATCTTCCGCTTGTGTTCGGAGTTTTTTATCCTTCTCATAATATTACTAACTTTATCTTCGCCTAAATTTAACTTTAAGTCATGCAGTTGCCCCTGAACCCTTCCTGTCAGTAGTTTTAGAATATTATCCATTTCACTATAGGGCATCCCAATTTCGCTTTCATCGGTTTGCCCAGCCCACAATTCCGCAGAAGGAGGCTTGTTAAGAATGCTTGGTGGGAAGTTCGGATAAGTTTTGGCAACTTCCCATACTTCGGTTTTGAATAAGCCGCCAATAGGTTCTACATCACATCCACCATCGCCATACTTAGTAAAATATCCAAGCATCATTTCTGTTCTATTACTCGTACCAATAACCAAACCATTATTTTCAGAAGCTAGTCCGTAAAGAATAGCCATGCGAACTCTTGCTCTGGTATTTCCCATGGTTAGACGGTTGGTAAAACCAAATCCGTCCACAATCAACTTAATGTTTGTACATCCATAATTGGGAAGTTCTAGGATCGAAGCCACTTTATCTGCATCACCGGTTGATTGATCGCCATAAGGCATTGTTCTTGCAAAAATTTTATCTTTACCCAAAGCTTCAACGCAGAGAAATGTAATAAGGGCAGAGTCCACCCCACCCGATTCCCCTATAATAGCGTTTCGTCCATTCATAAAAGAACGTATTTTTTCAACCAAATTGGCTCTGACTTTTATATAATCCATTGTTATCTCCTTGTCTTTCTTTACATTGTATTTGATTCGGAAAATAAATCAATCATTTTTTACAAATATAAATCAGGGATGATTCTTCCCCTACCGTTATGTTCATATTCACTACATCCGAAAAAACCTCCCTTAATACCACTTCGAGCCTTTCTTCCGGAATCCAAAGAAACGAAGTATGGTGCGGCTCATGTCCTTCTACATAAACAGACCGATGAATGAAACCGTTAGCATCCAAACAATGTATCTCCACATACTCTTTACCATTTGCTTTGAAAGTTCTAGTTACAGGCTTTTCGCTTGGGGTCTCAGGGAAAGTGCTGAATACGAATTTAGAATTTTTTGTCATTGATCTTTTAAGAAGAAGCAGGTTGTCTTTATCGAACCAATAGTTGATACCCTGTTGACAAATGACCGCATCATAAGTATCGGCATAAGCATAATACTTTAGGAAGCTGTGGGTAGAACCATTAAAAAGAAGGACTTCCCTATCATAGTCGTTAGAGCAAGAAAGCAAGTTCCCATCTTTATTAAAACCTCTTTTGTTAAATCCTATTTTTTGTGGTATTTCGTAGATATGTGGGTTGGTATCTACGCCGGTTACAGAATAGGCTCCCATTTCAACAGCTTCTTTAATCCCGTTCCCATTGACGCCACAACAAAGTTCTAATACCATTTTTTTATCTATGGGGATAGCAAACGCCAAGAGTTCTCTGGGGGTTTTTTCGACAAGATGAGGATATAAAATCGCATATTCGTCACTTGCCATTTTAAATTTTGGTTCCGACATATTTATCCTTTCATTTTTTCATCTTTACAGAATACAATTTCTTCCCATCGGTATAATACATTCCACCCGAAACATTAAACATTCTATCAGAGGCACCAAAAGGAGGATTATCAATAACCTTTACGTTCTCCCCCTTAAATACTTCAACATTGGAATCGCTTACCAAAACAGCAACCCCATTAGGCATAACGGTTAAATTCATATTACAGTAAGATACATCGTGGGTTATTCTAATGGTATATTTTGCATAGGAAGGATCAAATGACAACACCAGTCTAGTATACTCTCCCTTCTTTTCTGCAATAATAGCACATACGTTTCTTTCCGATCTAGCATCAATAATCCGAAGACCATCCAATTCCTTAACATGAATACTTTGGCAAGAACCTTTTACATAAGGAATGGTTACATATTTTTTCCCTAGCAAATCCTGTATGATTACTCCATCAAAAACTTGGGTAGAAAGATCCATAACCGAAAGAGCCATGCGTGTTCCATGCACCGTCTTTTCTCCAAATCGAGTAAAACTATTTTCAATTAATTTGCCATCAAAAACGGTGTAAATGCATCCGTTTCGATACATCATATCTTCTGCCGCAATCTTCCCTACGTCTTTTCCGTTATCGTCAAAAATAGAAACTATTCCGTCCTTAAGAATACAAACCACAGGAGCTACCCCATTCGATTCGCACATAAGAACCTTCTTTGCGTCGTCAATGATAACAGGAAGTTTAGCTCTACCCTTATAAATATTTTTCTTGCCAATTAAGAAGTTGATACCCATGAAATTGAAAACGTTCAAAATGACTTCGGGACATTCTTCCGAAAGAACCGTGATGAATGCATCTGTAGCCGATATGATATTGAAAGTATGTGGAATAGCTACCGAAACAATATCTCCCATGCTAGGCGGGGAACATCGGGCATTGTCAACGAAAACTTGCTTAAGCCATTTTAAATGACTACTTGGAATAATGGAAAAATCATTACAGGATTTGGGGAGAGAAACTTTGGGATCAAAAATAGAGATGCCCTTTTCCATTCTCTTCAACCACTCGCTATTTTTGTAATCAGGATGAGAACCTTTAAATGGATGAATTCCCACCCACAATTGAGTAGCTAAGACAGCAAAAGAGAACCAATCGCTTCCTTCATTCCATTTGTTAGCCTTAATGGTTCTGTCACGAATACTCTCCATGATTGCCGTAGCTCTAAAAGATGGGGTTTGATAAGAATCTACATCAATAAAAAATACATCATCAAATTTCTTAGCAACCAATTCGTTCATTTCGTTAAGGTCTACTATAAGACAATTCGCATCATGAATGGACTGAACGACCACTTGCATTTGAGATATCAATTCGTTTACCTGCTCATTACTTATGTTATTTTGCTGTTTGAAACTATTGGTAAATAGTTGGCAGAGAGGGTAAGAGCCCTTCTTAAACTCCAAAGCATATCCGACAGGTTTATTGTCTTCATAAACAATAGCTAATGGGATAAGAACATTAGGGTGTTTGATTTGCTTTAATTCATCAATTTTTTGAGAAGGAAGCATTTGTTGTGGGTCATTGTAAATCTTGTATGCAGTTTTATCTTTGACGTAGATAGAAGCTTCTCCACCGCTTGCTAGGTAGTCATTATCGGTAAGGGTTATCTTCCCCATCCCTTCAACTGTATAAGTAGTCTTCATTCATCTTTCTTCCAAACAATTTTATACCTTCTCACAATTGTATCTACGTCAAATGCCCTACAATCATCGCATACTCCACCAAGTTTATTTATGTTCCCAACAAGAAATATACCTATTTTTGTATCAATGAGAGTACCGGGAATATTGAGATGTCTCTTGCAAAAAGAATCTAATTCGTCCAATTCTTTTCCCTTTTCGTTTGAGTAAATAGTCCCAAAAGGTAATCCGCACTTAATCCATCCATCTTTCATAACTCCTCCTTATACCACTACGGTTGCTATAGAAATGTCATCAAAATGAGACATAAGTAGTTTTTTGTGATCTTTCTGCAAAGCCTTCATCCTTCTTTGGACAAAAACCCCCGATGTATTCTTGTAAGCCACAAAGCTATTAACAATATCTTCCGATAGGACATTATTCATTCCATTGTCAGATTGCTTTTGATAGCTTTTTACTCCATCCGACATAAGCGATATACTTTCTATATCCTTGAACGTAAATGAAGTATTGTCCCACCCTATTGAAGGATGAGGAGATAAATTAATTTGCTTGCTTGCATTTTTCCTGAGTCCATTTAGTTGTTGTAGGTTTTGACATACATCTAACATCCCACCAAATTCTTGAACATAACACGCCAACCGATTAGAATCTAAGGGATAAGATGGGTAGTAAGGTGCTCCACTTAAATAGGTTACGTCAATGATATTCAGATCCCCATTCTTGAATTTAATAGCCGCAACGCCATCTCCGAACATAAAGAGATTGGCCTTATCTTTGTCAACAACGGTCAGGAGCAATGTGCAATCGGAGAACAGGGGAGAAAGGTCAAGATGTTTTCTTACAATTTCTACCTCTTGCATAATACAATCTCTAATTTTTTCTTGCTCACTAGAGAATTCGGTTCCTCTTTCTTTGTCAATTTCCGAAAGGGTTTTTACGACATCCGAATGCATCAATAATTTTCTTGCGGCATAGGCAACAACCCTAGCCCCTAAATCTGCTTGACCACTTATGTTATGGGATTCGGAGCAACCATCTGTAACAATGGCAAAACCAATTCCATCCTTCTCCCCTGTTAAAGCATAATCTTGACAGGATTCGTGAGAAGAACCAATTTCAAAATAGCAATCGGTTTTCATATTTGTTTTACCCGATATTCAGGGAAGGGTTTTGCGCCACGGAATTTTTCAACAACAATATCGACATGCGGAGCTTTGTTAATAAGAACCAACACAAATCCACCTATTTTGACTACAGAATAAGAGTATCTGAAGTTAATGACGCTAAGTAGTTCTCTTTTGAGTGTAGGGCCAAAATCAAAAGCCTTTATCTTTCCGTCTGAGGCATCAATAACATTTGACCTATAGCGAATATGTCCTTTGGCGTTATCTTTCTCGCAACATGGACAACCTTTAAAATGTTTTTGATAGGTAACAACAGGACTATCGGGAAGGATACGAATTTTTACAGGTTCTCCATCTTGCAGCTTAATGAATTCGAGTTTTGTTGGCCCCAAATAATCTTTCATTTTATCATATATTAGCATACGTCCTTTCTAAGACAAAGGGCGAGATATTCCATCCCGCCCTCCACTTACAAATCAATTGCCCAATACAAACTATTCCAAACAAGTAACGGAATCTGCAACATAAGTTCCGGGAGGAGCAACTTCAATATCTGACTTGCACAAAGTATTTTCCCATAAATACTTTATGCCACCCAAATATTTTGCGATACGTTTTTGTTTTCGTGGATTTTTTGCAATACATTTTACAACCAATATATCTGTGTATTGAGAAGCAAAAGCAGTGGCATCTTTTTTTTCTTTAAAAAAGAATAGTTTTGATCCTATTAGAGATGGAAACACTTCAACATTAACAGGATAGGTTAGAGCAAAGTAGTTTCCATATGAACTAATAGAATCTCTTCGGTTGTTAAGAACTTTCCATCCATTCATATTTCACCTTAGAACGTAAGTTTAGATGAAGCTACCGTTGACGTTCCCGAAGCAAGAGCCTGAGACGTAGAAGAAATACTACGACTGATATATCCTGCCAATTTAGCCAAGGTCTTTTCAGGAGATGTCTTTTGGAACAAATCCGTCAAATCAACAAACTGAGTGATATCCGCATCCTTTCTGAAATCGTCCAAATAAACAACGGTACTGTTATCGCTATATCCAACCCCAACAAGAATAACAGCAATAGATTCCAGCTTTTCTTCCTTCTTAGCCTTGTCAATAGCTTTCTTACAAGTCTTAGCTGTAGCCTTACCCATATTGTTAGCCCCATCAGTTAGAACATAGATAACTCCATTAGCGGAGTAATCCTGATCCACAAGAAGCTTTCCGTAATCCGCTGTAGCTTCAACACAAGATTGAACGGCATCGAATAAGGAAGTACAGCCACCAATTTGAACGGCATCGGTATATTCCTTTTCTTTAATGTCTGTAAGAAGCCTGAAACCGTGGACTTCTACAACCGTATCGCTAAACATAACTAGACGAAAGAGAAGATTATGTTTTCTTGGAGAGCTTTGACAAGACTTTAAAATGGTCTTCAAGCAATCTTCCAACTGTTTTCGATAGCTACTTACCGAACCTGATACGTCAACCACCACTGTAGCTAACGTATATTCACTTGCTCCTGACAGCGAATCCAATCCAACGGCACTAAACCGATAATTGGAAGCAGTTGAAAGCTGCTGCATACTCACATTTTCATCTACAACGATATCCGGCATATTTCCTCCTTTATTTACTCAGTTATACTTTCTTCAATTATTTTACGCCATGCTTGTTTTATTTCTTTTTGGATCGTACTATCAATTGCATCCCACTCGTTCCCTATTCCTCCACGATCAGAAATATCTTCTACGATCATGTCAACTATATGTTTTGATATTTTTTGTTTTTTGTCCATATTTCTCCTTAAAACTCCAAGTGCATTCCACCACCACCTTTACTGGTAAGATCGATTCCTCTGAGGATTTTGAATCCAAGGAATTTCCGATAATACAGAACCACATGATGCAAGCTTTCGTTCGGTGGCTCAAAAGAATTTCCTACAATAGGCTGTTCTCTGCTATCCCACGTAACTTCGCTACCAAACGGGCTTCGCTTTTCCACTGGATCGTAAAATCCTTTCTTCACAAATTCTCCTATACGGTCTTTATTAAAAGACTACAATTAGCCTGCGCCCTCTCAAAAGTAAAGGCGTGATGGGTTACGATAACTCTTAGCCCCTTTATTTTATCCAATGCGGAACTTAATAGTGTATATGCTTCATCAATATCTTCTTTAATTGCAGGTTTTTTATCATTGCCAATTCTAACAATAATAAGCTTGCCTGATAGAGATGCTTTCTTTATGGCAACAATGTCATAAGGCTTACGTCCATCTGATTTCTGCAAAGTCTCTTCAAGCAAATTGGTTTTATTGGGCATAGTATCCTTTCGTTCCATTATTTACTCAATAGGTTCGTCAAGTAAGTTTTTCACAACCTGTTCAACATCTATAATTCCTAATTTATCCAATGGTTTTTCTTCAAAGGACTTAGCAAGAGTGGTTAATATTCTACCTGCTTCTGCTAGTTTACCAATATAATCAGTTACCGTACCAGCAACGCCTTCATAGTGGCATCCATTAGGAGATAACCATGACCATCCATCGGGGCATTGATAGGTTGGATCACAGGGAACTTTTTGCCAACCCATTAGAAAATGAATCTGTTCGTTAACTTCCGCTCTAGTAAGTTTTGTTGGGTTAGATCGGATACGAATTTTGATTGGTTCTGGATGCACGTTTTTTAGTCTAGCATTGACATCTTTTGTTTTCTTAACCGTTGCTTTTCTTTCTGCATCTGTAAGTCTTGTAGCCATATTTACTCCTTATTCTTTAACCCATTGATGACCGCATTTATGACAAGTAACCTTAATAGCTCTCTTGGATAAGGCCCAATTGAACACCTTACGATAAAAGAATTGTTTTACAATACCACCAAACAATCCATAAGTTGTTATCGTAAGGTTTCGCTTACAATTAGGGCATACCAAATCGAGTTTAGTTACCAGTTGCATTAAGCAAGGTACTCCGTAGACTTCTCAACCCTCATTCCACGTTTAATCATGTCGATAACGAAGTCTTTACCAAGCTTATCAAAGCCGGTTACATTCGAACAGCAATCTTCTAGGAGAACGAATTTCTTGATATTTTCGTCACCAAAAGCTTTAGCCACTTGTTCAACGGTAGCTTTTACGCAATGGCTTAACGCCTCTCCTGCTATTAAAAGAGAGTCCGCCTCCTGAAGAGTCTTTATTAGTCCAGTATTTAACATGGTGCTAGGTTCTTCGGGAGAGGGAACTTCCGCCTCAAGTGCCCCATAATGCTCCGACATATAGAAATCGCCTTTAACACAATAATCCGCCATTCTCTTCCTGTCTTTTTCCCATTGAATAATAGCATCAGAAACGTTAGGGACAAGAGCATGGCCCCAAGATCCTATAAGACAGTGATAGGGCCAAATAATTAGTGGATATTTACCCTTTGTCGATAGCTCTTCAACATAATCAATTCCCCTTTTTCTCAGTCCCAAAAGGGTTGTTTGCCACACACTCTTCCTGACATCATCTACGCTAATAACCGTAAATGGCTGAGGATGCTCGTTTTTGGAATTAACCCAGAAAGCAGAATGGAATACCTGCATTACTTTGTGTGAATCTAAAGTTGCATGTATACGGTCAATTTTCTTGCCCACCCTATTGATGAATTTAGACAATCTATCCATATCCCCATCGGCACCGGGAACGAACAAATTCCCTTTTGGACTAGAAAAATCATTTTGACAATCAATAGCTAACAGATGTACTTTCATATTTTCTCCTTTGTTACTTTGTTTATCTTAATCCTATCTTAATTACAAACATTGTAGTCGAAGTAAAAAAAAATGCAAGCTATTTTTTCATATTTTTTTCAACATAATCTTTTTCCTCTTTACTCAGGGTATGACAAATAAACCTAAATTTTCCACCCATCACCCGTACAACATACTTCTTTTTAGATACGACATTCCTAAGATAATGCATCCATCCTTTCCCTAAAAAGTTTTTCTTGTTAAATCCCGTAACCTCCACATATGTATTTGTTTCTGGAAAAAAGAAATCGTATCTTTTTAGCCCTCTTTTCCCAAGATGCCCATATTTTTCATTGTGGATAAAGTTTAAATTATCTTTTTTGTATTTCAAATAAAAGAATGCTTCTGTTTTAGATGCGCACCTTGCACCATCCTTAAGAACTATCTTGTTTGCCTTACTACATTTTGGACAGTGGTTCCCGTCATTTCTATGATAAACCTCTGTTTCCCATTCATGCCTACAGGTAGAACATATCCACCATGCCACAAAATTACTTCCGGGAGATACATCGAATGGAGTACGCTTCCTATTTTTTGTGGGGTGCCATTCTTTTGCTATTTTAGGCAGTTGGGTCTTCAAACAATTACTTTTACAAACCTTATGTCCGCTACAATATGGACAGCCGTTACCGCTATTTCTATAATTAATTCCGGCTTTCCATTCATGTGTTTCACCATTAACAATATGCTCCCACCATACGGATTTGCTAGAACCCGGCAAAAAATCAAATGGGCCTCTTACATTTTTGTGTCCCCACTCTTTAGAAAGTAATGGGTTAACAGATCCTAACGATATACACTTAGGACATTGACCATAATTAAAGAGAGTCCTGTAATATATTTTTGTTTTCCATTCATTTCCGCATTTTATACATTTCCACCATGCTTTTCTGTCAGATCCATAACCAATTTTTGTTACATCGAGTTTTCCATTTTTTGTAGGGTGCCATTCTTTTGCCAATATTGGATTGTGTATAGCAAGGGATATCTTTTTACAATTTTTTTTCATTGTTTTACCCCTTCTATTTTTATATTATACACATTTATGATAATATCTTCTATGTATTGGGATAGAAACGATTCTAATTCTTCTACTATAAGCGATTCTATATCAATGTGGTGTGATCTAATTACTTCTAGTTTTTGGACTAAATCAACTAACCTAACAGTACTGGTAATATTGAGTTGCATTGGCGGCTTCTCCTTATTATATTAAACACAAAAGCCCAAGAATACCTCCATAGAAGCCGCCAAGCTAACAGGGGAGAGTCTCCAAGGGCTTTTGTTATGTTCATTTTATTTAGCTTTGGCGGCTTTTTCATACACTAATATTATACAATAAAAGCCATCAAAATACCTTTATTTGTTCTTCATTATCTTTCCTAATCTTTTCACAATAATATCGTAATATTTTTGCTCTTTTTCAATTCCAATAAATCTACGATTAAGGTTGTAAGCAGCTTCTAATGTTGAGCCTGAACCAGCACAATTATCTAAAACCAAATTTCCTTCATTGGTATAAGTTCTGATCAAATATTCCATGAGCGCAACAGGTTTTTCAGAAGGATGATTTTTGTTTTTCCCATTATTAACCACGGGGAAATTTAGTATAGAAGTAGGGTAACGATCTGTTTGTCCACCGCCCTTGATTCCCCACTTTGTTTTTCCGTAAGTCAAAGTTGCGGCCCCTTCATGATGGGTAAACGAATTAACAGGTTTATGTCCTGTTGTTTTTTGGGGATTATAAGTTGGTGGATTTCTATAAAAAACTAAAACGGATTCATGCTTCCTCAGGGGTTGTTTTTTGGCGTTTAAAAATCCTGTTACTTTATTTTTTACCCAAATCAAGTCGTACCTAAAAATGGACATATTGCTAGCTATTAACTTTGTTCTAAAGGGTTCTACGGCAGTAAAAACCATTGCGGCGTTACTTTTTGTTATTCTTAGATATTGTTCCCATAGCGGTTCAAAGGGTATGATTACGTCCCATGTTTGGCGATTGGTTACAGAATAAGGCAAATCACACAAGACCATATCAATTGATTGGTCTGGAATATTTTTCATTAGTTCCAAACAATCGCCCAACCAAACTCCCCGACTAAATTTATCCGAATTGTTTTTCATGGATTTTGATTAATTTTTATGACCAATTTATCACTTAAATATTTTGCCCCCAACAAGAAATCAAACTCTTCTTTATTGGTTGGTAATTCTCCGAAAACATCTTTAATAACATTTACTAAATAAAGAGGATGGCTTTGTTTATCCCATGCGTCAATAGGATGGTTTTCGTCTCCATCTGACTCCCAGTGATCTTCTAGCCATTTATAACTACAAGCAATCCCTATTTCAACTACTTCATTTAATATCCATGATGGCAAATGATGGAGGGATAGTTTGGTTACGTTTTTATATCCTGCCAAAATAGGATTACAAAATGGTGAGTGTCTATCGTTTTTCGGTTCATGACATAACGCTATATCCAATCGAATGTTAAAGGGGTGCATCCAAACAAAGGCGTTCCTATTTTTAACCCAATTAGCCCATGTTCCACAATTCAATTTGGGCCTTAAAGCTTTATTACAACTATCATATCCGTTATTGCTGATATCCGAATGATAATCTAGGTTAATAATACGATCACAATGAGATTTATTTATAAATGGGAGTAGGTCGGCGTGATCATCCACAATTTTGATTGGTAGACCAGTAGCCTTAATTTGCCGCATGAATTTAAGGCATTCTTTTGCGGGTCTATCGTTCCAAAAATCTAGATCTATGGATAGATACGTTTTCAAGGTTATCTCAAACAAGTAATGGAATCTGCGACATAAGTTCCGTGAGGGGCGTTTTCGGTAAAAGGGACAGAAGCACCTTTTGTTTTATTTACATAATCCCAAAAATATGTTAGCTGGGTTAAGCTATTAGTAATGAATGGTTGTTTTTTGGGGTTAGTGGCAATACATTTTACAGTAATATATTCTACTCCATTATACCTGCCTAACCTGCCTATGTAATTTTTGGCATCTTTTTCACTTTTAAAAAAGAATAATTTTGATCCTTTTAGAGACGGAAACACTTCAACATTGACCGGATAACGTATAGAATGAATATTTAGATTATCCCAATCGCTAATGGAGCGTCTATTCTTTTTAAGTAAAACTTTCCACCCCTTACACTTATTTATTGTTTTTGATTTTTTCATACTTGTCTCCTTCTCTGCAATACGAACGTCATTTTTCATAAGTTACTGTTCTTTTTCTTTTGGGAACAGGAGCCGAAGCTTTGGGTTCTTTACACTCGTCTTGATCTAGCGGAACCACGTAAGTATCAACTCCGCAACCGCAACCGCATGTAAAATGAATTATTTTACCTTTAATAATTCCTCTTTTGATTCTGGAATTGAGAACTGAGTCTATCCACTTGGACTCTCTCATTTGTTTCCCGCTTAAGAAATACTTATCCGATCTTTTCATCTTCCTCCTCCACAACAACATGAAACTTATCTATGAATTTCTGTTTAAGATTAATTCCTATAGAAATCTTTTTTGCCCCAACATTCTTAAGCTCTTCCTCCATGGTTGAGCCATTCTTGCGAAGAGAGAAGATGATTCCCTTTTCGAAAGCATAAACGGTTTTAGGTATAATGGTAAGCGCAAACTCCTTCTGCTCCTTGATATCCTTATGATCTTGGTAAACAGAAGCAATACGGTTTTTGATTTCCGTATAAATACCATCCACAAAAGTAAAGTACGGTTCATCTTCGGGAAAATAACGAAGATATTCAGGGTGTTCATTTCCCATAATAAGATTTAGGACATTCTTGGGCGAAATATTTCCGTTCTCCCTCATGTGGGCTACGGCAACAAAAGAAGGGTTCTTTGTTTTAACTCTATGATGAGACCCATTTTCATTTTCAATTACAACCACCACTCCTTCTTGAAGCGTTGGAAAAGATTCTACCAACTTAAATAGCTCGGCAAAATCCTTACAAACGAAAATTTCTGGGCGATCAACTTCCATCATCCTTGCAACATTATTTAGCTCCGTATTGGAAAGTTCCCGATAGTTGTTGCGCTCAAGATTGTTCCTGCCACCAATAAGTGTAATTTTGTTTTCCGTATAGGGAGAAACAACCCGGTTTTCTGGCCCCGTAAGCTCGAATACAAGAGTAAATTCTTTCATTTCTAAAAGTGTAAGAAACTCCTTAAGACCTGTTTTCTTTTCAGCATCCCAAAATACTTCGGCAAAAGTTCTTCCTAGATTGGTTTGTCCCTCTGCGAAAGCCATTTTTCGAGTAGCTACGCACCACTTCTCTCCGTCAAAATAAAGCGAAAGCAGAGAGTTATGAACCAGCATATCGTTTGCAAAATAATTTTCGGTAGTAGTTTGCAAATCATAGCGTTTTGACTTACACTCTACCTTCTTAATCAATTTTATTTTGGCGAGCATAGGTTTACCCATAAAGCCCCTTTCTCAATTGTTTGCGCTATCATAACATTTTTATTTAATAAGGCAAGATAAATCTTCTGTTAACAAAAGTTTTTCTGCCACCAACTTTTCTAGCTCTTCGTCATTGCATCTTCTAATTTCGTTTTCCCAAACATAAACCACAAAATATCCCATTTTTTCTGCCATGTTCTTTTTTTTCAAATCCCTATTCCATAGTTCTTGTGCTAATATTTTATTACCAAACGGAAACGGCAACATATCATTATGCTTGTATTTGTCGGGATTGGCATGATAAAAGTCTCCGTTCACCTCCAACAAAATCTTGCCAATCCTAAAATCAAACTGCTTAAATTTCAAATAAAAAGAATGAGTATATTCTAGCCCCCATTTTAATAATATGTTGTTTACTCTACCCTCTATGCTCGATACCGTTACGTGGTGCAATCTTGACAAAATTTTGCTTTTTTCTTCATCTGATAGTTTTTCCCATCTACGCTTACATCCATCACTGAATTCATTTCTTTTCTTCGGGCAATTCTTTCCAGTATTTTTTAACAACTTCACTTTTTTCTTTTCTTTTCTTTTTCGTCTGACAAGGCCAATCGGTCCCATAATTTTTCCTTGAGGTCGCCACTCGTTTCTTTTCTATATCTCCCCATTTTTCATCGTTAAATTTCAATCGTGCTTCTGATATTTTTTCTGGATTACAAACCCTTTTTACACCATATCTTCCCATAATTGTTGAGGTTATTTTTTCTTTTATTACTTCTATCTGAAATACATTATTTACGCCATATCTTTCTTGAACGGTTTTGTTTCTTTTGTCATAAGCATCTGTTCCCCTACTCAACACGTTTATTTTCCCATATTTTTTTAAGCAAGTAGTTTCAAATTTTTTCTTTCGTTGTGGTAAACTGGAACTAACTTTAATACTTCTAGTCTCGAAGCCATAATATTTTAAAAGGAAAATTGTTTCTTTGAACCATAATCCAAATTCGTTTTTTATGTCTGGTAAACTTTTTTGTTTTACCACGTATTCTTCTTCTAGCTTTTCTTTGGTCGCTATAAGTGGGAAATTATATGCCAAGAAACTTGCTTTTATATCATTTTTGCCAAGATCTCCCCTGCTTTCGCACTTATATATGTGATGGCCCTTTATTTCCCCAAATGATAATTCTTTATAACAAAATGGACATTTTCTCATTTTTTATCCCCAAGACAAACATGACCCACTCATATTTGTCGTGTATATTAGTTCGATAGAAAAACAGAATCTCCTTCTTTTAATTCTTTTACTTTTCTATAGCACTTAAATTCTGGTAGCCATACATAATGTTCGCTTGTTAGTTTAATGGTTTTCCCGTTTTCTAGTTCTATTTCAAACCAATCGTCATTATTGTTTTTAATAGAAAACGCAAGAACATCAGCCCAAACAGTTTCCCCTGTATCGGTATCATACGCCAATATCTCTACCTTTTTTTTAGCCTCGCATATTTCTTTTATTGTTTTGTCACCGTCACGAGTTGTTATGAGCACATCTTCGGAACAACACCCATCTAGCTTGTTTTGAATCAACGCATCATTGAGACAAAGCTTCCATGTTCTAGGTTCATCAAAACTAGCTTCACGTTGATTCCCTGAAAGCTTATCCTTTTCTTCGATCCCTTCTGCAAAATTATAAAAACGAACGAAGGACATTGCCATAACTTCCCAAGTTCCTTTGCGCAGGATTAGTCCACGGCATTCATCGCAGATTGGATTGAACTTAGGGCTATCAATTTGCGAGTAATTTAGTGTTACTCTGTCGGGATATTCTTTGACTTCAATATGGAATTCGTCTTGGAGTTTTTGAAGACCGTTTTTTATTAGATATTCTTGGACGTTAAGCATAGTATCCTTAAATTTCTTTCTTGCATCCTGAACAATTAGTTGACCTGATCGTGCAATAACAACCCTTATTTTTATCAAACAACTTTTTGGCCTTTTTTACAGCCGATACACTATTGCGAGCTTCAACTTCATAAGTTGCGCTATCGTTATGATCGTACCCATTATATCCTTCGTATGAATAGTCAAATTGTATTTTGTATCTTTTCACGTTGCCTTCTTAGTCTTTCTTACATTCTATCTTCGGTATAGATACATGGGTTTTTACCAAGAGCATCTCTCCACCCCTTTCGCATAAGCTTGAAATGTTTCTTCTTTTGTGCCATATATTTCTTTTTGGCTTCCTCTCCGTGTCGCCATATATCTTCGATTTCTTGGGCCAACTGAGGAATTCTACCAAAACCATGCTCCTTACAAAGCAGCAATAGGTCAATAAGAACATTCTTTTCTCGGTAATAGCCTACAGTTTCCTTCGGCCAAACATTAATACAATCCAGATCTTCTACTTTTGGTGTTTTGTGCATTTTCGTTCCTTTCTTTTATGCCACTTTCTCTCTGAGTTTTTCTATTGGTTTTACTCCTGCCATTTTTGCCACTTTCTCTTCGGCTTCTTTTTTCTCGTTATATTTGTCCATTGCTGTCTCAAATTCATCCATGCTCCACCCATTCTCTTCTCTTGTTTTCGACCATTCCACAAGTAGATTGAAAGTTTTAACCCTGTATCTGCCCCAAGCCTCGTCAAATAGACGTTTCATGGTTTCAAAATCCGCCTGAACAGGTTTCTTTTTCATATTTATCCTTTCATTCCAAACAAGTGATGGAGTCAGCAACGTAAGTTCCTTCTGGTGCAAGATTTAAAAGACTGCTGATACCTGTTATTTCCCAAGAATATTTTATATCTTCTCTCATTGCGGCAACATATTTTTTCTTTTTTGGATTTTTAGCAATGCACTTCACAATTATACAATCGCTACAACTAGCCCTATCGAAACAAACAGCATCGGCATATTTTTTAAAAAAGAACAGTTTTGATCCAGTTAGTGTTGGGAACATTTCGACATTAACTGGATAGGTTATAGCGAACTCGTTTTTACCACTCCAATCGCTGATAGAACGTCTATTCTTTCTAAGTAAAACTTTCCACCCTTCGCACATCTTTGCCTTTTGTTTTTTCATTCTGGCTTCCCTTCTGCTTTTTCTGCTTGTTCTAATATCCCCAAAACAATTCGTTTAACATACGCTTCTGATAGCACTCTTTGCTGACTTATAGAAAAGGCAAAGAGATCAAACACCTTCTTTGTTATATCGTAGGCAATTTTATCTTTATTTTTCATTATCTCCTTACTTTAGCCAGATATTTCTTCCCATCCTCTGTAAGAATTCGGCCCTTTGTTGTGCTCCGAATCATTCCCAGTTCTCTAGGACGAACTTCAATTTCCGACTCAATGTTTTCTTCGTTAACCATCATTTTGAAAGCAATGTTGGCGCAGGAAATTGGCTGCTCATTTTCAATTATACCTAAAAGATCAACTTCCTGACGATTTAATCCTTTCGGGAAAATACCCAATATGTTTTTCAATTCTCGCCAATGATTTTCTGTCAGAACCATAGCTGCTTGTCTTGTAAAATATCGTGTATTTTTGAAATAACGCTTAATATCATCGGCCAACATATAAGCGTCTCTTCCTCTGCCTCTACAAGCATCAGACAAATCTTCTGTATTGCAAGTTATCTTTACGTTCGGACAATAGAGTGCTAGCATTTTCAGCAATTCTGCATTACTGTATGCATTAAAATAAACTCTCTTGCAACGATCCAACAGTGGTTTAAACATTTTGAAAGCATCCGTAGTGGCGAAAACCATATTGATCTTACTTTTGTCATAGTTGATAGCCGAATCCCCGGACAGGATAGTTCTAATATTTTTTGTCCCTGTATCCAGAAGCGTCAATAATACAGTGGTAATGTCTTTGCTTAACCGATGGGCTTCATCCATGAGAATACTTACTGGAGTTTCACCAAGAACTCTTTCAATTAAAATCTTGGAGAAAAACTCATCAACGGTTTCAATAGAGCCGCAATTGACTTCCACAAACCTACGCTGCAGGCTCAGAGCAACTTTAGAGGCAATCAGGGTTTTACCTAATCCGTGAGAACCCGTAAATAAGAGCGTAGGGACGTTGATTTCCTCATCATGAGTAAGATATAGGTCAAGCTTGTTACGAACTTCCATTTGACCAATTACACCAGAGAAGTCAAGACAAGTGGGCTTTTCCACCGCATTCCCGCTAATCAAGTTAATCGTTTTCATGTCATCCTTTCTTATTCTTTAAGGATACTATAACAGAAAGACGGTTAATTGTCAAGCCCTTTTATTAGCCTTTTTTCTTCTTCTTTATTTTCGCCTTTTTCTTCTTTTTAGGAGGCCCGAATTTAAAATGACGATCCTGAACTTGGAAAGGCAATTGCAAAATACCTTCCCCATGTTTTATTTTTATCATTAGCTTCTTTTTGAGATTGGCAAGAGCTTTTTCCCTGATTTGTCGAATTCTTTCTCCTGTAATTCCATATTTTTTACCAAGGGTTGATAGTTTTGTTTTGTCGGCATCGAGACATTGAGAAATAACCACATCCCTGCTTATCTCGTCCAGTTCATCCAGAATTTCATAAAGATAATTATAGTCTCCAAGTGATTTTGCGTTACCATCGGGAGAAACAGTTTTTTCGTCAGCAATGAAATCCCCGAAAGAAGCGGCATTTTCCTCTTCACCATTTCCGATAGGCTGGTTCATAGAAATCGATGAGATATGAGCCTGTCGTATCTTGTCAACAGCTTTTGAAGTAATTTCAAGTTCTTCCTTGAGTTCATCGTTAGTGACATCGATTCCGTCATTTTCTTCTACCATCTTTTTATGTTTGATAACCCCATTGACAACATGAATGGGTATCTTGACAGGAGCCGAATGATAGATCAACTCTTTTATTCTTTGTTGAATCCACTGAGTTGCGTAAGTTGAAAAACGGGTTTTAAACTTAGGATCGAACATAAGTGCCGCTTTTACCAAGCCAGATTTTGCCGCAGAATAGAGTTCTCCGACATCAGTAGAACAACGGTGAGAGTAATAAAAAGCTTGTTTAGCAGCCCATCGAAGATTGTGTTTAACTAGTTCCTCAATAGCTTTTTCTCTTTGCTTACCACCCTTGAAGGAACGGATGGTGCGGATAAGCTCTTTTTCTCGTTTAACGGTCAAAAGAGGTATCCCCTTAACTTCTTCGATAAAATTCATAGAACTGTTCAACATATTACCTATTCCTTTCTTGGGCGCACAACGTATCATGAATAGATGATGAATGTCAAGCATTATTTACAATTTTTTATAACAGTACGGCTCCTGTATATTTCCAATCATACCCGATGGTTCCGTCAGGGTAGAAAATAATTTGGCGCATGTTCTCACTCGTATCGTTAGTTGTCAAGCAATTACTCAGGCAAAGATTCTGCCCCCTAAAATCATAGACTGTTGCACCATGAGCCAGATGCAATATGGGTTTCCCAACCGATTCAACGTGATGAATAATTGCTCTCTTTTTCAATTCCGGCAAGGTATGTAAGTCTACCCATTGCGCTACTTTACTGTTATCTTCAACTCTTACAATCGGACGCAAAGTAAGTTGCTTGATTTTGTTTTCTATGCAAAAATTCACAACGTCATCAATGTCCCCGCAATTTGAAACAAAACCATTCAGCATCATAATCGAGAGGCGAACAGTAAACCCCTTATCTATCAGAATTTTTGCGGTTGTCTTGATGTCAGGATATTTGTCTCCATAAATCTTCTTATTGGCTGTTTGATGAACACTGACAGCAGACAAAGCCACGGTTGTCAAGCCTAGTTTGTACCAATCGGCCAAGTAGTCAAAAGAGTAGTCAACTGTTTCTTCATTTAAATCTCCTTTGAGTTCACCATTGCCAATTTGCATACCGTTGGTTTGGAGTTCGATGAATGGGAATTTAAATCCACTATCCCTGATGATACTAAGATAGCTTGAAATCAAACTGGGATACAAAGTGGGTTCTCCTTTCCCTGTAAATAGGATTGTCGTTGCATCTGCTCTGTCTGCCAACGAAAGGGCTACATTGAAGTTACGCCAGTTGACTTTGGTTGAAAGTTTATGCTTGGGCGTTTGTTTGGACACACAAAACGGACATGTGGCATTACAAGCGTTAGTTCCAACCACAACCGACATTGTTTGAATCTTCATAATAGATACTCCTTTCCTATTGTTCTAAGCATACTACTAGAAGAAGGAATAAATGTCAAGAGGAAATTTAATCTATTTCTAGGCTTCTGATAGGGCCTAATTCTTCAAAATTTATGTCGGGCGTTTCCATCTTTTCAAAATTAGAAGAAATCGACACAGTTTTTATCATATCTGGTTTCATCAGTGCTTTACCAGCGACAATGGTATCATAATATCCCTTGCCATAAAGCTGATCAATTGCTTTTTTATAATCTAGTTCTTGTTCGTCTTTAGTCATATTTCCAAGCTCCCAATGGTATTAAATTCCACTGCTGGTTCGTTATTGTTCGTTAAAGAATTTTCTTTTTTAGACCCGTCATCAGATAAGTTTTTCCCCATAAGTTTCTCAATGTCTGTTCGCTCTAGTATCCCGATAAGAAATTTCAGTTCATCCTTATTTTTACATAACACTTTAATATCGGCCAATATAACAGGAGAAAAATCGTTGCTTCGATACAAATTTTCTATACTACTAATTTTCGCTTCCATCTTTCTCCGAAAATATATCAGGTTTTGAATTCATGTGATCTATTATTTCTTTCCAAGACCAAGGGAAAAATCTCTTATGGGTTTCAGTTTCCATGTCCACTCCTACATCCGTTGATTTATGAAGATCAGGAAGATTTGAATGAGAGTGTCCATATAAATGTATGCTGCCCTTAAATGCACTGGGCCAGCTTCTAAGAGCATAATGTCCCACAAAAACTCTTTGGCCTTCTATTTCCAACATTTTGTAAATAGAAAAAGTAGGATCTTGAATAGCTAATTCTCCACCCATTATCTGCAATTTACCGGACTTAATCATATCCCTTAACAAACCCCTTGCGTAAGCCTGTCGTAGAGGTTTGTCGTGATTGCCCAAAAAAATTGTATGTTTACCGTTTAGTTGTTTAAGGAAATCGGCAACATAAAAAGGCGAACATTTATAGCCGACATCTCCAAGATTAGTAGTTTCATCGGCATCGGTAACAATTGAATTGTGATTAGAAACAATCGTTTTGTCTTGATCCTGAATATACTTAAATGGTCTATTGCATAGGAAAAGAATATTCGAATGACCGGCGTGATAATCTGAAGTAAAATAGTGCATATTTAATAAAGTTTCCCATCTTTTCTAGCTAATTGGCCCAGATACCCTGAATGGTGATATTTTCCATATTCTTCTCTTGTTAGCCCTTTCTCTTCTGATGCAATAAGAGCTAAGGCATCGGTTAAGCACTGTATAACCAAAATAGAAGTTGTTGGGGCAAGTTTAAGTTCCCCTGCTTCTTCAATTTCTCCCATATCAATTACAAAATCAGCTTTTTCTCTTACAGGGCTATCGGGATGAGAAGTTATACCAATAATATATTTAACATTAACATTTCTAGCCAAATCCATTATCTCCATGACTTCTCTTGTTTTACCCGAAGTAGAAGCCACAAATAGAATATCTTTAGATCCAACAAGTCCTAGATCACCATGAGAAGCTTCGCCGGGGTGGAGATAACAAGAAGGCATACCCAACGAACAAAGGGTAGAAGAAAACTTTTGCATGGCTATACCGGCTTTTCCCATGCCTGTGGTAATTATTTTTCCCTTGCAAGTTTTAAGGAGATCAACAACCCTAAGAAAATTATTGTCGGCACTTAAACGTTCTATGGTTGCTGAAAACTGTTTAAATATTTGATTTGCCTTTTTGATTCTTTCGTTGCTTTTTCTTTTCATTTTTTGCATCCTTTGTCTCTTTCAAGTCTTTTGATCGCTCTGGGTTTTCTATTGATTGCGAATTTGGCGTAGCGGGGATAAAGAATGGCCCTCTTATAACAACATCGGAAGAATCGGAAGAATCGGATTGATTTTTTTCCACAATATCTTCCATTATCTTATGCAAAATGTCCTGAATAGCATTTGGGTATTGGGAGCTTTTAGAACTATCTTTTTCTACTTGACTATTCTTAAGTACCAACTCCAACGATTCATCAAAAGACTTGTTCTTATTTTCATGTGGGATGGGGCCATTTCGCATAATAACTAATTGTTGAAGTTCTTCGATAGTACATTCTCCATTTTGAATCATCCGCTTGAAAAAGTTAAATTTTTGAGCTATAGCTTTTTGAATAGATACAGCTTCGTCTATATCACCGGGGACAAAAGCAAGTCCACTGGTCGCTTCGTAGTTTGCCAACTGGAATAGAAGTTGATCCATCATCATTACTTCTCTTAGTGAATATCTTCTCATATTTTGTTACTTCTTAATTTGGCTGTCTTTCCCCTAGTTTTTTTTCAATATATTTAGAATCTCGAATAATTTAAATCGGCACATTTTCGGAATATGCAGCACCGTTGGGAATATGCATCCATCGTTTAACATATTTATCAGGGAAAGGCGGCAGAGTTGTAGTAGGAATTGTATCCCATTCTCTTTTTTCGTAGTTAAACTGGCCACAAAAAAATCCCGCTACATTTGCGTTTGGCGGTTTAGTTTCAAAAAATACCAAGACGGAATAAGGACTACTATTATCAATTAAAGGTGGTTTTGCCACCCAATTATCAAACCATACTTCGTTATCTGTTTTCCCATTAATCATTGTGCTCCTTTAAATTAAGGCTTTCCAAGACTACTAATCGCTCCCATTTCATCAATTTCTACAATGTCTTCTGGGAGTATTTCTCTACCATTAGGATCTCTTTCATAACCAAATACGTCAATATCATTATACAAGGAATGAATATCGTAATATTCAAGATACTCCACTAATTTCTTCTTGTCAAAAACTTCTGGTTCTATAGGCGGTAAAGACTCAATGTAATCCATCTTCTTCAAGCTATAAGCCAATTTAATTCGTTTTTGGAACATAAGAGCCATAAGTGTTGTTTTCGGCATTTTAACTTCTCCCCTTTCAAAAGCCATGGCAACCCCGGTATAAGGCATATCAAAAGTAATGTCGGGGTATTTTAATCTTGATTTCTCGTTTGTTGGATCTGATCTGATTGCCTTAAAATCATCGAACACTTTTCTAGCATCTGGCAATCTTGCGTTTTCTGGAAGTTTCTCGTTTTCGCATATATCCATGTATTTTTTTCTTAACTCCCCAAACTCTTTCTCGTAAGCTGCAATAACTTTTTCCCAACTGCCATATTTCTTGATTTCTTTTACGGCTGTCTTTTCGCCCCATCCCGGAACGCCAAAGATATTGTCACCATCGTCTCCCATTAGTGCGCCAACATCTATCCATTGACTCGATTGAATTCCATATTCTGCGGCAAGGCTTTTTTCTGTTACTTCTTTTTGCTTCATGGCATCATAAATGGATACATTCTTGTCCAATAGCTGTCGGTAATCTTTATCGCTAGTGATGCAAATAATTTCATTGTCATTTTTCAAAATTTTACAATAACTGGCTATGACATCATCAGCCTCAAATTCTGGCAATCGTATCTGTGGAATTCCTGTTGCCCCTATGCCTCTTTGTAAATAAGGAGACTGAGCATAAAAATCTAGTAAGGGCTTTGGTTGAGGCCCTTTCTTTCTATTCTCCTTATATCCTTCGGGAACAACACCATTGGAAACGGCTTCAAGAGATTCTTTCATTCGTCTAGCTGATTTGCCATCCCATACCATTAAAAATTGCCAATCGCTGAATTTTTTCTCCAAGAGAATAAGACTTTGAAGAACCCCGAAATGAACTCCAGTGGGTATTCCATTTGTACTCGTCAACTGCTCGTTAGCAAATGAACATCGGCAAGCTAAATTGCTTCCATCTATAAGTAAATATTTCATTATTCCATTCCTTTGTTATTTAGAGATATTATACAGTTTTTGCCCAATGATGAATGGCTTCTTTTATTCTTTTATCTAACCCCGCTAATTTGCATTCAATCCAAAGCTCTTCTAACCTTTTCACATCCCCTTTGTTATTGTATGTCCATTGTCTTGATTTTAAATAGGGGATTCGTCGTCTAGAAATCATTTTCCCTGTGTAAACGTTCCATAAAATAGCGGCGTAAAAATCAGCCTTATATGCATCAGGTAGATTCGTCCATGGCTTATATGATTCGGGCATTAAATAGCTTAATAACGCAGGCCATATAGGAGAAATGTAGATGCCTTTTTCGCAGTTGATTTCGATAGGAATAGACCATTGCACGAAATAAGGAATTACAGCATAATCATAATAAATATATGCTTCTCCATCAATGTATCTTTGTTGACCTGTGGCTAAAACTCCCGCCATAAAGGAAATAGAATCCCTTGAATAAGGAAGGTATAACGATGGAACGTGAGACCAAATATATCTATTTTCACCATATTTTTTGAGACTTTTTTTAACAATGATTTTGCCAGAGAACGGAGAATCGCTAATAGTATTGGCTAAGTTCGTATTTCCAGACCATTTGAAAGCGGGGAAATGGGTTTTAAACCACGACACTTTACCGGCAGTAGTAAGTCCGGCAACAAAATCTCCATTCCATATGCTTGCATTAATTTTAATGTGATTTCTTATATACCACTTGATATACGGTACAGGAGCATTACGAATAACAGTTTTGACAGAAGGGGGTGGAATTCCTTCAATACCGTCTAGATCCCACATTTGGCTAAGAATATCGTTGGTAAGTCCTTTTCGTCCTTTGAAAAGAAATATTTTTGACGCAATTTCACAATATTTGATACGAAGTCTATTGGCTATATTTCTTGTATTATCGATTAAATAATAGGGTTTGGGTGTTAAGGAGATCATAAGGGTTCTTGAAGCGGATCGTATTCTGATAAAGAAGGTTGGGTAACTTGGGGAACTAATATTATTTTTTTCCCCATTGCTATTGCTTTTTTTATGGTATCTTCGGTTCCACCTTTGCGATCAGAGGCTACTACGGCAATTAAAACATCGGAATCTTTAGCAATTAGAGTGTTTCTAGCGAAGTTGATTTCAGCATAAGCCCATCTAGGATTCTGTTTTAGTTTTACGGGATCAAGCTTAGATTTGTCGGGATAGTGGATTATTTTTTGGGTATGGTATTCTTCTATAAAGATTTTTGCAAACCTATCGCCACCCTTGGGACAGCCTCCGGAAACAATAATATCGCCCTCTTCGTAAATCTCCAAAAAGATTTTTCTACAGGCGTCTAGGTCTTCTTTTGTATCTCTTCTTCTAGATCCCACTATACCTATATTTTTCATACCATTATTATACAAAACCTAGCTAAATTGCAGCTTTTGCTTAAGGTCAAGGTAGTCCTGATTTAATATTTCTCTAGAATAGTTTTTATAATGTTCAGGAAGATAACGCCTATCGGAACAAGCTAATACCGCTGCTAATTCTTGTAGCCGTAGAAGCATGGGGTCAAGAGGATCAATGAACGAATCCACCGCCTCTTCAAAATCATTTGCTGTAACATTATCGTCTCGTTTAGCTATAACCGCCTTCTCTTTGGCCCGAATAACAATAGCTTCAACATCACTCCCTGTTAAGCTACACTCTCCCATTTTCCTGTTGATCGAATTTCTTGTTTCATCTGTCAAAACAATAGCATTAGTTTTACAGACAGTTTCAAAAAGATCCATAACCTCTCCAGAATTTTGACTGGGGAAAAGAGGAATACAGAGGCCGAATCTTCCTTGACGTTTCATATCAATGGAAAGAAGATCGGGGCGAGATGTCATAGCTATCCAAAGTTCTCTTCCACGCAACGAAGTATCTCCAATGTAAGCTGCAATAGAAGAGAAAACTCTGGATGACACCCCGCTATCACCAGAAGCATTTCTGTTTCCCAAAGCCGCATCCGCTTCGTCAATAACAACGATAATAGGGCCAAGCGATTTAATAGTCATAAGAATTCTGGACAATTGTTTTTCGGTATCGCCAACCCACTTAGATCTGAAATCTCCCATAATCATAACTGGCAGTCCACATTCGCTAGCAAAACAACTGACCAAGAATGATTTCCCAACACCCACTCTCCCGGAAGTAAAATTCCTCTTTCTAGAACATTGCCCTTACCATCCTTTATCAGTTGGGCAATTTCACGCAATCTAGCTTTTGCCGCCGTATGGGTAGCAACATTTTCCAAACTGATACCTCTTTTAGGTTCCATAAATTGAACTAGTCCTTGGCAATACTCTTCGATCAATACCTTTTTCCGTTGAGAAAGATACTTCCAATCTATTCTTATATTGTTATGAATGGCTTCCCCAAGAAGATGTTGGATTCGGACAAGATTTAAACCCGATGCCCTGCTAGCGAGTTGTTTGATGTCAAAATCGCAAAACTGTGACAATTGAGATTCTCCCAATAAGCCACTCATCCAAGTTGAATCGGAAAGGAAAGCCTCTCTTTCTTCGCCTGTGGGGAGTGGGATATTAACTTGGGCGAAATATGGATTGCGAACAATATCTGATTGAAGCTCAGAAATACTTTCCGTCAACAGAAATATTCCGATATCTGAATTACGCATTTCTGGAGAGATGCCCCATTTTAGCATCGAAACGGTTGCCATTCTTTCTTCTTGACTCATGCCTCCACCCGACTCAGGAATAATTTTTTCAGCAAAGTCAATGATTAGAGTGACTCCTTTCTTTTCATCGGTTGCCTTCATGAAAAATCTACGGAGGAGAGGGACAAGCTTCAAAAATTCTTTGGGAAGATTATTTTGATAATTCGTCTTTTCTGTTTGATCGTAAATCTCAAGCCATTTGAAAAAGTCTGCCTGCATTATTTTTGACCCAAAGGTTAATCCATCACTAATGTCGTAATAGAGCAAATAGGGTCTGTCCTTGAATATCCGATTGGCAAGGAATGACTTCAAGGAAACATATTTGGTTCTTTCAAACGAGTTTTGAACCGGGAAAACATCAAATATATTACCGTATAGAACAAAGACAGAATAGGTTTGACTATTCCATTTTCGAACCAGCTCTGTTAGCCAAGAAGTGTTATCGTTCATATGAATTCTCCAACGACGATTTTCTAATTTTCCTTGGATCTTTGGTTTCATAAGGTACTGCATTAACACTTTCTGTTTCACCAAACCCAATACGAGTTGTATTCAGTTGTGGCATATCTCCCACAACATCCTTGAAATCATTCAACTCCGAAAGCCACTTATTGGTACTTTCCAGATGAGATACGCTGGCATCAATTCGACTAGTTAAGGCATCTGCATTACGGGTAGCAATAGCATCGGCCCGAATAAGTTTGACCTGTTGGGCTAGTCTTGCTTGTTCAGATATTACTATATCAATATTGTTTTTGCCTTGATCAACTCGCTCTAATCTCTTTTCTAATACGTCCAATCTTTCGGTATAGGAGTTAAGAAGTCTTTCCTTTGAACTGATAACCATAGCCGAACCATTTTTGGTATCCTTACGAGCATTGTCCAATTCTTTTCCAATGCTACTGATCTTTTCTTCAACCTCTTTTATTTCGGTGGGCAAATTATCTTGTCTTTCCGACTCAATAAAAACCTCTAGGGATTGCTCAATACACAGAAGTTTAAGATATGTCCAAATAAGCTCGTCAATTTTAATCAATCGTGTATTCATTGCTGTATCTTGATCGGAAACAGAATCCATTGTAGCTTTTTCAATATCTTTGCCCACCTTTACCAATTCATTGTATTGCTGTTTGCGTGAATTACCAAGACTGGAATAATATCGGTCTCTTTTTATTTTGAACGCTTCTACTTGCCGTTGTTCTTCTTGTCTTTTGATTTCTGCATATTTTTCTTCCATCTTCTTTTTGAACCAAGGGGAATCGTGAAGAAACATAAAGCTCAACCCGTAAGCAACTCCGAATAGCAGAAAAATAAAGAAGTTTGCAGAAAGGAAGCCGAATCCAAGAAGACCCGCTGCCAATCCGATATTCAGTTTACTTTTAAGATATTCTTTTGTGTAATCAATTTCGATATTGTCCATAATCGCCTCTCAATTTATAAAGAATATCATAATATATTTTCCGCTAATTGTCAATACATTTATCCTATAAGTTTAAGTAGGGAAACCTCGTCTATATCTTCCCCTCTTTGTTTCTCGGTTTTTTTAGAAGATCGCATGGCTCTATTTACCCATTCCAATTCTCCCGAAGCGGTTTTACTATTCTCAACTCTATCTTGCAATTCTCTTACCATCTCGAAAAACCACTTCTTTTTCCTCATTTCTTCAGGAGAGATATCTGGCCGTGGAGCTTTCAAAATCTCAACCAGTCTTCCGGGATTTGCTTCCATTCTGAAAATTCTATCCCCAAGATAAACCGCTTCATCCATGGAATGTGTAACAATGATTACTGTCCCTTGAATTTCTTTCCAAAGCTCAACCAAAAGCTCTTGCATCTTCAACCGCATTTTTGGGTCAAGGGCTCCAAAAGGTTCATCCATCAGAAGGATCTTAGGTTGAAGTATAAGTGTAGCGGCTAAAGAAACTCTCTGCTGCATACCACCCGAAAGTTCTTGCGGGAATTTATCTTCCGATCCTTCCAAGCCAATCTTTTTAACCCATTCCCTTGCCTTGTCTCTTCTTTCTTTCCGTCCTGTTCCATTCAATTTTAATCCAAAAGATATATTGTCGATTACCGTAAGATGAGGAAGGAGTGAATATTTTTGATCAACAACTCCACGGTCAATTCCTGATCCTGTAATTTCTCCACCTGCAACAAAAGCTTTTCCAGAAGTAGGAGGAAATTGTGGCTCTAATCCCGCTATGATTCTCAATATGGTTGACTTACCACAACCCGAAGGCCCAACCAAGGCTACCATTTCACCCATATTAGGAACATCATGAACTTCAAAAGTAACATCATGAATGGCTATTTTATCGCCAAATTTTTTTGTTACATTTTGAAAAGAAACAATGGGTGCCGCTTCCAACAAGGCTTTTGGCTGTTTAGAAGCTTCTATTTGTTTTGGGGCTTCTTTGATTTCAATTTTGTGGGTTTCAATAACCTCTTCAATCTTAACTATTTCATCCTGTTTAATAGCTTCTGCTTTAACAGATGGACTAGGTTCCAATTTAGGAGCTTTGCTAACCCAAAAAGGAGCTAAAATTTGTTTTAGACTTGTCATGTTAGCCTTTCTTTCTGTTTTGAGGGAACAACCACACCCCTGTAACTTTCCAAAGTTTATCACATAATGTAGCTATTACAACAATAACAATAATGATGGCAAAAATTTTATTGGTACAGCCTCTACGAGAAGATGTTTCCATGAGATAACCAATACCGTTTTGAGCATTAACAACTTCTGCTAGAATAATCCATCCCCAACCTACTCCATAAACCCCACGAAGATGATTCCATATAGAAGGCATAGCTACAGGAAGCAATACGTTTTTTACCAACTGCCATTGAGATGCCCCCTTTGTTTTCGCCACATCAAGGAATGATTCGCTTACGTCATCGATTGAACGAATGACCAAGGGGAGAAGCACAACAAAACAGGCAATAAAAAGAAATCCTATTTTTTGTATTTCATCAGAACCCCACCAAGCCAAGGTCAAGGGAATAAAACTGATAATAGGAACATAGGAACCAATTAAAGCTACGGGTTTGAAAAAAGAAGAAATAGGTGTAAACGCTGCCATATAAGTTCCAAGAACAAGAGCTAAAATCGCAGCAAGAATAAAACCTGATGTTACACGGACAAAAGAGACCCCAACGCTTCTTAGTAAGCCCTGATCAAAATGAAGAATGGGAAATGCCTGTAGAACTTCGACAGGACTAGGGAGAATAATAGGCGGAAGCATTCTATCTTCAACCCTATCTCCATTTGTAGAAAACCACCAAAATCCTATCAGAAGAGCAAGAAACGAAACCGTGATAAGAATTGATCTTTCTTTGGCAAGCTCTTTACGAACAGGGAACTTGGCAATTCTTACGACAAGAGTTAGAAGCACAACCAACCCTAAAATTATTCCAATGAAGCTCCACATAATTCCCTCGTTTCTTTAGCAAAAGGGAATGGAAGGTTTCTTCCACTCCCTTTTTTGCCAACATAGTTTTTGCCTATTCGGTTTCGAGAGGATATACCTTGATTTCGGTTCTTCGATTTTTCTTGTTTTGCTCCTTGTCGCTTGAATCTGTGCAACCGGGCAACGGGCTATCCCAACCATTTCCAACAACCTTGAACTTGTTAGGGTCAAAATTGGGATATTTGGTCAAAATAGACTTCTTAACCGCTTCGGCTCTGTCATAGGACAATTTGCGAATAGCATCAGAAGGCACTAATCCCTTCATACTTCCATCGGTATTTCCTTCGATGACGATGTAAGCATTACCGAAATTACCTGCAAGCATACCAATTTCAACAAGCGAATTTGGAATATTGGTATCATAGGTGGAATTCAAATCCCATTTACCAGATTCAAACCTAATCTGAACAGCCTTGGAAAGAATATTCCCTTCTCCAGCCTCAAGGGTCTTAAACACCATATTGGGACTGAAAACAGGCTGAGACAAATCCTGAACGTCTTTATAGTCGTTAACCATTCCAAGAAGGAACTTGGAAGCCTTAACTTTGGCAGCAACAATAGGAGCATCAATAACCCCAAGTGACTGATAGATTGTTGAAGATTTATTCCAAATAGACTCAAAGTTAACTGGATTCATTTGGTCGCAGAAGAACTTGTAATTCTCTCTGTAATTGAGAAGATGGGCATCTCCGCTAGCAATACCACCATCTTTGCCAATCATCATTGCGCAATCCGCTACCGGAAGATTATAGGCCGCACTAAGATATTTGGCTGCAAGTTGGGGGTCTTTTCGAACCATATCAACCCCCTCGAAAATACAGCGAATCATTTTTTCAACGATATCGGGATGATCGGTTGCAAAATCATTACGAACAGCCCAAACATCGAAGATAACATTATTGGCTGTAGCACTTGTAACCACCAATCTTGTTCCGGGGACTGAATCTGTAACCGTATAGATGTCAGGAGACCACCCCACGAAAGCATCAAACGATGTATCCTGAACGAACAACTTAGCGGCTGAAGGAGCATCTTTTGTCCAACGGAAATCAATTTCGGCAGGATCAATACCCGCATTGATAAGCAGAATCATAAAGAAATTATGGCTAGGCGAATTCTGAGCAAGAACAACCTTGCACCTAACTCCATTCTTCATGCGGAAATCATTAATGGACTTGATATTGTTTCGAGAGACAACCCCATCTCCACCATTTGAGTTATCAATGGCTTGAGCTACAATAGGAATAGTTCGTGAATCCTTTGACAAAGCAGGTGCAAAGAGAGCAATCATGTCCAATGTACCCCACAGAATATGAGAATGCCCACTCGCAAACAAATCTCTTGCCATGACAGGATCATCCACCAAACTAAGCTCAACGAAAAAGCCATACTTCTTATAGAAAAGACTTTCTTCGTTAGCCCCCATTCCGTTATTAGCCATGATGATTCCAGCCCATCCCGGCCATACATTAATAGGGAATTTCACCAAGAGTTTACCGTTCTTGGTTGTTTTGTCATATGAGCTAACTGCCGTAACCGGAGGCATTACGCTATCTCCAATAAGCGAAACTGTATTAGTTCCTGCAAGCAATTTGGAGTTAATATCAACAGCAGTTTTGATTGCCGCCACTACATTACTCCCAAGGTTATTCAACTTATCCTTAAGAGCGTTAATGTTAATTGACGGATTTGAAGTCGGAGCAGGAGGGAACAACTTATCCTTCCACCTATAGCCCCCAATACTCAGTACGGCAATTACAGCCAATGCTACCAGAATTTTACCCTTTAGTGTCATCATATCTATACCCCTTTCTTTGTTACTACTATTATTGTTTGTTTATTTACCTATGCTGTTGCTTCTATCTTTTGACGTTCTACAGGCTTAGACTCCGCTGTAGCTTCGGGAGCTTGAACCCCAATAGAAGCTTTCTGCTTGTACTCATTGAACAGAGCCCTACCACGTGCTTTTCGAGCGTCCTGTTGCATCCTGATATTTGCACCCATTTCTTTTGCAAGATCCATCGTTGCTGTCATTTGACCTTGCCCCTGAACAGACGCTTCACGCATCCTCTGTAATGCGGAAGCTGCTTCTCCACCCACCATCCCTTGAAGCTCCGTAATAGATGCCTTCATCATTTGAGCAACCGATTCCATGTTTCTTGAGACTCGAACCTGAGCCTTAAGAGACATAAACTGTCGTTCGAGCTTTTGAATCTGACGAAGAGATTCCGCAATGATTTCGGTGTTCTGCTTATAGCTTGCGTTAAGCGTTTCCAGTTGTTCTTGGTTGGTTTTTAATTCACCTTCAAGGTTTGCCAACTCTTCCGCATAAATAGAACCGTTAGCCTCATCGTTCTCTTTTATAGCCAACTCAATCAAACGCTTAAACTCGTCTTGCTTATTGGTTTGATCCTTAATTTGCATTCTGAGAAGGATAATCGTAGATTGCAACTGACCATTGGCATAATGAGCCTTGTCAGCTTTCACCTTCTCTTCCCGCAAACTCTTCTCAACAACCGCTTCGTTCATGGCGTCTGTTTCTGTAGATTTCTCTATCCACAAACCCAAAGCCGCAAATACTCTTGCCAATGCCCTTCTAATGCTATCGAACATAATTAACTCCTTTCTTTATTGTTTGATACATTCTATCAGGTTTACAAAAAAATGCAAGTAAAATCGTAATCAATCTTCTCGCTCCAAAAGAATCTTCTCTTTTAGAATGAAATCAAATTTTTCGTTCAACTCCTTTTCATTCGAAGCACCAACAACTGTAGCCCCACGATCCTGAACCGCTTTGAACAAACCAGCATCAATATCAAAAGCTACAAAATGAATTCCGTTTTTAATTCCTTCTTTTGACAAACCATCCATGATAGCATCGGGAGATGGGCCGGCGTTTGATCCACCATCCGTAAGAACCATAATATGTTTGGCTGGAGCATTTTTTATAATCGCAAGTTGATCAGAAGCAAGCTTGATAGCATTTCCAAGGGGAGTACCACCATCGGGAGAAGGAACTTTCCACTTCTTAATAACTTCAGATGCTTTTTTGTTATTATTCGCAATCCCAAATCCCTCATAAAGGACTCTGCCATGATTAAGCAGAACAAGGCCAAGACCAATAGCACGATTCTTAGACATAGAAAGATATTGATCTAATCTGTTCCCAATTGATTCCAGAGCCCGACGAGAAATGGCATCCTTACTTTCGTCTACACCTTTGTCATTTTTAACCGATTGTGCCATACTGCCAGAACCATCCCAAACAATATAGATAGCAATATTGTCTGTCTCCACAGGAAGATCTACGGTTTTAACAGGGGCGGGAACAGAACCCGAACAACCTGCCACCATAACCATTATTGCTGCCAACACTATTGATCTTTTCATTATTTCTCCTTTTCTATGTTTTTTCTACGAATCCAACGACTTACCGAAACATTCCCAATTAGTCACTCTAATTGCTTCTGGATCACCCATTACTTTTCCCTTATCATCCGATGTTTTAACAACGGGGATTCCATTAATACTCCACAGTTTAATAACCATATTAAGAGCAGGAGAATTTGGAAAATCATTGGTAAAGAAGGTTCCAATCCCAAACGAGCAATTAATTACATCCCTGCAATATCTTGAAATATCAACCGCTTTTCTGCAATCCAAGGCGTTACTAAAGATGATCGTTTTTGTCAAAGGATTAATCTTCATCTTTTTATAGTGCGCAACAATCTTGTCTGTAAACTCCATTTCGTTACCAGAATCGCATCGGACACCATCAAAAAGCTTAGCATAACGAAGATCGAAATCCTTAAGGAAGAGATCGGTTCCAAGTGTATCGGTAAGAGCAATACCCAAATTTCCGCCATAGACTTTAACCCAGTTTTCCATCCCGAAGAGGTTGCTATGACGAATTCCAAATAGGGCTTGCATGGCCTGATACCACTCATGGGCCTGAGTTCCTTTGGGAGTCATATTGTTTTGATACGATAGATAAACATTGCTCGTACCAACAAACCGATTGAATGGCTTCATGTTTTCAACAACCATAGCCTGAGCCAAAAAGTCTTTACGTCTACGGGTTCCAAAATCTGTAGTGATGCAGTTCCAATCCTGAAGCTGATTCATTTTTTCTTTAGCCCTATCTGCTTCTCCAACTCTATTCCAATTAGTATCAATAATTTTGAAATAAAGTTCCGAAACGGTTGCCATCAGCTTAACTTCCCACAAAACCGTTTCGCACCAAGGGCCTTCGATATCAATAACTAAATTTTTCTCTTCATTGAGGGAAATCTTAACCTGTTTAGGATTATAGCGGTAATTTCTGAGATAGTCAAAATACCAAGGCTTAAGATATGGGCAAGTCTTACGATACCATTCGATTTCGGATTCACTAATGGCAAATAGCGGGAAAAAGGTGGAAACTTGATATTGCAATGCCTTAAGGAATTCTTCGTTGAATCTTTGTTTGCCCCTGTTGATAAAACGATAATGTGCAATAGCATCGGGAAACAGTTCAAGAATTGCGGCTTGCATTGAAAACTTGTACTGATCGTCGTCAAGCATTGAACGGATTATTGTTTCATTTGTATTCATTTTTTCTCCAATGCTAAATTACTTTTTCAATCTTTAATGCAGCCATTGTAACAGATTAGCGGATAAAGTCAAGAACTGTTTTCAACTATTTTATTTATTTTTTACCAACCTAAAATATAGCTTTTCTATTTTTTTAATAAAATCTTCCATAGAATTATCCCACTTTAGACAATTACACTGGAAACAACATGGTACTATATTGCCCTTAATATATCCCTTATTGCTATCCATTCTATCGATACCTTGATATTTGATTTCTTTTCTAAACTCTTTGCTTTCACCAAATAGAACAAAAGTATTACTTGGACCATCCCCGCAATAATGACAATTTTTATACATAATTTCTCTTACATCTTTTTTGGATAATTGAAGGGGAAACCCTTTTGTCCTTGCCCTTTGTCTTAGCCCGTTAAACATTCTTTTAATTACCTTGCTGTCTGCGTAATCTTGGTCTTCGTATTTTTCTTGATAACGAACAACAGCCCGTTCAATCATGCCACAACTTCTGCAATGAACTACCCAGACACTAAAGATGTCTGGGTTTCTATAGGATAGTTCCTACCCTTTTGAAATCCCATATTGGTTAATGCAAAGTCTTTAACGTTCTTGGAAGCATTAACGTCTCTATCATGCTCCGAACCACACTTCTTACATTTCCATACTCTTTCATCTAATGTGAGTTCGTGATAGACTTCTCCACAAACATTACAAGTCTTGCTGGACGGTTCAAATCTTCCTATCTTTAGAAAATTCTTACCATACCAATCGGACTTGTACTGAAGCATTCGGGTTAAATTGAACCAACCTAAATCTCCTATAATTCTGTTTGTAGGTGCTTGATTTTGACTCTGCATGTTTTTAATAGATAAGTCTTCAATACAAATCGTCTCTACTTGGTTATCGTGAGTCAATTTGTGTGATAGTTTATCTAAGAAATCTTTCCTTTGTCTTGCTATTTTTGCGTGTAACTTACTTATTTGCTCCTTCTTTGATATATGTTTTGTTGAACCCTTTGTTAGTAACTCTAGTTCTTGCTGATGTTTTGCTAGTTTATCTTGAGATTGCCTGAAGTATTTTGGTGATTCGATTTTATCTCCGTTTGAAATCGTCAAGAACATTTTAACACCAAAGTCTATTCCAACGGTCGTACTTTCTTCAACCGCTGGCTTCTTAGGAAACTCTATATTTTGTTCTACCAATATTGAGGCATAATACTTTCCGTCATTTCCTCTTGAAACAGTGCATTGTTTAATATTCCCTTCAAAAGCTCTATCAAATATGCACTTCAATCTATTATCCCTATTCTTGGTTTTAATGAACTTCGGGAGGTAAAGACGATTGTTCTCAAAATCTGGTCTAATGGAGTTAGCTTCAGGACAACAGAACGATTGCTTGTTATTCTTTCTTGACTTAAATTTAGGGAATCCCATGTTAGAACGGAAGAAGTTGGTATATGCGTTGTCAAGATTTCTGATAGTTGCTTGTAACGATTGACTGCCTATTTCGTCTAGCCATTCATGTTCTTTTTTTAGTTCTATAAGGCTATTAGCTAAATCTACCCATCCAATAGTTTTTTTAGTTTCCTTGTAGTGAGTAATCTTCTTTTGAAGGAAGTGATTATAGATGAATCGACAGGAGCCAAAGTGTTTTTCAAGCAAAACTCTTTGTCCTTTATTTGGATACAATCTATATTTGTAAGCTAGTAATTTCATACTACTAATCTTCTTCTATAACTATTTAGTCTTTTCCTCTAATTATTTTTGGATATTTTAGTCGCTTACATCCACGACACTAAAGATGTCGTGGTTTTACGCTCCCAGAATAAACTTTCTTTTTGCCATTTTTTAATTTTCGACGCCAATACCCTCTTTCTATTTTACGAATTTTGTTACAACGATCACATTTTACATATTTATATTCTCTACACTTTATTTTTTCTAAATTTTTCATTTTACCCTTTAAAATAGACAAGCTCCTAACAGCTATCTTTGACGGCGGCTAAACCATTTCAAGACAAGACCATTAAGAGCTTATCACTATATTTCTATTTTAAGGTTTAGCCGCCTTTCATAACATTATACAAGAATTTAACAGAAAAACCTCTATTTCTATCCATCATCATTTCTTCCCCTTATACTCTAAGTATTTTCCGTGATAATCTTCATAAATTACTTCTTCGGAAGATTGCGCCTCTCCAATTTCAAGACCGTTTTCCTTACAAAGGATTACGAAATCAGCAGGAGAAATACTGTCAAAAGTCAAAAGCTGGTCAACCGTAGCTTTTAAAATCTGACTATTCCTAGTTAAAATATCATTGGCATCACTTCTGCATTTTTTCATAATGGTTTCAATAAGATTGTTTGTCCCTTCCACATCATTATTCAATAACTCCATTTCTGTGGAAACCGTGGAATCATAATTGCTCATGGCCCACTTACGAATCATACTTCCTGCACGTTCAGTCGCATGCATTAAATCGGATTCGTTCCCATTGGTTACAGTATCGCTACCAAAAATAATGCGTTCCGCTTCTGTCCCAGCAAGAAGAACCGTGATTTTCTTAAGAAGCATACTTTTGGAGTTACATGTGCTTAGCGTATAAACAAAACCTTCGGCCTCATTAGAAGCAGGGGTAGCCATAATTTGACTGGGCGACATTTTAAAAAGATAAGCAAATGCTACGGCGTGTCCTCCTTCATGAACCGCCGACATTGCCCTTCTGTTATTGTTTTGCCCACGTTCTTTCTTGAGCTTGTCTAGAGTCCCCATGTAGGGAGATTTGATAACAGCTTCACCAATTTCAACTTCTATTTTTTCAGTCTTATAACTAAGCTTCACCATGGTCTTTTCGTTTATAATTGCTTCCAAAAGAAAGTTCGGCAAAAGTGTTTCGAGAATTTCTGATATGGTTGAAAATACAGGCCGGGTTCCTTGAGTGGGGAAAACGCCATTGTCATAAATCAACTTATTAATTGATTTATCTACAACCAAATCAATTCCCGCCGTAGCCTTAACCCTCTCGATGATCCCTGCGATTTTTCTTTCAATAATCACTTCAAAAGAATTTTTGCTGAGAGAGGGGTAAATGATATGACAGTTTCCCATACGAGAAATTTGTTCGGGGCGAAACCTTTTTGATAACGCTGCTTTAATATCCAAAATGTTAATCTTTTTAGACATATTGTGTAGGATATCGGCATCTACATCAACTTCTTTTGAATCCTTTGTAAATCCGTAAGCATCATCTAAGTTGCCAGAAATAAAGATGAGACATTTCGTGTAATCTTCTTCTTCATAAATAGATTTACTGGCTAACCTTTCCATAATAATTTCTTTCTTCTTAGTATCTGTCCAAAGAGCTATTTCCTCAAGCGATTCATTAAGACGAAGTAAACTTTTGAAATAATTAAGCTGGTAAAAATTGAATTTACCATCATCGTCATCCTTAAAATAGGGTTTGGTCTTTATATCTGGAGAATCAAAAAGATCACTGTCATCATCATCGTCATCTGATAAATCTTGACCAGACACTCTGGAAGTTACCGGAACTCTTGCTATGACATCCTTTTTCTGATAATCCCATAACATATTCATAAGACTCTCCACTTCTACTTGAAACGGAAGCTTGCCATCACTTAGAAGAGTCCAAACGTCCTTGAACTTGTAATCGTGGATATCTTGTCCCTGTTCATCAATAGTTCTAAATCCCTGAACTTCGTCTAACAATATAATGGCCGGACTACCAGATTGGATATTCGTATTCTGTCTAAGAATAGCTGCAACACTAGGACTCCAAGGATAAGTTGAACATCCTTTGTTGGAAATAATAATCTCACAAAACTTGTCTGGAAATCCAAGAATTTTAACCAATCTACGAACCAAATCTGTCTTGCCCACTCCGGTTGGTCCAAAAAGACATACAATAGCAGGACGAGTAAGAAGCTCAGGAAGGCAATACCACGTTTCAATGTTCTTGATGATCTTATCAATAATATCATCCAGTCCAACAAAATGAGCCTTCAGTTCTATTGCTGCCTTATCTAGAGTTGCCTTACGTTCTTTAATTCTATCAGCCAATTTTTTGATATCAAGTTTATCCATATACTCCTTGTTTATCGTTCCAGTTTCTGAACGTAATAAAATCTGTAAAATGATCCATATTTAGTCCCGCTTCTACCCCTAAGAAACCCAGTAACTTCTGTGTATGTGTTACTATGTGGAAAATAAAAGTCACATTTGCATCTTCCTAAGCCATACATCTTATTATGTTCGAAGATTTTCCCTTCTGTCTTATATTTTAGATACATATAAGCTTCTGCAACAGAATGGCAGAATGTTCCATCTTGAAGGACGATACCCTGAGAACAAAGGGGGCAAGAACTTGTTGTGTTCCTGTGGTATATCTTTGCTTCGTATTCATGCCCGTTTGGACAGATCCACCAAACTTTATACTTGCTGTTGGGAAGAACGCCATATGGAGTTATGCCTTTATTTCTGGTTGGATGCCATTCTTTTGTCAACTCTGGATTTTGAGTCGCCAGACAGTTATCTATACATGCCATATGATTTGAACAATACGGACATCCCCTAGTATTTTTGGTTCTGTTCCCGACAGAAGATTTCCACTGATGTCCCTTTGAGCATATCCATTTATATTTCTTGGAAGAAAACGGTAATACGTCATACGGACTACATTTATTTTCAAAAGACCACTCAAGTACTAGCTCTGGAAAAAGATTACCCAAACAATTTTCTAGGCTTACTATCTTATTTTCGCAATATGGACATCCATATCCACCATATCTATTGTCTACTCTCGCCATCCAAGAATGACCACAACTGCATTTCCACCAAACCTTTTCTTTACTCCATACCGATATTTTAGATGGATCTAATTCATTTTTAGCATCATCCCAATCAATATATAACTTAGAATTCTTAACATATTCTCGTTTCATTTTCGCAGTCTCCAAAAAAGTAGGCCCAAACCAATCACGAGACTGCGAAATCAAGAAGTGACCAGAATGGACCTACAAATTTTTCCTATTATATAAGTTTCGCAGTCTTATATAATATTTCTACGTAGAGACAGTTTCATCCTTCAATCAATTTCAGAAAATCTTCCTGAGTAATAATTGGGACATTTAGCTCAAGTGCTTTTTGGTATTTCCCTTTCATTGTCTCCCCATCAAAGACCAATGCCGTCAATTCTTTAGATACAGAAGCAAGTTTACCACCATTCTCTCCGACCATTCTTTCCATAGTATTTCTATCGGGCGAATCAAAGGAACCCGTGAAGCAGAACTTTTTCCCTGCCAATTTATTACTGGCCTGAGCAACCTTTTTAATGCTGACATACTTCAGAAGAAGCTTAATTTCTCCACGACGAGCTTTCCAAGAAGTAATGAAGCTGTTTGCCTTAGCTTGACCAAATCCGCTAATTTTCAAAAGATCGTCAACCGTCAATTTGTCAATATCATCAATGGAAGGAGCAATATCAGAAATGTCTTTTGCACTTGTCTGAATATTCTCAATTCCCAATGCCCGAATAAAAATAGGTAGCGAAACTTCCGTAACCGATTTAATACTTTCCAAAAGGTTATCGTAAGTCTTCTGCCCCATTTGAGACTTAAGATATGCATACTTACGGAAAGGATGTTCTGTTGCCCTATCGTTATCAAGCATGTAATACATTTCAGCAATATTGGAAACAATTTGCTTCTTGTCCCAAGCCATTTCCTCTTTATCGGTCAATTTTGAAATCGTCCCTGCCCCAAACCCCTTAACGCCAATTTCCTTGAACCAATAATCAATCTTCTTGTTAAGCTGTGTCGAGCAATTGTAATTCTTGCAAACCAATTCAACCTTGTTATCATCCCAATCAATTGCCTCTCCGCAAGCAGGACATTTGGTGGGGATATCAATGGTCTTATTTCCCATCTTCTTTACTTTAACGATTTGGGGAATGATATCGCCCTTCTTCGCAATTAAAACGATACTGCCAATCTTAATTGCGTCTTTACCAACCAACGCCCCAAAATTATGAAGCGTAGCCCTTGTCATCATGGCTCCACCCAATTCAACGGGCTTCAGAATTCCAACAGGCGTAAGCTTACCTGTTCTACCAACTCCAACTTCAACGCCAATCAATTCCGTCTCTTTTTGTTCGGGCGGAAATTTTACAGCACGATTTGATTTAGGCTTTCGTCCACCTGCAACAGAGCCCATTTTCTTTGCCTTTTTAATATCGTTTAACTTAACCACGATTCCGTCAATATCATAATGGAGCATATTTCTATCAATCGCATCCATGTAATATTGAACAGCCTTGGCAATTTCAGCATATCCAATCCCAGTTTTGGTTCTTTTGGTTGATTTGATAAGAGTGGGAAAACCCAGCTTATCCAAAAACTCATTCTTCTCAACTTCCGTATCAAAATCGTGTCGGCAAATTTCATAAGCAACAAATCGAAGCCCCTTCTTGCGGGTTTCTTCGGGGTCTTTTTCGTTCATGGCTCCCGCTGTAAAGTTTCTCGGATTCTTGTATTCTCCACCAACCGAAGTATGCCATTTCTTATAAAAGTCCTGTCGGTTCTTATGGCACTCTCCACGAACTTCAATCTCGTCCTTAAAGGGGATCGTATGTTGAACCCCTTCTACCGTCTTGGCCTTTTCGGTAACATCAATACCTGTAATTCCATCCCCTCTCGTAAGAGCTTGAACTAATTTACCGCCCTTATAAAGAAGACCAAGAGAAAGACCATCCACCTTATGTTGAAGAACGAAAGAGGCATCCTTTAGATCGGGATATTGAGATCGAAGCCATTGTTCAAACTGTTCAACCGAAAGCGACTTACTAAGAGACCCCATAGTAACCTGATGGGGAACATCTTGCCCCTGAATGGCATCTACGGCAATACCACCTACTTCATTGAAAAAGTCATTGCCGGGTTCCAAAGCTTCGCATTCGTAATACTCCTGATCGTAGTCTTTGTCGGAAATAGGCGAATCTCCATTGGACTCATAACGTTCGGCGCAATAACGCAAAAATCCGATACGATCACCAATTAGGGCCGACTTATCAACTTTCTTTTGCTTCGAGAAATCTTTCATAGTATCTCCTTTTACTTGCTTAATTATACAATCTTTTCCCATCGTCAATGAAGATACTGTAACAGAAATGCAGACAAAAAGCAAGCATAAAAGATAAAAAGATTATCTATAAAACCTTACAGATAATCTTTTTATATCCAGCTATATATCAACTACTTACTGCTTAAATTAGATTTTGATGTTTTTTATAGTTTAACAAAAGATGGGCTCCACGGTTCTGTTTCTGATATTGTAAATGGTGTTTGGTTAATAAGTCCGCTTGTAAACTTTGAACTATCCATCTTTAACCTTGATTGCTTTTCTGCTTCCGCTATACTCCTTGCCCTGCTCACTATTCCTATTGTTATTACTGATTGGAAATAACTAATGTAATTATTAGGTTCTCCATCATGTTTGATCTTTATCCGATTCCTAGTTACTGACATAATCCTATCTCCTTTATTTTCTTGCTACTTCCTAATACTATTGTAATTGAAAACCGGAAAAAATCAACTACTTTTTAGTATTTTTTAACAAGGGATTATGTCCACTACCGTAAGTTCAAATTTAGAATAAGGCATACTAGAATTGGGAAGACGCTGAGGAAATGAAAACATAATGTTAACCTTTTTCCCTTCCATTTCGGTTCCACATAGAGCATGAAATGTTTTGAAGGTGTAAGGTATTTTTGTCCCATTTTTTTCAACATTAAACTTCATTAAACGCCAACCCTTATTCTTGTCAAGAAAAGATATATCTGTAATAATTGCATTGGATAACATAAAAATAGGTTCGTTGTTATTTTCGTCACAATATGGATAAAGATGTTGACACAAAACTTTTGCCGTTTTAGGGGTTATAGCATCTACAGTTAATTTACCATCGTAATACTGAATAGGATCTTCCGTGATGTGGTGCCTGTCATAAATGGTTTTACATGCCTTGTTAAATATTTTATTTGCTTTTTTAAGACAATTTATCTTTAAGGTAACTCCTGCCGCCGAAGCATGACCCCCATAAGTTTCAAATATTTCAGGGCATTCATCGAGAATTTCTTTTAAATTAACGCCGGGGATAGTCCTGCCACTTCCTTTCCAAACACCGTTATGTTTCCCTACAACAATAGAAGGTTTTTTGTAAAGATCAACTAATCGGGCGGCTACAATACCTACTACTCCAATATGCCACTGATCATTGGAAATTAATATTCCGTGAGAAAAACTTCCATTGCCCATCTCTACAATTGCCTTGGCTTCTATCTCTATTTGTTTTTGAACATCTTTTCTTTCATCATTATAGGCCAAAATATATCCTGCCATTTTATCAGCAGAGGCCATATCTCGTTCTACCATTAAGCCAAAGACAAGATCGGGATGAAACATTCTACCAACCGCATTTATTTTGGGAGCTATTTGGAACGATATATCTTCTTGGGTTACAGAAGATGAATTTATTCTGGACTGTTTCAAAAGAGCAGTTAATCCAGAAGCGACAACGTTATTCAGTGCATATTCGGTCAATCCGTTTTTAACTATGATTCTATTGTCACCAATGATAGGGCTGCAATCGGCTATGGTTCCTATTGCGGATAACGATAAGTATTCTATTGGATTAACTTTTTTCGTAAACCATCGAACTCCTCTTATAAATTGGAACATTTCTCCGCAAGTACACATTTCACAATTTCCGCCCAAATGCCAAGATATTATCGCATCGGCATTGTTTACAGCATCTTTATTAACCGAATGGTGATCAATTATAATAATTTTGCATCCAAACAAAGATTTAAGTTCTTCTATTTCCTTAACACTATTCGTTCCACAATCGAGCACAAACAACAGGTTTATTTTCTTATCCTTGTTCTTATTTTTAATTTCCTCAAGAGACCTATGGTTTAGTCCGTATCCGTGATCTAATCTTGACGGCAGCAAACAATTACATTCAACCCCAAAAGTTTTGCATAATTCCATAAGCATCACGCTAGATAGAATTCCGTCCACGTCGTAATCTCCCCATGAAGCAACAGATCCCTTATTATTTACCACTTCTAAGAATATTTCAACAGCCTTTTCTACGTCGTGTAATGAAAATGGGTGAGAAAGGTCATTATATTTTGCAGATAAAAAAACATCAACGTCAACGGCGGCAACATTCCTCTGAGCAATAAGTCGGGCCAACATTTTATGATAGCCGCACTGAATCAATTCTTGCTCTTTCGCTTTATCGTATGGTCTTTGTTTCCACATATTTATTATGTCCTAAGAATTCTGCCCATCCATTCCATTCATTTTTGTAAACTTTTTGTGGATTTATAGGAATATGACAATAGCCCTTGGATCTTATATGTTTTTTCCATTCGCTATCATTTTTTAAATGTAATGATATGGCTAACGTCCTTGCTTTTTTCATTGAAACAAACTTAGTTTTCAAATAATTGCTTTTTATTTCTCCAATACCATCAAATCGTTTATATTTTTCAACCAATTTCAGATTGCTTTCATTATACATATACTTCTTTAGTCTTCTAGCGTCGTTTATTCCACAAGTGAGTTGATAGTTCCATGCCGTATGTCTAAAACAAACCCCATTTACGGTTTTATCTTTTTCTTTTTCTTTTCTTCGCCTGATATATCCATAAAACCCATCTATGTTTTCCCTAAGAATATTTAAAAGACCATAAATAAAAATTTTGCTGCCAGAAGTGAAATTTGCGACATAATTAATTTTTTGTATTCCACTTTCTTTTGTTCTTCTAGCATCTTTGGACATGCAAATACAACCATCGCCATCAAAATAACCTCTTACAAAATCTGGCAAAAGATTTTTTGGAATTTTAGGAAACGTTACATCTAAGCTCTTTCTTTCTTTTCCGCCTAAGGAAACTATATCATTCACAATTTCTCTAGATTGTATTTCAAACTGGCATACTCCCCATTTTCTTACCTTAATTGGGTAATTAGATCTCATGACTCTAAGTATTTTTTGTAAAATATATTTTCTGGGTTTCCCTTGCGATATACAAAATTTATCTTTATATATCCATCCGTCTGCCCACCAAAAACCCAATATATAAGCCATATCGTGCGACCATGTTTTAAAGAAATTATGGTTGGCATCATACTTTCTACATGTTTTTCTCTCTCCACCTAGCCAATCTCTCATCCCTTTCCAATCTTTTCCATACACTTTACGGGGAACAGATGGAATTTTCTCATTAAAACTTTTACTTTTTCTCCAATCCCTTAACTCATCTTGGTTCTGCAATCTCAATTTTCTAACAAATCTTCTAGCTCGTTCAAAATTCCAAAACCTACTCTTTATCTTGTTTCTTTTTACCATTTGTTAACTCCCCATAAGTGTTCCTAATGAATTTTCTTATGAATTTAGACATATTAACACAGTGGTCGTTTCTAAGAAATTCAACCATGTTGTTTTCTTCTTTGGTAATTCTAACACAAATGCTATGATTTTTAATGTCTTCTTTCATAATTTTACCTCACTTATGTGATTCTATAAATGTAATGCAAATTCCTGCTTTTATTATACGTTTTCTTCCTTAGCTTTGTCGTATGTTTTTAATTGCCACATGGAGATATTATACAGTAATTTGAAAGGATATTCTGCGTAGTTTTATGAAAGAATATCTAACTATGAAAATTAAATTATCCAAATCTCAGTGGGAATCAATGGGAAAGCAAGCGGGTTGGATGCAAAAAAAATCTCAAAATACTAGAGAATTTTATCACGGAACCAGCTCTGGCCCAAATAATGAAAAAGTTATATCGTTTAAAAACGGGATAAACCAATCTGTCGCTCAAGGATATGGTCAGGGATCTGGCTTTTATGTGTGGTTGAATAAAAATAACGCCATTAATCATTCTCAAGAATTTTCTAAGGGTGGGTATCCAATGATCGTTTCTATTCAAGCAGAATTATCTCCTCAAAATTTTGATTTGGATCACGAGGTTATGTCTTCAATGACTGGACAATTCATATACGACACATGGGACAACTTATTTAAGAGAATTCCTGAAAATTATGTAAGTGTAGAAAGAGGTACGCTAAATATTAATAAAAGTAGAAAAGTAGTAGAAAGTAATGTGATGGTTTTTAGCTTTGGCAATGGAGGAACTAAAGCGTTAAGACCGTCAACAGAATCAGATATAGGAGCTGGAGAAATATTTGGGTCTATTTTCAACGCTATTCAAAAACTGTTCCCGCAACAAACATCGGATTTTGAATTAAAAGCATTTAGCCAAGTGGTGAACAATACTAACGCAGCTTTAAAATATGTTGGTAGCCAAACGTTAATCCCGTCAAAAATTGAATGTTTTATAAATAATCAGTGGATTGACGTTACAAACCAAAATATGCCTCAACAGGTTCAATCGCAACCAACACAACCAGCACAATCTAACCCATTAGCACCCACTACGCCACCAACAACTTAATTTTACGGTATAAATTTATTTCTCTTGACCTAAATACAATTCTTTTTATAAACTTTAATAATGGCTTTTTTGTATTGCGATAATTGTGGCTCTAACCCATAAGTAGCAATAATATGTGGTTTTTTATTTAAGATATCAATCGAATCGGAAAATCTTATTTCTATAAAATTAGCTGATTCTAAATCATTAATCATATTTCCCTGTAGTTCTGTTGCGACCCTATATTGATCTATTTTCTTCTTCATAATTATTCCTTTATTTTATAACTTCAATACGTGTTTACAAAAATTACTTTATGGAGATATTATACAGTAATTTCTATATTGCTATCAATTTTATCATTCCGTGTATGTTTTGTGTTGTATAATGTAAGAGTGAAAAAGAAGAACCGAAAAGCCATTAATAGGTCTGGAACTGAGGCCTGTTGCGTTTGTAAAAATATCGACTTTCTTCATACCCATCATATCAACGGAAGAGACATTCCCAACTCTGACCACGCTTCAAATCTTGCGGATTTATGTCCTTCGTGCCATAATCGGGTTCATATGGGGGAAGTCATTATAGAGCGTTGGGTTATGACTTCGGCAGGACATGAATTGATATGGCATAAAAAGGGGGAAACAGGTCTTACAGGCGACAATTCTTCACCCTATGTTATTCCCTAGTTAATTCTCTATACAATGCTTCAATTTTGCCTTGGTCAACCGAATGTGGAATTGTGGAAGTTTTATATAGTTCTTTGAGATTTTCCATTCTCTTTTCCACCTCGTCCATTAGCTCTTCATACTGGAATTCTCCATTACGAATCTTCATAAGGTAATCTCTTTGTTTTCCTTCAAATCTAACAAGAGGGCATCCATGAGTAAGAATATGCTCACCCGAAATTAAAAGTCGAAAAGTATGCATCATATTTTTAGCATCCCACTTCATGACCTTATTATCATGACCTATCCATCTATTAGGATTTTTGTTATCTACCCACTCCTTATACTTTCTATGTTGCTGTAGGGCTTTTTCGTATTCGTTTTTATTATAGATCAAAATACCATAAAACTTATCCCACTCATCATCAATAGGAATACTTTCACATACCAACATATCATCCCCACGAAATACTCCTTTAGCTTGTTCTCCATAGTCATATAATCTATAAGTATCAGAAACGTGCTCTAATCCCGCTGCATGAAATCTACTTAAATCAAGACCAGATTTACTTAACGGCATAGGTCTCATGGGAAAAATAGCAGAGAAAATATCAATATGTCTAACCCCCATAAAAAATGGAGATTTAATTACATGACAAAAATCTTCTTTAATAGGCTTTTTGAACATTTCTGGGTGATTAATCATTTTATTTTGACCCGTCGCCTTTTCACATTGAGCCCTTGCATAAGCTATATGTGTAAAGAAACATTTTTTGGAAATAAAAAGATCTCTATATTTAATTAGCTCATCCATTTTTACTGTTTTAATATTGACACAATTATCTGGAATCCATAAAAGTTCTACGCAATTTGGATTTGATTTTTGTAATAACTCAAAAATTCTTTTTAGGCTGTAATAAACAATATCGTGTTTCTCGTCATTAATTTGCCCCGATGGTTCTGAAAGTCCAAGATATTCTAAAGAAGGGTTTATATATAGGCCACGAGTATCAAAATCAGATTTTTCTGGAAGATGAAGATTATATGCCCTACTACCAGAGACACATTCAAAAATTATACGATCTGAATATTTAAGTTCATTAAGATTCATAAGTTTTTGTGAGCGGAAACCCCGACATCTTCAGTGTCGTGGGTAAGCGAACATCTTTTGATATTTTCTTCCGCTTCTCTCCTTTGTCTTATATTATACTCATTATCTGCCAAAAATCAAGGAAAAAGAAAATTAAAATATTTTCACTTTCTTAGAGGATTTTAAAAAGTTTCATAGAACTAATAAGACATAACAAAACTATGAAAGTTCTTAAAACATATAAACTAAAACTTGATGGAGATTTTTCTAACATTTCTTCCGTTTCTAATTCCTATCTCCAAGCTATAAACTGGATGTCTGAAATTATATATAACAAACATAAATCTTCTTCAATCAAAGATGTAAAACCTGATAACCCCAATAAACTATCAAAAGAATATTACTCCGTCATTAGAGAAAAATTCAAGCTGACTAGTCAACTAACACAATCCCTCTTCCGTCATCTTATGGGAACTTATTGGTCTATGAAATCTAATGGAAACTGGGAACTAGCTATATATAAGAAACCTACTATTCCCGTATGCTGGAAAAGAGATTTTAATGTTTCAAATAGAAATGGACTTACAATCTGGAGAAACAAATTTTCTTATAAATCTAAAGAATTACCCACTGGAAGCTGGAAAGATTCTAAAATAAAACTAATCAAAGAACAATGGTATCTTATACTTACAATAGAGCTTGAATCTAAGGAACAAAAAATCGAAGGAAGCATTATTGGGGTTGACAGAGGAATTAAAAATATTTTAGTTGCCACAAACTTGTCTACAAATAAAACACTATATATAAAGGGAGGAAAGTTAAATCACAAGAGAAAGTGCATTAGACAGACTAAAAGTAAAGTTGCTAGTGTTGGTACTCAATCCGCTAAGAGATTATTAAAAAGACTTAGTGGAAAAGAGAAATCCGTAACACAAGAAATGCTACATATTGCTTCAAAAGAGTTAGTAACATTTGCCGAGTCTCAAAATGCAAAAACAATAGTAATGGAAAAATTAACTCATTATCGCAAAAACCAAAAGAACCAAGGAAGGGTATTAAATAGGATGAAGCATTCTTGGCCTTATGCAAAAGCTGGATTCTTTATTGAATATAAGGCATTGGATAAGGGCATGGAAGTCAAGTATGTAAATCCTAGAGATACTAGTAGAAGTTGTCCTAAATGTGGCAATGTATCGAAAGAGAATAGAAATGGGTTAATGTTCTGTTGTGTTTCTTGTGGCTATAAAGACAATTCTGATCGTGTTGGAAGTATTAATATTTCTATGCGATCTGTTCTTCTAAGGCAAGCCGAGGAAGAACGAGCCTCAATCAATAGGCTTAAAGTAACAGAGAGTAATCTTTAGTTACAAACCCAATGATCTTTAGTCATTGGGTAGTTGATGAGGGATTATAACAGAAACAATAAGGAAATCAAGCTTTAAATAGGGCGAAATGCTTTACCTGAGAAATGTAGTTTTTCGACAAACATTTGAAGGCGTGATTTAGGGGCCGTAAAAAGTAACCCATTATCTTTTTCTTCTACTTTAATTCCATACTGACGAGCTACAGACCCAACAGTTCCTAGAACATCTCCATGGGTTTTTACTCGCATATCTATTAATGTTTCGTAAGGTGAAATTCCGCACCAAACCGATAATGTAGGTTGCTTTTCCATGATATTTATTTCAAAAGAAGGTAGTTGAATCCCTTCTTATGAAAAATTTACTATGCGTCGTTCTTCTAAAAAGAAAAAACACAAAAGAGACAGTAAAAATAATCTCTATAAAATAACCCATCGACTCTACAATGAAATTAGAGAAAACCCAGAAGCCTTAAAACTTAAAAAATTACGTGGATATCAAGGCGAATACGACATGACAACAGAAAATATTCTGGTTGATTACCGCAAAATGTTTTTCCCAACCCTTATCCATGAGTATTTTCACAAATGGAACGAAGAAAAAAATGAAACTTGGATTCTTAATAAGGAACGCACAATCATCAATAGCATATCCGTAAGGCAAATTGTCAATCTCATTAAGATTTTAGCTATGTCTCTATCTAGCAGAGAAAAATAACTATTCAACGTGAGAAATCTTTTTGTCCCATTCTCCTAATTCAACAAGAGTATCTTTAACGATCAACCAATCACTCATGCCCTCAAATCCAGCTTTATCTTCAAGCATGATATCTAAATACATTTTTTCAGAAAAATCACATAGCTCATTATTTTCGCATTCAGGGTTGCAATTAACATAATCAAATCTTATGTGATATTGGTTAATCCAACTCAAAATATCATCAATAGCTTCCGCATGGCTGGAAGTATAAAGAATTATACACATATCTTTACGATTAGTAAGCCACCTAAGTACTTCTTCTGCATGGGGATACATACATCTTCCATCGTTATTCCGTGTATAGGTTCCGGGAATTATAACGTCATGAAGATCGATGGCCCAGTACATAGGATATTTCCAATTACCATGCTCGTCTTTCTTTTCACGCTTCTTTTTTTTGTCAAAGGCTCTAACAATAGCATTTTTAAGCGACATGTTTTTCCTCCTGTTCCCATTTATTTTTGACCCATACAATACATGAACGGGTTAATCCTGTCAATGAAATTATTTCATCAACATCAAAAATGCCTGCACAAAGATATTTTCTTATCAATTGTTTTCGTTCATCTGCTATTTCTTTCCTAGATTTCACTTCAGTATTTATATTCACTTTTGACCATTTTCTAGACATTATGGGCAACTTAAATTCAATAGCCTTCCGCTTCATTGCCTTAATTAACCTAACATCTGGAATTTCCCACTTAACAGCCCTGTCTCGTTTTTCTAATGGCATATTTTCATAATGAACAATTCCAATGTGTTTTGCTTTTGAATTCTTTTCCAATCCAAAATATCCATACAAGAATGGCTCGAATTGTTCAAATATCGACATCCAAGCTTTGTAGGCCGTATAGGTTACAAAAGGGAATTTACCATTTTTTTGCTGCTTTAACATAATGCAACCGTCTCCATCCGTATAGCCAACAATCAAGCAAAACAGTTCGTCAGGTTTCAAAGAGAATAGTTTTGTTGGAGGGTTATAGGTTTTAACTTGTGACGATTCTAACCCCATCTTATCCATCAGGGTTCTAATGGTGACTATATCGTTAACATGAACACCCAATGCATCATGCGTTTCGTCTTTTACAACGACATTAACTGTTGCATTTATGAATTTTGCAAACTTTCGCACAGATGACAAATCTTTCCTTGCCAATGTAAACTTCAATGCGTTATACTGCTTATCGTATTTTTTGCTTTTATCTCCACTAAAGCATCCATCGGCTAGAATAAATCCTATCCAATAATAAGATTCTGGTGAATTATCTAATATTCTTTTTAGATTGTTATTGGTTGTTTTTTCTACTGGCCTTACTCGATACTTATTCATTCGTGCATAAACATTCGAATATTTCAGATTTAATTCTTTTGCAACATCTGATGGGGATTTTGTCTTTAAAAGATCAAGAATCTTTTCATCTATGGATTTTATTTTCACCCAATGTCCACTTCGGCTTAATCCATAATGCCTTGCTGTGGTATTGATTCCATTCCAACTTCTATTTGGGAACAAACTAATTAACGCCTGTTTACTTTCTGTTGGGAACTTTTCTTTAAGAAGCAGTAAATCTTCTTTAGACCATCGTGATTTAATATACGCTGTATTATTCATGGCATATTATTCTATATTCATTGTAATATTCCTGCATAAATTTACAAAAATATTTTTCGCCATTTTGCCAGTACATTCGTGGCCACTTTTCCCATCCCCTCTTGATTTTCTTTTCAAAGGCTCTTTTTATAGCATGTTGAAGCATTGTATTCTCCTATTGTTTCGAGCATTGTAACAGATTGGGAAAGAAAGTCAAGGGAAATCAATCTATGTCCCAATTCTGCTGACCGCATATGGGGCACTTCAATTGATCTTTTTTGGCCTTAAATTCATCATATGTTTTAACTAGCATTTTTCGAATTCTTTTGGCTCTACGCTCTAATTCCCAAGCCACATAATCAGTTCCAGTGCAATAAGTTTTTCCTTTATCATCTATGTGCATTGGAATAAGAAGATTTTCTCTAAAAAATGATATGTCAAAATATAGTTTTTCTATCATTAAATCTTGGAACCAATGCATATCTTGGTTAAAATTAACTGGATTATAATATTTATCCCAGAAATCATCTTGAGACCAATGACAATTTTTTGTGTGACAGTGTAAATAAGCCATAATTCTCCCTTTATTCCAACCATTTAGGAATTGGCAAACCGCTTTTTGTTCTAACTACTTCGGCAATAGAAGATAAACGATCTTCTGATTTAGAATGATATTTAGGAGACATTTCTATACCTATGTAATGCCGCTTCATTTTCTTAGCAACCGCACAACTTGTTCCACTTCCTGAAAAAGGATCTAAAACAATATCGTCTTCGTAGGTAAGTTGATCTATTAACCTACAAGGAAGTTCTTCGGGAAAGCAAGCTGGATGATCGTACTTTTTCATCATTTGTCCTTCGCAAGGGAAAGACCATAATGCTCTTGAATTTCTGATAAAGTTTTCTTTAGATACGGTTATTTTAGACTTATCTCCTTCGTGCTTTAGTGTTCCTTTACTAACAACAATGATAAACTCGAATTGTGTAGGGAAAGATGGGCAGGAGGGACTTTGCCAAGACCCCCAAGCGGTAGAAGCTCCTATTTGATTTTTATCCCATACTATTGTGGTCATCATTTGAAAGGGTTTATAAATTTCTGGAGCATCTTGCCAATCATTTCCGCTATCAACAACAAAACAACCACGACAGATTTCCCTAGTTAACATATGGGTAAAATCTGCATGGGATGGAACAGAACCATTGGCTCCATCTCCAATGTTTATACAAAGTCTACCCCCAACCTTAAGAACCCTATTGCATTGATAGAATAATTTCTTCATCCAGTTCAAATAGTCTTCATAAGGCATATTATCATCATAGGAATCATAGCTATCAACTTTGTGCTTATTACCCACTCCCAATGAAACGTTGTACGGAGGACTTGTAACAATAAGGTCAACAGAACAGGCCGGGATAGAGGGCATAACATCTTCCCATTTGCCAAGGTGAATTTTATCAATTATTTCTTCTATAGTTTTCATATTACCCACAGCGATGTATCCAAGATGCCATTATTTACTTTATTCAAGTAAATAAGCATTTCGTTCCATTCAGAAAAGAAATGGTGCTCCTTAATAAACGTTGCCATCCAAGGGTTAAAATCATTTAACTGCTTTTTTTCATACTTAAGTAAAATTACTTTTTTCTCAAAAGTCGCAACCACCAATTCATGAATACTACCCACCATAGGAACTAATGGATCGTAGTTAAATATAATAAAATCGCAATGATCTACCATCCTTAGATCACATCTGACAATCGGCCAAAACCCTCGTTTAACCTCTCCCCAGTCTCCTGAATTAACTAGGTCTCGAAATTTTTGTTTGTTTTTACCCACTTCGCTGAGATCAACACTCCCGTTTACTATTTTTTTACATGGATCAAGAACTTCCATACCATAACGATATAACGATGGTGTAATTTCATCTCGCCATATTGTCCCATCATCGTTAACCGAATGGATGGGGCCGGTCAAATAAACTTTTTTACCTTTTAAATAATTCATATAGCCTCGATTGTAGCAATATTGTTAAGTTCTAATTCCTGTTTCCATTCATTAAATTCTTCTTTTGATACCATGGAATATAGATTATTATGAAAAGGTTCTATTTTTGCTCTTCCTAATGTTTTCGCCTTATCGCTAACATCTTTTGCTTCCTTCAATCCCATTCCTGTTCTTCTTCTGACCGCTCTTATAAAATCTATTGGCTTTAAAACTGATGTAACCATTATACAAAAATCACATACATAATGTCTTGGATCTGGTAAAACAACTGTATTGCACATAATTGGAAAATTAAGTTCTAATAAATGAACTTCTCCTGTAACTTCCCTAATAGCCTTCCTTTCTTCTATTCTGCCATCCCCACCACAATCTAAGCTACCCCTACCTTTAGCTGCTTTTTCGGCCTGATTTCTTTCTGTAAAAACTCCTATTAGATGTCCGTTTCCCACGTTACCATAATCCCCATATACAGCTAAAACATCTATTATTTGATTCATATTTTGATTCATATTTTGCTCTCCTAACAGGCTAGTTAACAGATTTGAAACGTTTCGCATCAGGGTTCTTGTCGTTCTGATGATATTTAAATTGATTGCAATTATTGGCATTACTAAGAGTAAATGGACATTTGAATTTCGAAGAATCTTCCGTGTCCTCGTCAAATAATTCGTCAAATACTTTTTCTGCACAAAGGAGGCCATACGTTTCATCGTCCAATTGATGACTGCAAAAAGTATGAGGACTATCCCAATACCCATAAGTGTTTTTGTCTATAAATTTCATATTTTGCTCTCCAATCTGGCTCCACCGCTAATCTCTATTAACACTGATTTTTCTTGGAATTCTTTTAGATTATTTGCGCCAGAATAAGAGAATGAAGATTGGAGATTTTCTTTAATCTTTTTCAACAAATATCTCACATGCCCCCTAAACGGAACCATCTTAACAACTCCCTCTACGAAAGCATGTTTTCCTCCGTTTTCCACTTTTCTTTCCCCGCTAGCCGATCCGCCAAAAACCTTATAAAACTGACCATCGGGACTTTCATAAACGTTTCCGGGGGTTTCTGAAGCTCCTGCTATGAAACTTCCGATCATAACCGCATTAGCATACTTCATGGCTTTAGCAATATCACCTGTAGTTTTAATACCGCCATCAGAAATCATAACGATATCTGGAATGGCTTGCCGTATATCTCGAATAGCAGAAAGTTGCGGAACTCCAACTCCTGTATTTTTTCTTGTTTGACATGCTTCGCCGGGGCCAATTCCAACCTTGATGATATCCGCCCCCCACTCTCTCAAATCTTTTGCTCCTTGAATAGTGGCAACATTCCCCGCTATGATTGTAACGTTTAGATGATTCCTAATCCTAATCCATTTTATCATATTCTTAACTAAAATGTGGTGACCCTGAGCAACATCAATACAGAATATTCTTGCTCCTGCCTCGAAAAGTTCATAGAATCTGTGTTTATCATCCTCTTTTACCCCTATAGAAACGCCCACATGTTTTGCTATTTCGTCATAAGTCATAGCAGGTTCTTCTTCTGAAAATTGATCAAACGTATTACGAAGCAGGTTTACTCCATATGGGTCGTTTGAATCTTGCGGATTTCGAAAACGATGAAGAATTCCCACTCCTCCAGCTCTATACATAGCATGACACATTTTTGGGCCTGTAACATCTTTCATGTTGGCAGATATTACCGGGAGACTCAACTTAAATTTACCCATATCAGAGCTTAGATCAACACTAGATCGAGACATAACCTCGGAATATTGAGGCTCGAAAAGAACATCGCTAAACGTTATTGCAGACATAGTTTCTCCTTTGATTTACTTACAGAGATATTATACAGACAAAATTAAAGTTCCAAGCTACCAATCGTTCCTTTTGCAGGCGATTGGAAAGCATCTTCTGGCAACTCATTAAGATGTTCTTCTACTGAACGAAGACATTCAACCTCTTTTATTTCATCAATTTCTTTACGTATTCCATTCATCATCTCGTCGGTAAAAGAACAGTCTTTTTCAATTTTATAGATGAATCCACTCTGGTTGCGCACCGTATTGCCGTTGATTTCTTTGATTAGAAGTCTTGGATCAATAAGTTTTTGCTTAAGAACATGGGAAACCCAATCTTTAGGCATAAAATATTCTTCGGAAGAAATAGAAGTAATATATTTAGTTGCAAACTTACTTCCTTTCCTTTCGATAACTATATCATGCGCTAACATTCCGCTTATTTTTTTACGGTTAGCCTCTTGCTCGCTCTTAGAAGATTCTGCAACGGCACGGAAAATATCCCTGCATAGACTTAACGGGAAACAAACAATAAATATACGGTTGGGAGAATTACTAGTTCTACTTCCGAACTGCTCTATAAGAAAAACATTAGAAAATAAACAAGGTTGCCATCCTTCAGCAGTTACCAACCTGAATAGTTCCATCAATGTTTCTCTGCTTTTAATGCCTTGTTTATCTACAGAGCTTATCCCATCTAAGATATTTATGAAAGTATTTTTGCTATCATTCAGTGAATAGGATAATTCTTTATGTTGTTTTGGTTTATTCAATGGCTTTTCGGCAGGAACTTGACTGGCTAGCCCCCTTGCTATATTCAGAAACAACGACATATCTCCACGCAGACACTTCATTAGGTCGTTACTGGACATTATTTCGGCTAGATGTAACTCAGGAGAAATGTAGACTCTTTTACCCCTATATAATCCCCCCATGAGTCTAAATTTACTCGTGGTATCGGGATAAAAAACCAGCATTTTTGATATGGCAGAGCAAGAACCATAAAGGTCATTCCATAAATCAGAGCAGGTCTTTGGAATGGAAATTTCTTCAATAGTGTTTAAAACAGCTAAGTTGTTTATGTCTTTACTCATGATTTCTAACGTTGGGCTATTGCGATTTTATACTAAGTGCTTCTAGACGGTACATAATATTCTTTACAATCTCTCTTTCTTTGTCTGTTTTGACTTCACTAAATGCATCTGTAAAGACTTTGGCAAATTCATCCGTTGGTATATTAACGATCTCTCCATTGTTTTTCATTTCTCCAAGAATAGAAGCTTGAAGTTTTAACAAGTTGGTGAGGACTCCCATTTGTCTAGCGGTTTCCACACTCTTTATCTTTTCAACTTCTGTTATGCTTTCTTCTGTAGTTGGAACGATACTGTTAACCCCCATTAATCTTTCTGTAATAATAGCATAGCTGGTTGCAATGCGATCCATCGTGGTCAAATTATTGCTAGAAAGCCTCTTAATCCTATTAGCATATTCAACCTTTTGAATTTCTTTTATAGCCTCATCATAATGAAAAGACATATGGTTTTCAATAACACTTTTAGCTATATTTAATCCCGATTTGTCTTTAAATAGCTTTTGAGCTTCTGCAAAGTTTTTGTTTTTTAAGAAGTTTTGTTCTATTTCCTCTCTAAATTGGCTGGAGCATAGAATACAAGTTGGCTCATAAAGAACGGAATTGTCGCCAAGGTTTATTGCCTGAGCAAAAATCTTTTCAACCTTATCCTTTGCCCCACTTGGATTATGTAGGGTTTCTAGGGCTGTTGGAACCGATTCTTGTTTAAGAGGCTCAATAGATTCGGTTGACTCAATTGATTCATCTAACGGATCATCTTTTTTGCTCATATCAATCCCAATTGCATTATTTTCAGTAACCCGCAAATAGCCACTTGACAAAATAAGTCATAACAAGGAGCCCAATAGTAAAAATAGTATTTTATGCTTTTCATGTTGGTATTATACATGATTTTGGCATTTGATTTTAGATATTTTGGACTATATCTTGAGCTATATCCAGAATCAAGTAATGAAGAGTTAGGGGGCGGCTATCAATTAATACACTATAAAAATTTTCTATCTTTTGTTCTGGTAAATGAAAATTCTTATTCCGTGCATAGATTTGCAAGGCTGTCATAACGTCTTTGGCAACTTCTTTTCTTTGAGAAACCACAATAAGGTCATTAATGTTATTAAGAAGGGTCAATACGGAGCGAACTGTTGGAGTAATTGTTTTAGGCATTTTTATATACCTGTATTGTTTACCTAATCTACTTTTTCTACGCTAATTAATCTAAGTTCGCTATTGCTGTCTAAGTTCCCCACAACCTCTTCAGATTTTTCCCATGCTTCGTTTTCGTTGGAAGCAAATATTTTTTTGCCTACATCGTAAGAACCTAGTACCGTTCCATAGGCGTCTTCAAACTGGAAACTATATTCGTTTAAACCACCACCTTTTTCAACATCTGATTGAACCATCTCGACATAATTCTTAGCAGCAGCACGTGACAATCCCTCAATAACCAATAACTCTTCGCATTCTTCGGAATCTAGGCCATCTTGTATAAAAATAGCTGTCTTTGCCATCCACTTTTTATGGTCGGAAATGGCATTTTTGGTTTGTTGACGCAAAGATCTGTATAGACTTTGGACAAACTGACTCTTGCTTAGATCTTCATTTGTAGAACTTATCTTCATATTAACATATTCTGCAAACCATATCTTAAATCCTTCTACTATTTGGATTCAGATAGTGGAAAACCAATATCATCATCATCATTATTCTTTGTGATATTGTCATTCTCCTTGTTTGCAGAATCGTTTTTTGAAGATTCTGTGGAAACGGCATCTGTTTTTATCTTACTCTCTTCTAGCTGGTAGTGAATACCATAGCGTCCGGAAGATGTTTTATCTACCCATTTATTGTCTTCGAAAGTTTTAATTGACATTTTCCCACCACGAGGCGTATAAATATAATCAATAGCTTCATTCCCACTCCAATATTCTGATTGAATATAGCCCGTAACCTTGTATTGGGTTTCGTTACTTTTACCTTCAAAAACAATATGAATTTCTTTGCCTTTGCTCCCGCTCTTGATCTTTGCTTCTTTAACTTCTCCTAAGCGATAACATTGAACAGTACGAGAAATAACTTGTTCTAGGTTTTTATTGAGATCGGGCATTTCCAAACCAGAAACATGATTAAGTGGTTCGAAATCTTCTACTTCTCCACCTGCGATTCGGATACAACTTCCAACCCTACTAATTTGATCGGTTAATACGTTGCCCACTCCCGAATTTATTCCGCATCCCTCAAACGCCTTGATAAGTTCTTCTCTAACATCATAAAGAGCCAGAAGTATTTTCTCTGCTCCCGCCATGGCAACAGGCTTACCATCTTGAGCAACCTGTCTACTGCCCACTCTCGCTACGGTAGCAATATCTCCATGTCCCTCTATTTCTTTGGTTACTTCTTGTACCTTTTGTTCGGAAGGATTTCCCATATAAGTACGCAATCCCTCTTCCAGTAAATCATCGGTTTTAAGTGGCTCCATTTTTCTACCAACCAATTGCGCCAATATTTCTTGTTCTGTCATTTCGGGCATATATTACTCCTTATGCATTAATTTCAGTAGTCAAATCATCTACCCCGCAATTAGGGCAACCATTTATCGTTAAAAGTTCAGAAGCTACAAAACCACATCCTGCACATTGAACCACATTCGCCCCATAATTTTTTTGATCGGAAATAGCAGCCTCAATAGCTTTTACTCCTGATTCATGGAGGACTCTTTTAGATGATGTTTTCCCTATGGCCCTCTGTCTTTGAAAAATTGGTATGGCTTCTTGAATATTCATTTACCCTTATGTTTCTTTCTTATTATACAATTTCCTTGAACTTTTAGCACAAAAATATCATTCAGTGGATGGAAATTATTGTATAATGGTGATAATGGATTTGTTATATGAGCAAACGTAAAAACAGTAAAAAAAAGCTAGAATCAATTCCGAAGATAAACCGGAGACTATTTAAGCTATGGAGCGAAGCCGTTAGAGATAAAGCCGGAAACAAATGCGAGTTTTGCGGAAAATCTAAAAACGAAGACAATGGGCATGGGATAATAAATAAGCTTGATAGCCATCACGTTTTATCTAGAAAAATCAAAGATTGCCCTTTAAAATTCGACATTAGAAACGGGGTGCTTGTAGACCCATTTCATCATAAATGGGGTATTCCTAGCTTCCACAGAGATCCTGTTACTACAATAACATGGCTTCAAAAAAATAAACCAGCTAGCTATGAATTTATTCTAAAAAACTCAACAGTTACAGTGGATTTAGACAATAGGTGTGTCTTAGAAGAAATTGAAAAAAGATTAATGGAAAAAGAAGCTTTAGATATTGATAAGTTGAAAGAAATAGAAGAGAAATTCCCTAGACAGCCAAAGAAAGAACCCACTACCAATATTGCAGATGTCCTAAGAAGAGAAGAACCTAAACCTCAAGAGAACCCACAGGAGATGTAGGTTCCTGAGTAGAAGAATTACTTATTTCATCATTCGTCCAACCATTCAGTGCATGACCATTGGGATCTTTTTCGCTAAAATCTCCGTGTAAAATTACCTTGAGAACTCCGCATCCGCCACTTATAGATTCTATACGAAACACTCCACCATTGTAACAAACTGGCATGTTTTTACATATGGATTGGCACTTGTTATGGTTTTCATTTTTACATATGTCATTTATATTGCAGGACAACTTTATGGATGCCGAAAGCACCTTCTGGTTCTTGGAATATTTCTCATCGTCCAAAACCATACAAGTAAGATCGGCGTAATCATTCATAGCTCTAACGACCCTATGGTAGATTGATGTTTTAATGCGACTTCTTCAACCAGTTTTTGCTCTTGTTCTTTTAGTTTTTGCTCTTGTTCTTTCTTGAGTTTTCGTCTTTCTTTTGCTTTTTCTTTAAGAGCGGATATCTTTAATGCCTTGGCTGCTTTTTCTTCCTCTATTATTTTTTTAATTGCGCTAGAGTTCAATGGGGCGGAATTGTTTTTAACAATAGCGGTTATTTCAACATCGCAAATAGGATGCCCACCAAAAATAACTTTTGCTCCAATATAGCTAACAACAAAAGCATGTCCGTCCCAATCCACTGTATCGCCTACCTGAAAATTATCATAACTATAAGCTTGATGGTTTCTTCCCTTTACCGTTATCTTCTTTTCGGTTTCAGAGTATTTTTCTACTTGTTCTGAAGGGGCATGATCAAAAAATATACGTGCCATAGCCATTAAATCATCCTACTAGTTAATGCCGCAACCATTTCCTGCAAATCTTGATTGGGCGTTTCTCCGTATCTTATCTCTTTTAATTTTTTGACAACAAATAAATATACTTTCAAGGCCCTATTAAGTACTTTCTGATGTGTTTCACTCTTATTGTATTTGTTTATGTTTGGTTTTACTATCCCCTCTTTAACAAAGTTGACATATTGTTGTGCTATGAAATCCCAAGGTATTGCTTCTGCTTTACCTTCCTTTTTCTTGCTATCAAAAAATATATCCGGTAAACCCCCACTTTTGACCATAACATCTATGCGGTCTTGAAGTAATTTGTTATTCTCAGTCATTTTTCTTTTTTGGGTTGGAGTGAGTTGATAATCATGCCATATATAAGATGGAAATTTACCCATAGTAATTATTTTCTTAGCAATGTCATCCCAAGACATTCCCTCGCTCCATAAATGACTTACGACTAGTTGCCATCTAGCTTTTTTCGCCATTATTTCCGCCAAGACATTAGGGTTAATTCCAAGATCCAGAAATTCCTGCATCATAATAACCGATTTAGAATAAGTTGTATCCAATACATTACCAAATTTAAACAAGACAGCTTCATCGGACGAAGGATAGGTGTTTTCTATCACAAAATTGGATTTTACTTCTTGCGGAGCCGTAATACAGAGTTTCTCCACTTCTGTTTCTATGACCCCTCTGCTTTTTCCAACTATGGCAATAAACAATTTGGCAGCTTCCGTATCAATGTTTTTACCACGATGTAAAAATTTAGCCTTAACAAAATCTATTCCCAATACTTCTTCTTTGTCCGTGAATTCAAATCCATTATTGATAATTTTATGATTGGCGTTCTTTTTCAGTTCATTAATGAATTCACTCCACGTTTTGTTAAACGCTTTAGTCTTAGGGTCAGGCTTAATAACGTTTTCAGAATCCCATAAGATAAACTTGAGAGAATCGGAAGACGATTTTACAAGATCCAAAAGAAATTCACGTGCATCCTTATGGTTAGGGATTTCCTTGATTAAAAGAAGTTTCTTTCTGGCAAAGATATCTCTTGTACCTGATTCCAGTCGGATTTTATCAAAGCTAGATTCTGTGGCCGACAAAACTATCCATTTGAAATCAATATATTTCTTCTTTGCAGAATTAACGTTTTTCTGGCAGAGGTATTTATCCCCTATCATTAAAACCGGAGATGGAACGTCACTCATATTATTCGGCTTTTGAGGAATCGTACTTGTGTTTCTCAACAGACATGGTTACATAGATTAATTTTTCATCTATTTTTCCGCATATCTTAACGCTATCGGGAACGCCCAACGGAACCATAAACCGTGTTTCGCTGTCTTCTATACTACCCAAAATATCTATGATATGTTGAATATTCCATACGATCTTGCAATCCTTCTTGCAATCATTGACTGGGATAGCTGTTACCATGGGAGACTTTCCGCATTCAGAAACAGCATAAATAGAAGCTTGATCAACTCCCTTTTTGAAGGAAAACAAAACCGCTTCTTTGTTAACCATGAGTAAAGATTCTAATCGAACCTTGAGAAGTTTTGTATCCGTTCCGCAAAGAGGTTCATATTTTTTGTTGAGAACCAAAGTAACAGGAGGTATCTTGTTGAATTTATCCCTGTCTGAAGCCGTTATTCTAGCAATTGTATTGGTTTGCTCGACAAAGACTTTGTTCGATTTGGAATCATAAAAGACAGAAACCTTACCTAAGGGATCACAAACTTTAATGAAATCTTGGAACAAGTCGGCATTAATTACCACATTAAAATTGTCCTTGGGTTTTTCTTCGCCAACAGGAGCCTCGTCCAAAGTAATATCTTCTGCTTCGGTTACGGCATACGTTGCTATCCGTGCCATATCTGTGGTTATCATATAAAGCTTACCCGACTTTTGCTGAAAAGATACCCCATCATAAACATGCTCATAATCTTTCTTTAGGGTTGCAGAAATGATGTTTTGTATTCCCTTTTCCAGTTGTGCGGTTGGGGCGGTAAACAAGGCTTTGCTCTCTGGTTTGAAAACAGAAACAGGTAATGGTTCAGTAGAATAACTGTCCAAAGCCCACTTGATTCCTGTCTTGGTAAAATCTCTAGAAACTATTTTGACATCTCCTAGCTTTTTAATAGTATTCTTGTCAGATTTACCTTCTTCTACAGGCGTAACAATTTCAGGTTTAGCTAAAGGCGTATAAGATAGACCAATACGAGATTCGCCTTGCTTTTTAATCCAGTCGTAGAGATCTTTTGCGGCAACTGTAATTTCTCCTGTCTCTTTAACCTCAATTCCACTATCTTTGGTAATAGGGAGGGTATGACGCACAGCCATAAGTTTTGTAGCCGATTCAAAAACAACAGATTTCTCATTAGCCTTGATAGTTACCGCTTTTAAAAGGACAGAGATATTGCTAGTATCGGCCTGAGCTTCTTCTGACAAAGCGGCCAATGCTCCACGATCCAATGCTTCCAACAGTGTTTTTTGATTTATGCCTAGTTTCATTTTTGCTCCTTTGTTATTTCTACTTTGTTTTTTCAGAGATATTATACAGCGAAATCAATAAATAAAAATAGGAATTTCTTCTACTTTACCTATTCTTTTTAGTTGTTTCGCTTTTCTTCTTATTCTAACCAATGCATTATCTACGGCTTTAGTTGGATATCTATGTCTATATTTCTTAGACAAATTACCCGCAATTTCGTTGTATGATGAACTGGTTAAAAACTCATTAAGAACCTTCTTTTCAAACTCGGACAGTTGTTTTGCCAATGTATCGAGTGTTACCTCATAAGCTTCTTTGCCCTCTGTTATTTTGACTACTGTTGCTTTCTCGTCAGGAAGTATATTGGCAAACGTATTATTATTAGAATCGTTCCCCCTATTAACAGGGCAACTATCAATCGAAACCGCTTTGTTAATCGATTGATCTTTTTGTCTATTTTTCGAAGCATTCAAAATGGTAATTAGATGTCTGCGTATACACATCTTTGCAAAGTTAAGAAAACTCATACCTTTACCTTTTTTGAATCCCGGTATTGATTTAAACCGTAAAGCTATCAACGACTCTTGGTATACGTCAACCGTTTGCAATCCTTTTATATATGGAAATTGTTTAAGTGCTATATTAATTAGATACCCATGAATATAAAGATGAATTCTATCGAACTGTTTTTTACTTTCTATGGTGTCTGGATTTTTTTTGATTCCAATAGCAATATTGTCTAATTTTTTTTGAACTTGCTTTGGAGTTCCTATCAATGGATCATGAACTATTGGTAGTTTGAAAAGAATATCCTCTACAACAGAAGACTTCCTTCCAAACGATTCAATCTCAATTTCTGAATCTTCTATTTCTTCAATTTCTACTAACGCTGTATCAATGCCCTTAATCTCTCCGATACTGGGAGAATCGACATCCATATTTTTACATAAGGCAAGTTCAGCCTCTTTGACTTTCTCTTTTTGACTCTTAACTCTTTTGACTGCTTTAACTACTTTTGACCTAAATTGATTTTTCTCTACTATCATTCCCTTTAATCTCCCTTTATTGGGGGATCGGGGAATCCTCAAAGTTTCATATTATGTCTGCTGTTTTAACAAAGCTGTGCAATGGATAAGTGTTGATTCCAAAACCCACCTCTCGTTTATACTATACTCTAATTCCTTTCTCAGAGTAGAAAATTGTTTTGACAACTTATCTAGTTGACCCAATTTTACCGCCTCTCCAACTTTCTTTAACTGTTCAATTTCTTGATCCGGCAAATCGATCCATTTGGTTTGTCCATTTTGAGCTTTCAATAGCATGATCGTTCTAAAGGCTTCTGAAATTTCAAAAGCAATTGCCTCCGTGTCAACATTAGCCATAATCAAATCATTAACTTGGTCTAATAGAAGCGATATGTTACCACCTGTTATAGAATTAACAATTTGGAAAACAATCTGTCTGTCGGGTAGCCCAAAAAATTTCTGAATATGATTATCATCTATCATATTCTTTCCTGCTTGAGTGCTAATCTGTTCCAAGGTAACAATAGCATCCCTCATACAACCTCTACTAATCTTAGCTATGGCAAATAATGCTTCGTTCGTAATATTGACACCCTCCTTATCAGATATAAAACGAATCCTACCTACTATTTCCTTAGATAAAAGACGCCTAAAGTTAAAACGTTGAGAACGAGAAGGTATTGTACCAATAACTTTTTTAGGTTCAGTAGTGCAAAATATAAAACTTAAGTATTCTGGGGGCTCTTCTACGATTTTTAGCAATGCCGATATCGCTTTCGAGCTTAATTGATGAGCTTCGTCAATTAAATAAACTTTCCTTTTAAGTTCATTGGGAGACCATCTGGCTCCATCTATAAGCGATTGAATGTTTTCCACATTACCATTTGCAGCACCATCCAACTCAATCACATCCATTGCCACATCCGATGGTATGGTTTGACAGGCTCTACATTTTCCGCAAAGTTTACCATCTTTAGGATTTTCACAATTCATAAGATTTGCCAAAATTCTTGCCACAGATGTTTTACCGCATCCCTTTGTTCCTACAAAAAAATATGAATTTGCAAACTTCCCCGCTATGGTTGCTTGTTTCAGTGTCGATGTCACGCTATTCTGTCCTACCACTTCATCTAGTTGGAAGGGTCTATATTTAAGGTGCCATTCATTTTTAGACATAATTACTCCATTGTTTTGTGTTTATTATACATCAATGTCTGGTTTTTTTACATTCAGGGATATTATACAGTATTTCAGGCGGATTTGCGAAACTTATCCTGAATGGATTTGCGAAGAGAATTAAGATCGGAATTGTTAGCAAGAATTTCAATTTTTGAAGTATTTTCTTTAGAGACCCCATCCCTAAAGACGCATATAGGTCTTATAACGCTAGAAATAACGTCATTTTCTTTTAAATCATCAATAACTATCAAGTCCTTATCTTCGGGAGCAGAACCCAAGGTGAGGTTTATCCAATAAGTTTTGTTTACTTTATAGCCTCTTTCCCTTATTTGATCTAAAGTCTCTTCGGGCCAATCGTCTCCGGGCAATAAATATTTGGCTATTTCTCTGACTTTAGATAATATACTTATCCTGTGAAATCCCATTTCGGAAAGCATAGCAGAAACAGTTGTCTTCCCGCTTCCCTTGTCCCCCAGTAAACCTATAATTATCTTTTTTATAACTCTCCTAATGCATAACCGCATCCCACAAATGGCAAAGCTGACATAATAGGGCCTAACGATGAATTTCTCTCAATAGGCTTAACCAAAATATTAAGAACCTTTGACCATGATGTTCCAACATGTATTTCTAATGTTTGTGGTGTATCACTTTCTACAAATGCTAGGTCACCACCTTTATTATAATAGTTAATACTGCCAGAAACTTCTTGCATCCCAACTCTTATAACGTAAGGAGATAGTTTTTGCATACCTCCTGCTCCATTGTTGGCCCCTGCTGTATAAATTGGCATACAGTTATTGTTAACAGAAAAATCTACGCTGGATATTCCCTTATTGGAATTATCAGAAGTAATAGCGGAACATTTAACCGTTATAGTATCCCATGTCATTAGTTTTTCTTCATTAGTAATTAAATCAACCATGGAGGAATCTTCGCCTTGGATAGCCATTATATCTGCACTTATATTAAGAATATCTCCAGAAGCAACAGAAAATGAATAGGTGTTTACTCTGCATCCGTAGAAATGTCTTGAAATGCCGCAAGTATGCTTAAATTCCATTTCAAACTCGTCTCCTGTTCTAGCCAAGTCGAACATGGCAACCATAGAGGTTTCTGTGGCAGGGAAAGAAATAGCTCCTTGGTAAATCTTTACTCCGGGTCTAAATAGTATTTTCTGTTTGTTTAAATTACCTACATCATCTTTGCCATCAAATATGTTTATTCCACTAGGTATAGAGTCTCTAAGACCTATTACATGGTCATAAAATAGAACTTCTTGCCTTGGGTTTACGCTAAAGTCAGTACATCTTATAGTAGTTCCATTTATTATGGCGTAACCAAGAAAACCAGCATTTACATCACCTACTGCCATATTAATCTATTCCCAGAACATCAGTCTCACTATCATTAGAAGGTTCGGCGTCCTCTTCGATCTTATCGGACTTACCAGATTTAGAGTATTTTTTGAATGTTTTTTTAACCGATCCATCAAGAGACTCGGAATATTTACATTTTGGATAACAAATACATCCAAGAAACACGCTTCCATCTGCCTTATTCTTTCTTTCTACTAGCTTGCCATCCCTACCTTCTTTTTGACATTCTGGACATAACCGATCTGTAATATTAAGAACCTTCTTCTCTTTGATAGTAAATTTACCATCCTCCCCCTTAGCGTAAATCATGCGGCATAAAGGATATCGGTCACAGCCGTAGAAATCTCCGAACTTCCCATGTCTCTGAACAATAGATCCATTTTTGCACTCTTTAGACATGCATTTTTCTCCTGTTGTTACGCCAATACTTTTAGAATCATTACCTTTAGCTTCTTTTATGTATTTTTGTAATGTTTCATAAACAGCACTAACCACTCCCAAATAATCCTTTTTCCCATCCGCTATTTCATCTAAATTCTCTTCGAGTTTGGAAGTGTATTTTATGTCCATAAAGAAGTCTTTGAAATTAGGTTGCAAATAGTCACATATTCTTGTTCCCAATATGGTTGCAATAAGACCCTTGCCTTTCTTTTCTTTTTCTACATAGCCTTTCTTTTGAATTGAAGTAATAATACTAGCTCTTGTAGATGGCCTTCCAACACCCTCCTTCTCCATCGCTTTCGCCAAACTGCCCTCGTTATATCTTGCGGGGGGTTGAGTAGTATGTTTTGTTTTTTTGATATCCTTTAAATTTAAGGCTTCCTTTTCCTTAGCGTCCGGCAATACCTCTTCTTTTGTTTTTGAATATTTGTAAACTTTAGACCATCCATCAAATTTAACAGTTTGTCCTCTTGCAATTAAATGATGATTGGTACTAGCCTTGACATCGTAAACAACCGTATCCACAATTTGAGGTGTCATCTGGCAAGCTATGAATCTATCACGAATTAGCTTATACATCTTTTTTTCTGAATCCTCATCTAAATCGTCTCCAACATCCTTAACATGGGTTGGCCTGATACATTCGTGGGCTTCTTGTGCTGCTGCTCCAGATTTTTTCGTATAAACATTTGCACTTTGAGGTAAATAGGGGCTCGATTCTGTTTCTTTGATAAAATCTCTAACCTCTTTAATAGCATCAGCAGATATGGCAAAAGAATCAGAGCGTATATAGGTAACTTTACCCTGTTCATATAGTTTTTGAGCTATGACCTGAGATTTACTAAGACTCCATCCGAAAAGAGCGGAACATGTAACTTGAAGAGAATTGGTATCGAAGGGAGCTGGCGGACTGTTCTTTTTTTCTGCCTTTTCTACTTTATCTAAAATGAAAGATGCCTTTTGAAGTTTCGCTAAATCATCTTGTGCTACTTTTTCACTAAGATATTTGTTTTCTTTTTCTTTGGTTACTACTCTGGCCCAAAATTCCCCCTTTTTACATTCTAAAAGGGCTTCTACAAACCAATAATCTTCTGGTTTGAAAGCATCAATCTCTTTCTGCCTGTCGCAAACAATTTTTAAGGCTATAGACTGAACCCGCCCGGCACTAGAACCGGGTATATGAGCCGAATACCAAAGTACCGGAGAAACGCCATACCCAATTAATCTATCCAAAACTTGCCTAGCCTTTGCCGCTTGTATGGTTGGCATATGAGTTTCTATTTTGGTTTCTTCTTTAATGGCGTTAAGAATTGCGGTTTTGTTAATTTCATTAAACATTACTCTAACACATTTCTTTTTGCATTTTTCATTTAAAATATCATAAATGTGGTAAGATATACTAGACCCTTCTCTATCAGGATCGGTTGCCAAATATATTTTTTCTGCTTTTTCAGCTTCTTCTTTTATTTTCTTAACCACATCTTTTTTATCATTGCTAATTTGATAAACTGGCTCGAATCCATTTTTTATATCGATATTCATCCCTTTTTTGGGTATCTCTCTAATGTGTCCAACAGAAGCGGTAACAACATAGTCAGATCCCAAAAACGACTTAATCTTTGCGCATTTATTGGGAGACTCTACTATAAACAAATATTTACTCATTTTTGTCCTTATGAAATTTTATCTTTCTCTCAAGTTAACCTAGATATATTATACATATTCTACATTAAAAATTAATCACAAAACATGAGTGTATCGTTTGATTATTGAAAAATACAGATGGCATTGCACGGGAAGATACAAAAATGTCAAATGCTAAGAGAATAAAAAATATTATACAGGTTTTTAAATTAACTTAAAGGAAGTATATTGTTTATTTTGAATTATATAGTGTATTAAAAACCGAAAAGGAAAGGTGAAGGTAATTATGACAATAAAACATATAAATGATGTAAACAGCGGGTGGGAGCCCAGAGTAGCAAAACTAGAAACAAGTATGGAGATGCTAACTAACAATGTCAATACTTTAACCAATAACGTTAGAGATCAAGGTGTTGATATTGAAAAACAACTTCGTGAGTTAACGGCATCAATCAACCTAGTAGCCAGCCCGAAACAAACAAACTGGAGTACTATTATTGCTGCTATAGCATTAATTTTGGCATTAGGAGCCGCTGTGTTTGCTCCGTTGAATATGCGAATTAATGAGAATAAAATATCAATTGAAAAATTATCCGGTTTTCATTTTGATCATGAAAAATTACCTTTACATCCTGTGGGAGAAACAAAAATAGCCGGCCTTGAAGGATCTATTGCAGATAAACATCACTTATTTGAGCAATCTATTGGAGAACTTAATGATAAACTCCAAGAAGAGTTCAAATTAACAACTGATGCCACAAAAGAACAAATCGAACAATTGGATGTTAGACTGCAACGTGAGTTTATGTTGTCAATGGCTAATACGGAAAAACAGGTAGAAGCAGCACGTTTAGATATTAAAGAAGGGAATTCTTTAGCTTTAAATAGAATTGAATCGCTAGAGCAATGGGTTAATAATCGTACACAAGACGAGTTTAAAGAATTACAAAGCAGAAGAATGGGCGTAGAATGTGCAAAGAAAAAATAGTTGATTCAATTATTTTTTAGACAACATTTTTTATATTTTAACACCTTACCTGTTCTAGCATCTATTTTCCCACATGGACAAGGATCGTTTCGTCCTGTTTTTTTACCACCCTTTATAGTAAACAATCCTTTCTTACCATAATCAATAAGGATTTTTCCAGAAAGATGATCCATTTCATGTTGGGCAGCTACAGCCAATAAACCATCATTGTTTTCGCTCTTGATATTTGAATAATAGAAGGCAACTGTTTGTTCCCTTAATTTATCATCCTCAAGTAGTTGATATTTTATGATATAGTTGCAAAAACGCTTCGTATCTAAATATATACTAGGAAAAGACAAACATCCTTCACCATAAAAAACAATTTCATCTTCTGCGCTTACTATCTCTGGGTTAATGAAATGCAGAAATTGACCTTCGCTCCTAAGAATAAAAATGCGTTTTGGAATACCAATTTGGATTGCCGATAATCCTATCCCATCGTTGTGCTTAGATAGGGTTTCTTCTAGTTTCTTGATTATATCCTTGGCTTCTTCTATAGAAGTAACGATTTCAGAAACCGTTCCTTTAAACCTACAAAAATCTGTGTCGTTGTTTTTCATCATTTATCTTATATGTTTATTGGTTTGTAACTGGCACCGTAGGGACCAGTAAGAAACCGTGACAAAATATTCCTACTTGCATTTATATCTGCGTTGTCAGCATGATCACAACTCTGACAGCGGAATACTTCTCCGTCACGATTCTTCTTATCGGCAAGACCACATTTCGGACAGGTAATACTAGTATTGTAAGGAGAGACAGTACGAAAGCTAACACGGTTATCTTCGCACCTTTGTTCTAGTCTTCCTAACCAGTATTTCCAATTCCAACTGCCGATAGAACGACGAATATTTTTACTCAATCGTCGTTTGAGTTTTGAGTTCTTACCCAAATTCTTTAATCCTTCAACCACAATCAAGTCAGGATTCGTTCTAATAACTTCCTTGGCTACTTCATCAATTCTTTGTTTTAAAGCCCTTCTAGCCCTGTCCTTGCCCTTAGAACCTTGCTTGCATCTCTTGACTCGCTCTATGTTCTGTTTAATATCCTTGCCTAATTGTTGTCCTGTTGAAAGAGAAGCTAAAGCATTTATTCCTGTATCAATTCCAATACACTTTTTACCATCTTTCTTTGCTCCTGTTTCCGTTTCAAAAACAAATTGGACATAGTTTTCTGTTATTATGTAGGAATTGAGTCTTTTTCCTTTAATACAAAGTCTATTATAATGCTTGTGGAATTTGATTGGAATATCCATTGTTATTTTATTACCTACAGAAGCGATATGTAGCCAAGCATCAAATTGTTTTGCTTCTTTACTATCTTTGAGTTCTGCTATAGTGCAAGAGACATACATTCTTTTGCCTTTATGAACAGGCTTGACTAGTTTATTTGGTTGATTCTTCCAACGTTCTTTTGAGGCGGAAATCATATCAAGTGATTCTCTTGCGGCTACTTTTCTTAACCTAGCAGAAAGCCATGTCTGAGGTATATCAACAATTGGTTTTAAGAGTTGTGTTTTATCAGTTGGATTAGTCCATAAATAGCCAACAAAGCAATTTACTACCTTTCCATACTCTTGAAGAATGGTGAGTAGTTCTTGCTTTTTCTTTTGAGTAGCGAATTTAGTGCTACATTTTGTTGACCTTATTATTTTCATTCTATTTTAAGCCCGTCAAGTAATTTCCCATCTTTTATCTTTTTTATGGTTTCCAAACATCTTGATTCTGACAAGTAATTGTTAAATGTCTCTCCTTTGGGCAATTTAAGATAATCAAGTGACCCATTTGGAAATTGTGTTAAAGGAACATGAACTATATTTTTCGCCAACTGCTTAATAATTTCTATGTAATCTTGTTGTGATAGTTTTACGGTCTTATATTTAGTAATAACTTTTAGGAGTCTCAATCTGCATTCATTTACGTTATCTCTAAATATATCGCATCCATATATTGTTGATATGGCTTGAACGGGGTGGGCGTGTTTTAGTTTTCTTTTGAGCACAGGAATTAAGAGTTGACCATTTCCACAGGCGGGGTCTATAATTGTTTTCTCTGGATTGGAGAACAAATCAGGAGAGTATTCTTCCATTTTTGAGCACATTTCTTCTGCAAGAAGAAGTGGCGTAAAGCATTCTGCGGATTGCTTACGCCTTTTATCTCTTTTTTCTTCTATTGATTGGTTCTCATTATTCATGGATTTATATTCCGTTATAAATTAAATTGCACTTTTTATTGCAATCAAAAAAGTATGTTTGTAATTTCGATGAACGTAATTTTTCATCGTCTAATCTTTTTTGAATTATATTTTGAAAATCCTCTCCTTGATTTACGCCTATTCCCTCAAATCCATTATTTGAATAATACATGTGATATGTGTCAGGAGATAAATCCTCTAATTCTAGCGAAGACGTAAAAGAAGCATATGGGATTATTATAAGCCGATATCCATTTATATTTTGATATTTCTTTATCTTAGAGCATATTCCATCTATCATCTTCTGAACAAGGAATGAGGAATTGGGGCAATAACAGCAAATACTTTCATCTATATTGCCAGTCGCCACTGAATTTTTATCTACAGGCTTCGTATTGTGAATTTTCTTGTCGGTTTCATTGTCTAAATTTACAGTAAAACATTCTATAATGACTTTTGCATTATCGTCAACAAAATCAGGAGTCAACCCGCTTATATCTTTCTCGTATTCAAGATGTAATTTTTCTTGGTTGATGAAATGTTCTGATATTGACAACTCATTTATAAATTCTAGTCCCTGAATGTTTTTTCTATGAGATTCTTTTTCTTTACTATTTATTAGCGAAATTAACTTTTTTAGTATCTTTTGTTGAGATGATTGACCAAAATTAGGCAATATCCTTTTTAAGTTTTCTTTAATGGACGAATTCATTTTTAGTGTATCTATTTCTTCCGTTATATTCATTTTACAAACTCCTTCCAGAAATCTTTCTTTAAGAATTCAAAAACCTCTGGTTCAATTGAAAACCCAGACCACTTACAAATATTCATCATCTCTATGAATTTTTCCGACCTTATTGCCGCAATTATGTTTTCGGCTTCTTTTGTGTTATCAACTTCTATGGCTATACAGTTGTTTGTCACTCCATATTCGCCTTTTTCATCATAAAAACAGTTTTCTGGACTTGCCTTTCCTAAGATAACTTTCTTCACTCCGAAATGCCCATCTTTTTTAGAAGAATATAACAAAACAGGTGTCTTACCACATGGCGTAGAGTAAATGCATGGATATAAAAACTTATCATCTTTCTCTTTAGACATCCAAGGCTTATCGTTTCCATACATTGACCTTGAGTGAATAACCTTTATTCGTTTTTCGCCCTTGATCCCTATACATTTTTCTAGTATTTCAGAATGCTTATGGGAAATAAATGGCTTAGAAGACATATCAATTTTTTTAGAAACCCCATCTTCGTCTAAAATTATTGTGCCATTCTTTCTGGCTTTATTTATTAATACATACCAGTCATATCTTGTTCCGCATCCAAACGTTTTCTGCCCATCAGACTGATTATGAATTTCCAAATATTCCAATTGCTTATCTTGGAATACGGAATATAGAGGGTGATTGGGTTTTCTCCAAGCACTAGGATGAATGAGGGAAATAATTCCTCCATCATTAACAATATTAAATCCCATTTCAACAAATCTTTGCCAAAGAGATTTGTGCTTATTTTTTGGGTCTTGATAAGGAGGATTTCCTATAACACAATCCCAAGTCCTTATCTCTTTCTTTTCTTGCACCTTCTCAAAGAAATCAAAAAAGTCATCACTCATAATTTCTACTCCTATTTTTTGTCCAAATTTAGCCTTTTGTTCACAATCTGTGAAGAAACAAATATCTTTAGGATCAATCCCTATTTCAACAAGAACTATAGCAATTTCCAAATTCGTAACCAATATCTTTTTGCCCTTTAGTTCACAATACTTGCAAACCTTATCAATCATTTTCTCGCAAAGATCATAGGGTGTAAAAACATTCTGCAAGTTATTATCAAGAGTTGCCCACTCCTTGAATACTTCTTGATAATACTCTCTAAGAGCCAATTGTTTTGCTGACAGAATCATAACGCAAATTCCTTTCGCAACGCCTCTTTCTCGCTATCCACTTGTTTCCTAAACTCTTCTTGCTTTTTTCTTTCCTCAATTGAAAGAATAATACTAAATTCATGCTCAATCTCTTCAGGAACAGTATAGGTCTTTTCAATTCTAGGCGGTGGGACAGTAATCATCTTGCCATCATAGGTTTCCTCATTGAATATCTCATAAGGGCAATACCCAATATCGGACTGAATCTGATCCACCATTCTCTCAATATTGTTTCTGTTAATATCGCTAAATCCACAATACTTTGGCATAATAACATAACAGAATGGCTTATAGAACTTCCCTTTATAGCAATCCGAAGGAACGATCAATCCTTTGGACAATCTTTCTCTATCAAAAGGATGAAGTCTCATTCCCCTACCCAAAGCCTGACTTGAAGTAATATCACTCATGTCTCCAAAGGGAAGAATAGCATTAATCCCCGGCACATCCCATCCTTCACCTACCATTGCAATATGAAGAATAATAGCCTTTTCATCTGGTGCCTTATTCGCCAAATCTTCCATAAATTGATTTATGTTATGGGCATTAGAAGGATATGGCACTCCGTTTCTGTAAACATTCCAATCACTTGAAACGGCATAAATAGCTACATCGGGCAATTCTTTCTGATAGTTCTTGAAAGTCTTGGATTTAATCGCTTCAGAATAAGATTTTCCACCCGGACATCTCACAAGAAGTTTTACTCCATTTGCCTTACTGTTGACAGAATGCTTGTCGTTAATCCTTGCCACTTCTTTCCAAGATTCCCATATAATGTACGCATTGAGTTCTGCATTTTTTGTAATCTCTTCCTGTGTTGCAGTAGAAATATCAACATGCTTTCTTAAAACCGCTTTGGTAATTGACAAATGACACAAGAGAGGTCTTACAATCTTACCCAATTCAATCATTTCTTTTGGACTCTTCCTAGAAATAACTTCTCCAAACAACTCTGTATTATCCATGCCTTTGCCGTCTACAATAGGTGCATCGGGAGTTCCGCTTAACGCTTGTGTTGCAGTATAAAAGACCGTTAATGGGGAAAGCATCTTGGCTTCTTTAGAAATAACCGATTCCCTACTCTTTTGAGGAATACTTCTTCCTTTCACTATATTATGGGCTTCATCGCAGTTAATCAAGTCAAACTTCATTCCTGACTCAATAATCTTATAAACTGAATGATATGTTGTGAAAATAAGGGCTAGTCCATTTGAATCATTCACAGCCTTATTTAGTTGTTCTATATTAGTGGTATTTACCACTTCTTCTATGCCAGTATTCATTCTGGCTAGATTATCATTGTCATAGTCGCCAGAAGTAAAATTAACTACTGTCACGTTATCAATCCCATACTGCTTAAGGCGATTGATTATCTTCTTTATTCCTTGCTTTCCAAGAGTAATTCTAGGCGAAACAAAAAGGATTTTAGAATGAGGCTTGTATTTTAATACATCACCAGACAACTCAATTGAATACTCCATCATAATTTCATTTTTGCCAGTTCCAGTAGGCCAAATAACTTGATATCTACCCTGCTTTTTACTTAGCAATGCCTTAATTGCTTCCACTTGGTATGCGTCTGGAACAAAATCCATTGAACATGATAAAACTTCATTGACGGCATTTTCCAAAGATTCCCTATATGCCTTCCAAAAACCAATATTACCATCAACCAAAGACTTAATCTCGTTAATTCCGTAAAATTGAGTTTTCTCTGGCAAAACAAAGTTCTTTATAGTGTTTTCATGAATCGCAACAGAATCAGAAAATATATTGAAAACTTTTTCATCGGCAGACAAATCAAATCCGTCAAGATAGCATGATTGAGAAAAGTATTCAGTAAGTTGACTGTTGCCATCCGTCATAAACTCTTTGCCATTAAAGGCGAAGAAAGCAGTTACAACCTTGCCATTTCTCTTGCCAAGACCATGAGCCTTATATTTATGATTAATCGAATTAATATTTTCGTAATCACTTATGCCAATTTTATCTCCAAAATAAAGTATCAATGCTTCCACAAAAGACTGAAAGCCACTCTCAATAAAGTCTTTAGCCGTTTTACTTTCTAGTGAAAGTTTCCTAAGATTTTGTCCAAATCCGTCAAAGGACAAATCAGAAGGCATCAAATTACCAGCATTAGAGACGCTTCCATTAAGGATTTTGAATTTGAATATATGATTTGTTTTCATGCTTTCACCATTTCGCAAAATGTTTTCCAAAACGTAGGATTGTTGCCACAGACAGACTTCAAAGAACAAACTTCGGTTGGATCGTTATTTGGAAGATAAATTCCACCAGACTCTTCTTGGGCTATGAATTTCAATCTCCCATGAAAATGTCCACCTAAAGTCATCCAATTTATATCGTGAGCCAAGGTAAAGACAAACATTTGATCTCTACTTGTGGTTCCAACTCCATATTTTGAAATTGAAGTCCAATGAAAGGTTCTTAACTTTCTTTTAATATGATCAAGGGCAGTAGACCAATTGCCATATTTGACCTGAACTGTAATAACTCTTCCGTCTTTTGTCTTGCCTGTTCCGTCCACTCCTACATCTTGATCTTCCCCGCAAACAGAAAAGAATGGAACATAATTATAAATTCCCCATGTTCTCCCATATCCTTTAAGGACATATTCTGCAAAAACTTCTGTTACGTCACCTTTGAAAGAATTCGCTCCATCCTCGCCATATTTATCAAAGAAATCAACTTTTTCTGATTTTTCTATAATTCCAACCTGTTTTTCTATTCTGGAAGCAAAACAAGACAATGAACTACACTTCTCTAAAAGCACATCCCAACATTTAACCGCAACCTTTCTTGGATGGGTTATCGAAGTTGCCAACATATCATCGTCTAATTGGTTATCGTTATTCATTCTATTCCTTTCTCAATTGTTGGCGTCATCATACCAGAACCATTGAGTAAGTCAAGCTCTTTCTGCAATTTTTTCTCTTTTCTTCGTTTTGCTGACCTTTTCCCGTAAAGTCGCCCTGAGAAAACAGCCATAAGCATCATAATATCTTGAACTAATTCCTCTTCATCATTAGAAGACGTAGATTCAACCTTCTCTATTTCAACACCATAACTATCAAAAAATCTCACTAATACATTAAATTGGAAACGTGTCAATCTATCTTTATGCTCTACAATTACTTTAGATACTTTCTTCTGAATTACAAGATCAAATAATTTGTTAAATCCACTTCTTGTATCCGACAATCCCGAACCAACATCTTTGATAATGTGTTCAACTCTATACTTCTTTTTGGCACAGTATTCAGACAATCTTTGACTCTGCCTATCTAAATCTCCTTTTTGTTTCTGTTCATGGCTACTCACTCTAGCATAGGTAGCAACAGGAAGAAGATTTCTATTTACTTCTTCCTCTTTAATTCCCATGTAAGAATTAATATCGCTCTGCTTATACCTACGATGACCACCTTTTGTTCTAACTGGCTTTAGAGTTCCATCGGCGTCCCAATTCCTTAAGGTTTCTTGGGATACATTGAGTCTAAGGCAAGTTTCCGCCATACTAAGGAGTTTATCTTTTTCTAGCATTTCGCTTCTCCTTTTCTGACTTTTTAATGAATTCAGATATAAGCGACTTGGAATCGTTTATAAATTTTTGGAATTCTTCTAGTGTTGGCTCATATCCCAAATCAAACGGAATTGGGTAAATGTCTCCCGTATCTAGTTCAAATTCTGTTTTAGAGACTCTAACGACCTTATGATTTTTATTTTCCATATCTTTAATTATCCTTGCAAATTTTGATGATTTCATTTTTCATACTCCTTTATTCTATATTATACTGCGAAATTCCTGCAAGAAAATGAAAATATTTTTTAGGTGTTTGTAGATTTTTGTAGGTTTTCATTCAACGGTTGCCAACCCTCTTCAAAAGAGATATGTTTTCGATAATTTCCATATTACACCTCTCTTACTTTTACTTCGTTTGTATATTCCATAGCTACACTGGCAAGATATTTTATTTCTATATCGTCATATAAAGGAATATTTTTCGCTTTTTTTGACAACATGGTTTTCGTTTTTCTAAAAGGTTGTAAAATCCACTTTTCTTCCTTCTGCAAAGCCATTCCAATGTACCTAATGGCTTTCTCGTCTACTAGCGAAGGATAAAGTGTGGTTCTAATTTCATAGTTAAAAGAGTCATGAAAATGTTTTTTAGCCCTTAGTTTCCCTAGGCTTGTAAAAACGCTATCAAAAAGACCCAATTTAGTCTTATTGCCCGTCTTTCCCGCCAATAAGTTATCATATCTATCTTTATCCGTTTTGATATCCAACGTAACATAATCCACAAAAGATAAAATCATAGATAGTTTGTTAAATTCTAATCCATTGGTTGACAGAGCTATTTTGCAACCCCATTTTTTTATTTCATAAACCATAGACATAATTTCAAAGATAGATCTATATAAGGGTTCCCCACCACTTATACCTACCCATTTGCAATCGTTTTCTTTTACAAACAGTTTTACTTCATCCAAACTAATATCGGGCTTAATATTTTCCCCCGTAACCAGTCTTGAATTCATGCAATAAGGGCAGCGTAATTGGCAGTTTCTAAGAAAAACAGAAGGCGCAAAGGCATCTGGCCCTGCTTCACTACTTTTGTTAAAGCCATATATTTTCGGTAACAATTGGCAAATCATGGGATATCTCCTTCGTCATCACCCAAACAAAAATCATCTAAATCATTTTCTTCGTTATCCACGCCTAAAAACGTACTTGTCCCCATGGTTGCATTTGTTGGACTAACCCCCAAAAGTTCTTCTAGCACTTGAGCCGCCTCAGAATTTTGTATATGGATAGTAGAATTTCCAGAAATGAAACTAGTAATTGCTCCTATAGGATCTCCATTGTGTAAACCCATTGCTTCTGCTATTTCTGCTGACCCAATAGTAACTGGAATTCCAGCGTTTACACTAATCGTAAATGGATTTTGTATATCTGCTTGTGAAAGACTATGGGTATTTACAGAAGCTCCTACGGGAATTTCGTACAGATTAAAGATGTTACGGTTTTCTTTCTCTTCGTCTTTATCTCCGTGACGATAAACGAAAAACGCCTTATCTCTTATAGAAGCCGATTTCTTAATTGCATCATAAAGTAGCTGTCTGTGGCATTTAGATTTTCCACTTGTATTTTCCCAACAACATAAAAAATACAATGTGTCTTGATTTAACGTTTCTATCCAATCCTTTACTGAATCTTTTCTCAGTCTAAGTAATTTTAGATATTCTTTGGTATAAGAGTCCCAGTCTTTGTCGCTTTTATATTTGCTCAAAATTTCATAGGTTGGACATAGACAGTTTATCCTTACCAAATCCCCGCAGCATTTTTTGATTTCGGGTAAATTTTTACAATCAGGATGGGATAGTGCTATAGAATAAACCTTATAGTTTAAGGGCTTATCTTTTTCTGAAATCAATCTGCAGCGATAGAGTTTGGCTCCTTCGGAAAAAATAAAATATCCATTTTTGATGATGGAATTAACGTCCCAAAAATTACTAAATACGCATACTGGTTTCATAAATTCCTTATGGCTTTTTCTATTTCATCATATTCAAAATGTTTACCCTGAAAAATTTTATCTCCTATTACGCAAGAAGGTAAATCGTCTATTCCGTGTTTTATAGCGATATCAATAGCTGCCCTTGTTGTGCTCTTAACCTCTTTGATTTCAATTTTTCTATCCGATATAGCCGTTTTGAGAAAGCCCTTCATTCTTTCGCAATCTGGGCATCCATCAGCATATATAAATAGAATTTCCATATTGTAGTAGGGTTTGATATTTTTTCAAGGCTTTTCGTCCAATAATTCTTCAAATATTTCAAGTGGTCTTCTACCCCTTACTTTGAATTTATCAGCTATCATAAGCATTTGTTTGGCAGTAGGACACCAACAGGGATTAAAAACAAGGTGAAATTTCATCCACCTCTTCATTTCGCCTACACCATCATAGGTTGGAATATCAAACAGAAGAAGTTGATCTGGCGTACTGAGTTTCATTTGTATTCTAGCTTCTGTTCGGAACTAGAACGGATCAAATCTAAATTTAGAACCTTACCCATTCTAGTTTCTTTTATTATATCAACGTATTTTTCCATTTCTTTATCTATCTCTTCTGCGGTTCTCTTCCCAAAAGAAGCAATTTCATTTCGGTGCTCTTGCATTCTTATTTTTCTACCATCATCTAATTCGTACACATATAAAACCGATTCTGCTTCTTTAACGTATTTAACGCTAATGAGTCTGGCTTTTACTTTTTTAATCTCTGGCATTACTACACCTTTGCTTTTTCTATTAAACCCCTTACCAACTTGTCCACCCTGTCCTTAAACGAGTTTTTAAGAACCTCCTTAAACACTTTGATCTGATCTTCCATGATTTCCTTATTGGCCTTTAAAATGAAAGTGGTTAAATTAGATAGTCCATCTTCGCCATAGACGCTTAAAAGAAGCCAATCGTGGAATGTACGATAATTTTCCCTTTGCTTTATTTGTAGCTCTGAAAATGTTCCTATTTTTTTATCTAGATCATTTAACTGTTGATATAGCTTTTCTATAAGTTCTTCGGTAAGCGGAACACTTTCATCAACACGTTTTACACAGTTACATTGGGTGCTTAGTGGCAATTCTCCTCTCTGAATGTTGTATTTTGCGTAAGCTTTTTCGAATTTGTCTACACGACGATTGTAAATGTCATCGGGCCACAATCCATACATTCTGCATGACAATGGACGATCTTTATAAACTGTGCATCTTCCTTCTTTGCTCAACAACATACAGGGTTTAACCATGGTTTCCATACCCCACTTAGCATATTCGTATCTGAAGAAATATTCAACGCTAGTGCATACAATATCTAATATTTCTTCTATGTTCTTGGTTTCATATATAGTAGAAAGTATTTGAAGAAATTCAGAATAGTTAATTTGCGGCATGGCAACCTTGCAACAAATATTTTGCTGCTTGCACGTGCTTTCCAAATTTATACTATCGTGGTATATGCTCTGTAAAACACTTTGTAAGTTGGTTCTTTTTCTAGCAATTTCAGACAACCTCTTCTGCCCTAGTTTCTTATGCTTTTTTGATTTATTTCCCATGGTTCTCCTTTATAATATTATACAATAACTCTACTTTTTAATATATGGCAACAGTCCTAATACTTCTACTTTTTTTAATTTTTTTACAATAAACTCAAATTTTGCTCCCAACACTTTTTCAACATAGTGTTTTTTAATAACAATTCTCCGAAGGTACGACTTCCAAAACTTAAATGTGGAATCAAACCCAGTTACCTCAACATATTTATTTTCTTTTGGAAAATAAAAATCATATCTACAAGAACCTAACCCTCCATACTTCTTATTGTACGAAAAGTTAATTTTCTGAATTCGATATTGGATATAAAAATAAGCATCAATCATAGACGAGCAAACAGTTCCATCGTCTAACATAACCCCATTACAAGACGGACAACCGTTGCCGTCAACTCTTCCCATTATTCTAGCTTTCCATTCAAAGCCACACCTACTGCATTTCCACCATACGGATAAATTGCTCCCCCAACTAACATCAAACGGAGTTAATTTTCCATTTTTGGTTGGATGCCATTCTCTTGATAACTCTAGATTTTTAGATCCTAATGAGTCACACTTAAAGCAAGACTTTAATCCTTTATTCCTCGCAAGGATTGATGCCAACCATTCGTTTTTACACTTTCCACATTTCCACCATACTTTTCTTTTACTGCCATAAGTTACATGATACGGAGTAACACTTCCATTCTTACTGGCATTCCATTCCGAAGCCAGTCTAGGATTTTGAGAGGCTAAACAATTACATATGGGGCAAGATTTTTCCAGAACACTCCTCGCTCTAATTTCCGCATCCCATTCGTGTCCGCATTTATTGCATTTCCACCATACTTTTTTACCGGATCTATAATCAACATCAAACGGAGTTAATTTTCCATTTTTGGTTGGATGCCATTCTCTTGATAATCCAATTTCTTTTTCCCCCAGAGAATTACACTTAGAACATTTTGTTATTCTATTATCTTGTGTTCTTAATAGAGGCGAAGACGCCCATTCATAACCACATTTATTACATTTCCACCATACTTTTTTACCGGATCTAAGGCTTATTTTATTAGGGGTCAAATCTCCGTTTTTGGTTGGATGCCATTCTTCTGCTAATTCTGGACATTTTTTAGACAAAGAATTATTTTCCGTAATGGCTCTCCCTATACACGATGGACAATTATAATTTCTAATTCTATTGTTTATTATTGCTTCCCATTCATAACTACACTTATTACATTTCCACCATACTTTTTTATTACTTCTATAACAAAAATCCTTTGGAGTCAAATTTCCGTTTTTGGTTGGATGCCACTGCTCTAACAAAGTAGGACAGGAATCGCTTAAGTTTCTATGCGAATGTTTCATGTTATAGTATTCGATAAAATCTGAATAATTCCTTTGTTTATTTTATTAGAGAAACAGATATTCGCAGCTATTCAATTCTTTTTATCTCACTTAAACCGCATAACCCAGCATGTTTTTCTATAATGATGTTGTTTTTTAGCCGCTGTTGTATTTCTGGACTATGCGTAATTATCATGACCCTATCAAATCTGTTTTCCAGTCTTTCTAGCATTTTAAAAACAGATTCAACATGCGAATTATCTAGACAGTTAAATATTTCGTCAAGGCAAACCAATCCGGGCTTTTGGGAGGATCTTGAAAACGATAACAAAGCCAAACCTACATCAACCGCCAATCGAACAATCATTTGCTCTCCACCGCTCAACATTTCGTAGGTATCTGCCGACCCTCCCGTTATAGTCATATCAACCTTGGAACTATCATTAATAAACATTTTAACCACTACTTCTCCATGGCTTAAAATATCCAAGAATTCTCTGATATAGACATTGAGTAGCGGAAGGTATTTTTTTACAATACGTGTTTGTATTCCTTCTAGCCCATAAATTTCTTCAAGAATTAACATCCTCTTTAGAGTCTTGCCTTCTTTTTCAAACTCTTTTCTTTTGTTTTCTAGGTTTGTTTTTAACTGTTCGAAATTTTCTATTTCTTTACCCAAGAATCCAACTTTTTCTGAGTATTTTTGTTTGCGCTGCGAATACTCATCTTTCTTCTTTTTGTTCTCTTCTAGCTTGGCTTTTACAATGGCCGCTTCTGCCTCTGCCTGTTTGTATTTTTGAGTTAATTCCGACAATTTGTTTTGAATAGATTCGATTTCAACCTTAAAGCGGGTTTCAATTTCAATACACTTCTGTTTGTATTCTTTGGATTTGAGTTCAAGCCCCTTTATAGATTTACTGGATTCCTCTATTTCGGTTTTTTCAACTTTAAGAGTGGCTTCAACCTCTTTGAGTCTTTCATGGTATTCCGTGAATGATTTAAACTCGGCAAGAATATCGTTATGTTCTATCTGACTCTGTAGGCTTCCTCTTGCTCGATTCTCTAAATTAGACAAAAACGCTTTATCAACGGATAACTTCTCAGAAATCTCTTTCATAATTCTTGTTTTTTCTTCGCAAGCAAGAAGAGCTTCTTTTAGTTTGGATTCTATATGGTCTTTTGTCACCTTCATTTTGCATTCGCTACAAATGAAAGAATCACCCTTTTTAAGTTGGTTCTGAAATTTAAGTATAATTTCCTGATATTCCTGCACTTTCGACTTGAGTTTGGATATCTCGCCAACTTTTTCCTCAACATTTACTTTAGCATTTGGAATCAGTTTTTCTACTTCGGTTTTGGCATCAATAATTTTTTTGAGTTGGGCTAACTTGTTTTCTTTTTCTCCTTTGTTGAAAGCCTTTATCTTGTTCTCTAGGATTGTCTTTCGTTCTATGCCCTTACAAACCCTATCTTCTTTGGTCTGTAAGGAAGCACTCTGTTTAAGGAGTTCCGCTTCTGATTCTTTTTGAAGTTTATCCCAATCCGCTAATTGTTTTGCGCATTCTTCTTCTCTTTCTTTCTTTTGTTTTTTGTAATTTCTCCCTTCTTCCATAATCAGTCCTAATTTGGAAATAGGCTCTGACTTTGAAAGAAGATCGATTTCGTTCTGTAAATCCGTAATGTTCTTGTCGCATAAAATAACCTTTTCGTTACATTCCTTTTGGATAACGGATAAAGCGTTTACGAGCCCCTGAGGAGAATCTATTTTTGATTTATCTTCCATTATCCCCATCATGTCTTCGTAATTAATGTAAGCTTTAAGGAACATATCTTCAAGAAAAGAAACATTGGATTGGATCGCTTGAACAACCTTATCTTGAGCATTTTTTTTCTTACGCAAATTTTCCAAGCATCCAACTACTACATTTTCCAAACGCAAAAGACTAATTAACATTTCTTTCCTAGTTTTGTCGCCGCCAGTTAGATATTTCCCAGCATCGTTTTGTCCAAACATCTGACTGTTAACAAAAACATCGTAATCCTGAGTAATAACATCGGAAATAGATTCTTTAGTATCGGTTGTTCTATGGCCCGACAAGCTATCAGAACCGTCTTTGCTAATGCATTCAAATTCCAACAAAGGAGTGCTACTTTTCTGAGTTGAAACAAAAGTCCTGCCTCTCTTAATACGATATATCCTATCCGCATCTTCCAAAAATTCTTCTACATAGGATTCTCTTAGATTGGGTGGATATTTCCCATTTATCTTTGTTACAACAGATAAACCCGCTTTTTCTACCTTATCTGAATTCCTAGTCTTACGAACAATTTTTTCATAATGGGCATAACAAATTCCCTCCATGATACTGCTTTTACCCACTCCATTAGACATATCGACATTACCATCTACTAATCCTATGATGCCTAATTGTTTTTCTATGCCCCTTTGTTTAGCTTTCTTAATATGGGTAACAGGATCTTTTTTAACCCCCTCATATATGTCATCCATGGTTATTTTTTCTTCTTTCAAGTCCATCTTTTGTTGAGAAGTAAGATCGAATACAATAGTGTTATTACTTTCCCCGAAGCGAAGAAAGTTATGGAACTTCATGGCGTAAACTTGCATTATTTAGCCTCCGTTGCTTCTTTATAGATATCCGTAGACATTTGAATCAAAATGTCCTGTTCCTCTTTGATTACTTCACGTTCTTTGATCATGTCGTTGATAGTTCCCAACACAACCACTTCATTAATGCGCCCTTCCCCCAAAATAGTTTCTTCAATTTCCATAGCTTCTTTGTCTTCTTCTTCGTCAATTACTTTTTGTTCATGGAATACATGTATGGGATTTATTTTCTGACGAATCTTTCTTTTAATCTCTTCCAATCCCAAAGAGAAATCCATCAACTCATTATTATTTCCAACAAAAGATATCTTAACGATAGCTCCCTTGAACCCCTTAGGAACGGCATCCAAAGTGTTTTCTATCTGTTTAATATTACCTTTTAGTTCAAGCATCGGACGGCAGTTGGGATATTCAATAAATTTACATTTACCCATTGGAGAATTTTCAACTATTTTATCATCATAAACTACAAAACCCTTTTTGTGGTCTATTTCTGTCATATCTGTTTTTTCTATACTGCCACAATACATAGAGATACTGTTTTTAACTGGAAGAATTTGAAACTGATGATAGTCTCCAAGGAATATATATTTTGCACCTATTAACTCCAAATCTTCAAGACCAATATCGTTTAAGTTGGTGTTGTAGAAATTTTTCTTGCCTGTTGTTGTTGTATTCGTAATCGTGCGCTCGGTTTGTAACTCAACATATTGGCTTTTAATAGCACCCTTAACCCCAAAATGACCGAAAAAAAGTTTTTCTTTCAAAGCTAACTCAGGTTGCTCTTTAATTTTCGCCTCTACTTGCCTAATAAAAGTGTGTAGCTGATCCTTGATAAGTATTTTCCCTTGTTCAACCTCCATCGAATAAGGAAATAGCAAAAGAAGTTTGTCTTTGAATTCTAGAATCTGAGGGGTTTCAACAACCTTGATATTCTTAAACTGGGATCTGGCAATGGGGCGAAGGGCGTGGTGCTTCTTACAAACATCATGATTCCCTACCAAAATAATAATGGGTATCTTGGCTTCGGTTAGTTCTCTTAGTTTGGCATTAAAGAAAGCTCTAACATCATTAGAAGGATCAAAGGTTTCAAAAGAATCGCCTGCTATAACAATCAGATCAGGTTTAATTTGATCTTTGTTTAGAGAAATCATATATTCGAATGACTTCATGAAATCAACGGATCTAAAAGGCATATCGGAATACCCTTTATCCATAACACCTTTATAAACCGATTTATTAAGGTGTAAATCTGCCATGATGCTTATTTTCAAAGTAGTTCCCACCCTTCTAATTCTAGTTCATATGCGAATCTTTCAATCCCACTAACCAAGTGATTGTGTTTTTTGTAAAACTCGCAATGACATGCTCCGTCACGCCAAGGGTTTCGACATTGGTTACATGTTGTTTTTGATTGAACAAATTCTCTATACGCTCTTATCAACGGATGATTCCTTGCTTGCTTCTTGAATAGGTTCTTGAATAGGCTCATCGTCTTTCTCCTTTTTTCGTCTAACTCCAAGTATTTCTTTCATTTTATCTGGACTTTCATTAGATAGTTTTTCCCAATGTTTATCGCATAAAGGTTTCCCGAAATATGTTATCTCTACTTTGTCTTTACACTTCTTAAACCAACATGTGCAAACTTCACTCATGACAACCTGTTATTGTTTTTCATAGAGATATTATACAAAAAAGGGAGTAAAGAAAAATCTTTACTCCCTTTTTGTTTTGTAATCAGTTCTATACTAGGCTTCGTTACTAAAACAATAGAAGGCTATGCCGGTACGTTCGTTGTCTCCCATTTCGGTTACTATAAAATCATCAAAGGCATATAGATCTGCGCCTCTAGTGGCCGTAAATCCTCTTGCAATAGCCAACGCTTTACAGGCCTTACCGATACAGGCATTCCCGAAACATCTAACCAAACATTCCTTGTTTTCTTCAACAGCATGTGTAATAGCTCCAGCAAGTTTCCTTACTCGAATTCGTCTTTCTGCGGGATCGATATCTTTAGGGTCTGCCTTAACCATAAGAACGCTTTTTACTTTCTCTAAATCAATTTTTTTAGTTTTTTCTGAAGCAAAGACGCAAAAGACAATGCCAGTTAATGTGCTATCACCAATTTGTGCCGTTAAAAACGCTGGTGCATAAGCTAGTTGCAGATTGTTCGTGTCCTCAACATAAGACTTAGCAATAGCAAGTGCTTTGACCGACTTCCCAATAGCTGCGTTTCCAAATGCCCTAACGTTAATTTCTCCATTGGTTCTTAAAGAATGGCTGATGGCTCCTGCTAATTTTTTTACATTTCTTTTTCTATCTTCTGGCGTAATATCGGCAGGATCGGCAGCAACTTTAAGTGCAGGTTTTGAATCATCGGTTAATGGTTTTGGGACAGATGCTTGTGGTATTGCTTCAACTAACTCCTTGTCTTCGTGCATTTCCTCAAGATCGTTTTTATCTATTACTATATTTTCAGTCATCTCATCCTCCTATTTGTATAATTCAATTTTTGTGAGCAACATTCATTTGGTGCTCTTATACATTATACAAGAAGCGGAGTGATTTTAACCACAAAAAAAGGAGACCAAGAGTGGTCTCCTTTTTTTAGGTCATGAACAACTAATTGATTTAGTTACTGCCTAATTTTGATATATAATGCTCTTTATTTTTTCGTAGCTCCCTTATGGTTCGCATAATGAAATCTGTTTCTTCAGTTTTCTTTAATTCAACGGCGTACTTTAAGCGGCTAGACCCTTCGACAACATAGCTAATGAGTTTGAAGTCACCATTGATTGCGCCTTTACCCTTTAGGAGTTCCTTTACTACCTTTGAACATTTATTTTTACAAAATTTCTTGGCTTGATTTCTAGTAATATGCACAAAACCATGTTTAGTTCGATATTCTTTAATCAGGGCTGTTAAGCTATTCCCTTCGCTTACTTTTTCTAGAAATTTCTTGAGACGAGAGTTATTATTGGCTAAGATTTCTAGGGTTTCGTCAAAATGAGTTTTATTCAAATTGAATTCTTTTTCATGTGGGTTTCCGCTAGGGATAACATCTTTTAATGTAACTTCTGATCCATCTTTATCGTTATACGGGAAGTCAAGAGATAGAATCATTCCACATAGAGGCCCATTATAGAATTCCGAAATTCTCTTTTTTGCATGTTTACTATTTTTTATGTTTTTTACTCTGTTTAGTAAAAACGTAAACAGGCAAGTATTAAATGATCCACGCCGCCTGTCATATTTCTGAGCCGCTCTGACAAAAACTACAGATAATTCGGAAAACAAATCTTCTACGCTAATGGCTAGGCCGGGGTAAAAGTGTTTGGTTGCCCAGCTTCTTAATGTTGGAATCCTATTCCTATATACCTTTTCAAGAACTTTCATATCTCCGGTTTTTTGAAAATCTACTACATCTTTATTTTCTTGATTTCTATCAATACAAACCATACTTTCGTCTATATCATATGCCATGTTGTTATCTTTCATCCACTCTGTACTGTTATTACTCTGCATAGCCCTCCCTTGTTGTTTGTTTTACTTTTCCCAGCAAATAGTTTGATATTCGCAAACAATACATTCTCTATTATTTTTCTCTTTATAAGGTCTCAAAGGTATAGTGCCTTTTATTTGATTCCCGAACAGTTGAAGACATTTGTTTTTGGCTGACGTAATGATAGATTTATAAGGCAATATATGGAAGATGTTGTAGTCTTGAGTATTCTTGTTTTCATAAAGTAAAAGGCCGTTTTTAACTTCTGATAACCACATAAGAAGCATAAGTTCAATAACATGCCTTTTGATTGATCCCTCTTCATTTACTTTGGAGTACTCGTCTTCGGATAAAACTTTCACAAGGAGAACAAAAATACAATCCTTTATTTTAAGAATGGCATCGATTTTACCATTAAGATTATAATTGCAATCGGCGGTAACGACATCCCTAGCTACAACTTTAATTCCGCTAAAACTATCAAGAAAATCAACCCATTTGTTTTTAGTATATTCTCTAATAACGTCCTGTTGATAAGAATAATTTTGATCTACTTTAGTTCCTCTAGCACGATAAATAATTCGTCTTGGGCATTCTGTAATTTGTGTAGGGTTATATACTTCGTTATTTTTTACGAAATTCCTTCTTTTTATTTCATCTTTTATCAGGCCGTGTATATCTTTTGTCCATTCGTCTTTTTTGACAAATATATCTTTACTGTGCATAGAGAATCTCTTTGGATGTTTCTTCTCGAACAACCTTTTGGCAAAGCTTGTAGATTTCGGATTGAGTTAAGGTCTTCTCAAGTTTAAGGAAAGCATCCAATCCTTCTTTGCTGACAAATACATCGGGATCTATCTTAAGAGGCAAATGGATGACGGATATATTTTCACAAAAGTCATATTTTTTTAAAATGGTAATGGCTATTTGTTTACCTTTGTCTCCAGATTCGTTGTCATCGGTATCAAAACATAAACAAATGTTATTGCAGTATCTAGCAATCAAACTAATTTTACGTAAGGCAAAAGCGGTTCCCATAATCCCAACAACATTTTTTAGACCATATTGAAACAAAACTAAAGCGTCCATATACCCTTCTACGACATAGACCTTATTTTTTTCAAAGATGGTCTTGCGAGCTTTATCTAAAAGAAAAAGATGATTTCCTTTTTTGAAAGGCGATGGTAAATTCCACCAAGAATTTCCCGGCTTTGACGTAGGACTTCTAGTAGCAAAAGCAACAACCTCCCCAAATTCAGAAAAGATAGGGACTATAATTTTTCCATGAATATAAGGAGAGATATCCCATCTTTTTTCTGTATCCCCCGAACCATAAAAACGGACAGGATCGGGAATGTTAAAACCTGTCTTACAATAACCTATTATATGAGAATTCCAAGATTTTTCAAGTAGTTTTCTCTCATTAATAAGATATTCTCTGGCAGTTTTAATTTCCCGATCTGCACCCGATAAGAGCGAAACATTACACTCTTTTATAAACTCTGACAGATCAGACATTTATGCTTATTTTTCCTCTTCTTCCATCTTCATATCATCGGAATTATCTTCTTCCATGGCAGGAGCTTCATTAACTTGTACCGCACTTACATCTCCCTTCAAAGGAGATACCGCTATGGATGGATTGTCGATAATTTCCTTAATAATAGGATTTATCTTAACTACATCTCCATTCTTATCCTCTTCTGGATCATCTTCATACGCTCCAACACAAGCGTTAGCAACAGTAAGAACCATATCATTCTTAACTAAATAATCCGCTAGTTCTACCATTGATTTACAGCCCGTATCAACATTTTTCTTGGCTTTCATCATATCCTTGCCAAGTTTGAACTCCCCTTCTCTTAACGATACCACCTTGTAATCTTTTGCTGCATTACAAAGTTTGACAACAGGATTCATGGCTGTTTCATCAAAAACGATCTCAAGAGTACATTGCCCATAGGGAGAAGCTACCTTGTTTTTCACAAACTGAACCCAACTAGAACGAGCAATGACCCTTTCGCTATTGCCTTCTTTAACTTTTATTTTCCTTCCGGGAGTAACTTTTATTCTAATATGAGAATAGAATTTTAAAGCTCTTCCGCCGGGGGTAGTTTCGGCATCACCAAACATGACATTCATCTTCTCTCTAATTTGGTTTAACAATACGCATATGGTTCCTGTACTACCGCAATGAGCTATGATTTGCCTACAAGCCTTTGACATTGCTCTAGCCAAGAGCGCATAGTCCTGATCTCCAACCTTCCCTTCTAACTCTTTTGATGGAATTAGAGCGGCGGTTGAATCTACCACAACAACCCCAAATGCTCCACTCTTGCAAAGAAGAATAACGTAATCCAAAATCTTTTCGGCAGACATGGGTTCGTTAATTATATAGAGACTCTTAACATCTACACCATGTTTTTTAGCCCATTTAGGATCAAATGATTGTTCCGCATCGACCAAACAACAAGGCAATCCCTTCTTTTGAGCAGAAGCAATTAATTTAAGAGATAGGAATGACTTGCCGCCCGATTCCGATCCAAATATTTCAACAAGCTTCCCTTTTGGAACCCCGCCACAATTACTAGCTTTATCAACATCGGGATAATCAAACGATATAACGTCTATTACTTCATTTTCATTAACCTTATAGATAATCGGATCGCCTTTGTTGCCCATCAACTTTTCAATATTTGAAATAACTGCATCAATATCTTTACATATTTTTTTAGGTCTAGCCATTTTTCTCCTTAATTTTCTTTAGTAGAAAGCGGGGAAAAATGTTTTTCCCCGCCTTCATAGGAATTAGAATTTGATATCTTCATCGTCACCGAATAAATCCTTATCTTCGGATTTTTCGGCAGGAGCTTCTGGCATAGACTCTTCTATTTTTGCCGCAGGAACTTCTTCTGTTTTCTCGTCTTTATCAGCCTTACTTTCTTTCTTCGGTGCAATTTTTTCAGAATCAGGAAGAGCATCCCATAGCTGCTTAATCTTTTCCAGAGACGTAGAAGCATACATGTCCTTTAGAGGAGCTTTCTTCGCCTTGAAGTTAGCAATCTCTTCATCTGTGAAAGGAGATGCCTTCTTCTTTGCATTAGCCGCATAAGTAGCTTGCAACTTATTCCCATTGGGCCAAGCCACTGTAATAACAAAGTCAGATCCCTCTCTACCAGCAGGATCAATTTCGTTAACAGCCTTCTCTCTAGCAAAACATTTAAATAGACTACGGCCCTTTTCTAGAATTTTTAATTGACCATCAGCCCTGTCAATTACATGAATAGCAAATGTTACCCTAGGATAAAATTTTGCTAACCAAGCAGGATCTTCGTTCTTATATGCTTCGTCCGTAATCACCCTTTCTGTAAAAGGTTTCCAATGTCTTAAAAACTTGACATGTTTTCCAATGAGCCGTACTGTATACTCACCGGGTTTGTCAAATTTCATGTATGGCAAGCGAGCCTTACCATTACTACCCTTGGATTTATCTCCGTCCTGACCTTCAGTTTCTGGAGGAAAATCCGTATCCCAACTACCTTCATTTGCCTGTTTATCGCTCATACTACTATCTCCTTTTGTTGTTACTGGTTATTGTTACTGTTTTCTGTTCTTTACTCATTAGAGTAATTATACAGTAAATTTTTAAAATCTTAACAAAAATCTTAACTTTTTTTGGTGGGAATATAAGATAAGAATCCGGGCAAAATGTTCCTAGCTTTCAAACGATAATTCTTTTGCCTGACGTTTTCCATCAATAATTGTTTCTTTATCTTCATTGTCTAGTTCGCTTGGTTTTTCCCCAAGTGCTGCATACGTTTCTTTTTCAAAATCAAAATCTGGTAACGCTCCCCTTCCAATATCATGTAGTTTTAGTTGTAATTGGATAACGGTAACTCTTCTAGAAAGGGTATCACTTAAACTATCAAGGTTCCTTAAAATATGTAAGCAAGATTTCAAGCAAGCATCTGTTTGTGCAAAATCACGCTCAAAATCGCTTAATCTATACGCCGCATCGCCTTTTCGTTTATCCGCACTAGATTCTTTTGAGAACCTTGACCAAGAATCTCTAAGAATATCCACGGCTCTCTTTTTAAAACTATGGCATCTTAACAAGCCAATAAATATTTCTGATAATCGATCCTTGGCCGCTTGAACTTTTTCGAATTCCAAATTAATGACTTGAAGTGTAGGGGTGGGGCATGATTTTATGGATAACACCTTTAGTTCGGTATAGATAGCATCATAATCTAGTTCAGGAAGATACTTATATTGGAATAACATCCTGTCAACGACTTCTTGATAGGATTCGGGATAGTCATTCCCCATTAAAATAGGAATCACAAAATCTTGGTCTTTTAATTGCGCATGAGGCTTAAACGGTTCTACCAATTGAACAGGGCTTGATGGAACCGAACTACTTGTTGGATCTATTGTAGGATTAGCCGAAGAAGTAGGAAGCATAGGACTAGACGAACTTCCTTCATCTGTCAATTTAGTTGTTGTAGGCTTCTTGTCTAACAATCCTAGAAGCTCATCGTCTTCGTCGTATAATTCTTTAGAAGCCATTTTACCTCAATGTCAATGCCAATGCCAATGCCACAAAATTACTAGAAATTATTAGATAGATTCGTAAACAACCACGTAATCGTTCCCGCTCAAAAAGGCTGTTTGTTTAGGAATTAATTTGAAAGTTAATGATCCGATATCGTCTCTAGATATCGTAACTTTATCGCATCCTGCTACTTTACCTTTCCTAAATGCATCAATTGTTGGAGCCCCAGCTAAACCCGTAATATCAACTTCCACTTTAACTGCCTCTCCAATTTTTCTATCCGAACATCGAACGGTAAACGAATCAATATTGTTTAACGAAGCTATTTTCCCAAAAGCCACTTCAAACATATCAACAATTTCTTCACTACTTAATTTTTCAACCCTTATTTTCTTATTCATGCCTATTCTCCTTTCTCTTATTATACCTATTCGAACAAATCTTTATCGTCATCATCAAAGAATTGTCCTAAATCTTCTTTATCTGTTTTTTCGGATATTTCTGATTTTTCAGCTTCTTTGGTCTTTTCGTTTTCGTTCCCAGCAGGACTATCATCTTCAAAAAGATTCTTGACATCTTCTTCTACAATCTTTTGAACAGGTGTTTCTTCGGGAATAGGTATTTGACTATCTTTGTTATTTTTTTGTTCGGCAGCGGCTTGAATTACTTTTTCTTTGGCTCCATTAGCTATATTGGGAATAGGGCCATTTTCCAACCAAGCAGGAATGGCTTTTTGAATAGCCTCTTGAACTTCAACCGCCTGATCAACGCCTTTACCTAATCGTTCGGGGATGGCTTTCATACTACGAATCATATTAGTTACAAGCTCGTCCCTTAAAGCATCTTCCTTGGCAATTCTCACTGAATCTGAATCAAACTCTATTTCCTCTTCGGCATTTTTAGTTAGTTCGATATGTTGGTAGTTGCCTACGTTAATACGAATATTAATGCACTCTGCTATTTTTCTTTTCGCCATACTTCTCCTTGTAATGTTTATTTGAAGATATTATACAACAAAAAATATAAAACTATAATTTTATGGTAGATGATCCCAATCTATCAAAGACAGAACCACCACCCATCTTTTTCGTGTATTCATCTCGTTTTTTCTTCTGCGCTTTTCCTTTGTCTACTTCATCTCTAATCTTTTCATATTGTTCTAGTAATGTCGCCTTTGGAACATGCCAGCATTCATCCATACATCCCGCCTTAACCAAAAAAGAGAAAACCCTGCTAGTCACTCTTCTTCTGTCAATTCGGTATAGAAAATCTTTAATATCAGTAAAAGGTTGATTTTCGATAATGCTTTCTACTGCTTTTTCACCAACATTTTCAACAGTCGTCAATGGGCATCTAATGAAGTCGCATTCCTGACCATCTGAATTTTTACCCCTTGAAATCTTGAATTTAGCTTTACTCTTATTCAAATCTGCAGGTTTAATAACCAATCCCATTCGTTTAGCTTCATCTTTATAGCGATTTAATTTCTTGTCTTTGTCATTGTTCTTTATTTCAGATGACAAAAGGTTGCACATAAATTCTATGGGGTAATATATTTTTAGCCATGCCGTTTGATAAGCTATAAAAGCATAAGCCGTACTATGAGATGCATTAAACCCATAACCTCCGAAATATTCTATTTGCTCAAATATTTTTTTGGCAATGGCTTCACTAATCCCATTTTTCTTACATCCCTCAATAAACTTTTCATCCAGCTTTTCTTTCTTGATAAGTTCTGGTTTCTTTTTTCCAACAATCTTTCTTAGGGTATCAGATTGCCCCTTGGTAAACCCCGCTAATTCCTGAGAAACTTTCATCAAAGACTCTTGGAACACCATAATTCCATAAGTATCTTTTAGTATTTCGCCCATTTTTGGATGAAGATATTCTACCTTCTTCCGTCCATTTTTATAATCCGCATATAAATCTGGCACCCCTGCACCCAATGGCCCCGGACGATAAAGAGCATTACAAACAACCAAATCATTGAACGAATCCACATGAATATTTTTCAGGAGTTTAGAGATGCCCCAAGCTTCAAACTGAAAAATACCCCAATTATCCATATTCTTCTGCCCACCATGGAACAGAGATAAAACCTTATTATCTGTAGGCTCTAATTTGTCTATATCGAAATCATCCTTAATCTTGTCGGGATGCCTTTCTCTAATCATTTTAACAGTATCTTCTATAACCGTAAGCGTTTTTATGGCTAAGAAATCAAATTTTAACAAACCCAGCTCTTCCACTTCATCTTTATCAAACTGGGAACAAATTTGATCATTAGATTCTCTCACAGCAATATGATCAGTAATTGGATCTTTACAAATAACAATACCGGCAGCGTGAACACCAGAAGATGATATGGTATTTTCTATATGCATAGCGGCATCAAGCAATTCAGGGTAATTTTCAATAGCCCTTCTAAAATCATTACTGTCTTTTAATGCACTTTCAAGCGTCACGTTGGGGCCAAAAGGAATAGACTTGGAAATTTGATCTGCTAAACTTAAACTATTCTTGGTTAATTCAACTTTAACTTCGGGATTCTTCTGCTTTCTTGCCTGATAAATATCCCAGTCCTTACCAATATCTAGTGCTTTAGCGGCATATCGAATTACTGCCCTAGCCTTAAAGCTATTGTAGGTTGCTATTTTGCAGCAATGATCTTGTCCATATTTTTGATAAGCATAATGATAAATTTCATTTCTTCTAAAATAGTCGAAATCTATGTCTGCATCAGGGGGGCTTACTCTATCGGGATTAATAAAACGTTCAAACAATAATCCATATTTTATTGGATCTAATTTTGTAATTCCTAAAACGTATAAACAAAGACATCCTACACCGCTTCCTCTTCCAGCCCCCCATCTTATTCCACTCTGTTTTGCGAAGTTAATAATGTCCCAAAGAATAAGAAAATATCTTACAAATCCACACTTTATAATTGAATCCATTTCAAATTTAATACGAGTTCGATATTCCGCTTTATCCATCAGCCCTTTTGACTTCATGCCATCTGTAACTAAGGTTTTTAGATAAGCTATATCATCTGCGAAACCATCGGGAACAGCAAAGTAAGGAAGTAAATCAGGTTCTTGCTCCATTAATCCTGTTTCTACTTTTTCTGCTATCTCAACCGTGTTAGAAAGCATTTCTGGGGCCGATTTATAAAGACTAAACATTTCATCATAAGACTTAAGATAAAATTCGTTGCTGTTAAAAGTGAAACGATCAGGATTTTTGATGTGATCTCCTGTTTGCATGGAAAGCAAAATATCCTGATACTTGGCATCTGATTTTTTAGCATAATGAGCATCGTTCGTACAAACAGGCTTAACCCCCATTTTTTTTGCAAGCTTAAACAGTTTTTTAGCTATTTCCTTTTCCTTGTTCGCCTGCGCAAGACTTTCTGGATAATATTTATGCATCATGATTTCGATATAAAAATCATCACCAAAAAGATCTTTATAATTCTTGACAAAGGTTTCGGCACCCACATCATCTCCTGATAAAACTTTGCTAGGTAGTTCTCCTGCGGGACATGCCGTTAAACAAATGATTCCTTCGTGATACTTTTGAAGTAATGGGAAATCAATACGTGGCTTCCGATATTTCCCTTCTATCTCCGCAACACTAGCTAACCGCATGATATTTTGTAAGCCTTTCCTATTCTTTGCCAACAATATGAGATGGTTGATCTTTGTTTCTTTTTCCTTGATTAAATGATCTTCGGTAATGTAAACTTCATCTCCCAGAATAGGCTTGATACCCTTATCTTTGCAGGATTTTTGAAAGGAAAATAATCCACCCACAGTCCCATGATCTGTTATAGCAAGAGATTTATAACCATGTTCTACTGCCGCTTTAGTCATGGCTTCTGTAGAGCATAAGCCATCTAAAAGTGAATATTCGGAATGATTATGCAAATGAACAAATTTTTCTCCAGTGGTTCCGTCAGACATATTAATCCCACCTTATTAAAGCAACATCTTTTGTTTTGTATTCTGAAATAAAAGGCACCTGAACTTTAGATAATTCTACTCTACTCATGGGACCATTGTTCCCTTCTATCTCATCACAAACATATACTTCTAAATTTTTGTCATAAGATTTTAAAGCCTCAATTAACTCTTTGATATTCATGTTTATTTTCCTATCTAGATCCAAAAATCTTGACCGTATAAGATTCCTGTCTTTGATAAATTACTCCGTGGATGAAATAAAGAAGACGATCTACAAATTCAACCCAATTGTAATTTTCAATATTTATATTCCTAATGCATTCATAAGGCTCTTCACCAAAATTCAAACCAGAATGTAATGGATAAACCGGAGTCTTAATAGCAATATTCTTCCCATCCATCCATACATAAATACGTTTACTAAATCCCTTCTTCCCTATAATAAATCCTGTGCAAAACAAATCGCTTTCAATAGAACTATCAGAAGGAGCACTTGTGATATTATCGATTACTCCCTCTGACACAAAACAATCCAATATTGCCTTAACTCTTGTTACCATTTTACCCAGCAACAACTTGTGATCATCGTCTATCTTAGTAGGCAAAAGACCTACCGCTTCCCTAAATGAATTATGAGCGGTTTTTATTCTTTCTCGTATTAATGGTGTATTTAACGGTTCCATTATATCTCCTTATTCGTATTCAAATATGCGGGTAGTCAAATATACAGGTATTATGTGATCTACCTTACTATATAAATCCTGAAATGTTCCATTGTTCTCTAAAATATATTCTGCTTCTAAGTCATAGGCTTCGCTTGCATGCCCTTGAAGACCAACCACCCCGTTACACCCTTCTCTTACGGTTTTCATGGAAACAAACGGCATATGATTCTTCAACGCATTATCTTTGAAATATTGAAGCTCATTGGGGAATCGGACATCGGTAACAACATAATTATTATCTTTATCGTCGCAAATTCTATACCAAAGAGATTTGACCCATATAGCATCATCTATGTTTTCTCTAAAAAGCTCCGTGCCTATAAACTGCAATAACTTTCTAACTGTCCAACCCGGCCAGCTCTCCAAAGGTTGTTCTCTTGCCATCCTATCATAAACCATATGCTTATCTAAAACAAAAACATCTTCAACCAGTCTTTTGATAGGATCAGCCAAGGCTATTCGCTTGAAGCCATATTGCTTAACCAAGTAATCTCCAACGGTGTCCTTCCCGCTTCCTGCTTTTCCGCAAATCCCAACCAGCATAATCTTCTCCTTTGTATTTTGCTATATTATACAGGAGAAAAATAAGACGTTGGTAAATAATTACTTTTGTGAATCTTGAGGGTCTTTCCCGTTAAACACAACATCGACCTTATTTGTTATCTTATTAAACGGAGGCATTTCAATCTCTTTAATTTCGGTTCTTTCTACCATAAGATCGGGATTCTTCCTTGCCTCATGTTTGGGCGGAAGTTTATCAAGTTCTTCCATGGTAAATTTTTTAGTCACGATTCTTCGTTGGACATAAGTTCCACGTTTGAAGAAGGCAGGGTAATCATTAAAGTTTACCCCTTTCTTAAATAACATCTCTTGTTTTTCAGATCCATTCTTGCAATACAGTTCCTTGTCAGAATAAAATTCGCTTGCCGCCATTGAAATGCTGTTCTTGGTAGCATCCTGTTCTCTCCATAAAAGAGTATTACAGGCTTCTATTTGATTGGGAACCATCCATACCCTGCAATCAAAAACAGGCAACATCATGGCTTTTTGAATCCAAAGATTGTGATTATCTAGTTCCCCTTTACTATTATGTTTAAACTCCATCCTAGATTTCGATTCAAACAATCCACTTCTGATAAGGGTATTGAAGTATACTGAACACATGGATGCAAGTACCGATGTCATCTTTTGAATTCTTCCATCAAAAAATACTTGACTTTCAGAACTATCGCTATAAAAGATAAGAGATATTTCGTCAGACTGAGTATATCCAATTTTAGCATTGGTTTCTTCAACCATATACTTAGTTGTTTCTATCATCAGTCGAGAGAAAATTTCATCATAGGGTCTCCGCATTCCTTCGGTAAAATGATGGAAACTTTTACCATCTAATCTTGCGCAAATGGGTAATAGGGGAATAAACCGCCTATCGGATTCCTGCCCTTCATATGACTTTATTCTATCGCCTAGTGAATCTTTAGTCTTCATAATTTCTTTTCCTAATATCGAAATCCATCCTTACGCCACAAATAGTACAACGCCCCCTATGATAACGATGAATACATGGCTCAAAAAAATGAAATTTACAATGGGGACAATAATAATGCATTCTGTCTTCTGAATTGGGGAATGAATCCATTTCGGACTTGCTACCTTTCCATTTACATTTAGAGCATTCGAATATCTTCATACCTCCAAGTCCTTTATGGGGTTTATAGATTCTGTATCAATATTTTGTGTTTTTTCGCTAATTTTTTTAATATCGAATCCATTGTCTAAAATAACTTTTCTCAGGTATTTACAACCATTATCTGCTATAGCACTAAAAGATGGATACATAAAAGCCGAAGGCATATCTTTACCCATTGTTTTTTCAAATGCCTTCCAAGCTTTTCTTTCTTTTTTGCTCATGAGAACACTTTGCGGTTTCATTTTAGACTCTTCATGCATGGCGTCACATAGTCCCTCATGTAAGAAGTGCAAGGCGGCTTCCAATTCCATACATTTAGGCTTAATAAGGGTTCTACAACTTACTCCACCCTCTTTAACTACTACCAGCCAAGTGCCTCTGGAAAGCCCCTCATAAGCATAAGGATCATTGTAGACGATATATTTCTTCCCACGTTTGATATAAAATTTTTCACCAGACATGATTATCCTTGGGGCTTATTGGGATCTACATCTATAGGAGATTTTACTATAGGATGCTGCTCTGTCAAGTCTCCTGCCACTGTAGTCCAATGTTCCTCCTCTTTTTCCAGCGGCTTAGCGTTTTTTAAAATATCCCCTGCTTGAGCAATACCGCTACCCTGATTGTTTGGGTTCTTCATTTTCTTAAAATTGCGCCATCTCCCATGTCTACGCATTCTCTTGTCCTGTCGATTGGTATTAGGACATGACTTTTCGGACACTTTTTCTGTTGGCACCACATCTGTTTTAATTTCTTTGTCAGATGGTTCCTTAACAGCCATGAAAGCTAATATCTTGAAAACAGGAATAGCATAATCTCCATCTAAAAAAACAAATCCGCATTCAAAGGAGTCCCTAATGAATTTTACAAAGTTATCCCGATAGGACATCCCAGTATCATATTTAGTATTCAAGTCAGAAAAAGAAACAAAACCTTGAGCTTTTTCTGTCTTCCAAATTCCAATTCCAATGGATAAGTCTTCAACTTCCTTCTCAAAAATAATTTTAATTTGCTTCATATTAATCCTTTCTGTATAATGCCTTTGTTCAATTATACTTGAATTTTGTTTTTTTACAAGGAGTTTATGCTAAAATATCGACAATACAAAAACTATAAGGAGTTCAACGAAGCCAAACAAGCTTGCCGGGAATGCCAAATTGGTAAAGCATATGATAAGGTAGTTGCGTCTGATGGGAATACTATTAATCCAAAAGTTCTATTCTGCGGTGAAGCTCCGGGGAACGATGAAGTTATCAAGGGTATTCCGTTTGTAGGCAAAGCAGGGAAATTGCTACGATCAACACTTAAAGAATTTAGATTTACTTCTGAAAACTCCCTCATAACAAATACCATCCCTTGCCGCCCCCAAGATAATCAATTCCCCAAAGATGAAGGTATTGTCAAAGCCTGTAAAAATACATGGCTTAGAGAAGAATTGAGGTTAACGAATCCCGATATCATTGTTCTAGTTGGAGCTAAACCCTTGAAATTTTTATTGGGACTTGAAGGCATAACAAAAACTAGAGGCCAATGGTTTGAAAGAAAATTCAATGGCAAAACCATAAAACTCATGGCAATTTTTCATCCTTCTTATGTCCTTCGCAAAGAATATATGGACGAAGGCAAACAAATTAAAGAAGATTTCAGGAACGATCTAAAATTAATTTCAAAAACATGTGGATTGTCTGTATAATGTGATTGGTCGCATTATTAACATCCATCCCGTAAGATGGTAAAGGAGTTGTTCCTATGTCAAAAAAGTCATCAGAATTCCCTTCCGAAATATTCAACAACACAAAAGACATCATCGATAAGTCTATTCAGAATTGTTATCTTATACAAACCTATTCAATGGCAAGCGAAACAACGACAGGATTTTGCCCCAACGATCTATCCTATTGGAAAGAGTTTTGTACTGTAGGAATAAATCTACCAAGAAGAACCGGAAAAACATACGCTATAACTAATTTAGCTATTGAACGCTTTAACAATGTCATATTCATGTCTCATACGCTAAAGGCAGTAGAATATATGAAAAAGCCTATTGGTTATCTGCTATCATCTAAAAAATACAACATAGAAAAAGAAACCGCTTCACAAATAAAATTCAGAGATGAAAATGGAATTCTTTCTGAGTTTAACTTTGGCAGTATAGGTTCTATTGATTCCATGAAAGGTTATTACAATATAGATGCTGTAATCGTTGACAATAGCTTTATGTTATCCGAAAAGAAGAAAGATGACATTTATCGTTGTTTTGGGCCTAGCATGACGAACCCAAAGTTCTTCATCTTTATAGGATAATTAACCCTGCTTATTTCTCATGCCCATCTCAGTATTTCTAAGTGTTTCCAAAATATATGGGTTGGGAAGAATATTTTCATCCAATAAAGGCTCTCTTATATATTCCGATGCAAAAGTAGCAACAGCACCACTTCTCGAAACACCCGCATTACAATGAATTAAAAGAAGCATCGGTTCAAGCTTGCGTTCAGCCAAATTTAAGAACTCGATTATTTTTCTGGCATGATCTTCGTTAAAAAGAATAATCTTGGGATAAACCGGTTTTATCTTTTCATAATCTTCACCCAAAATATCATCAAAACGGATCGACATAACCATTGTCAATCCATCTTTCTCCAAACTTTCCATATTTTTCCCTTCAATCAAAAATGGCTCATCAAATCCATTAATTGAAAGCAACGCCCACTTCGGCATCATGGTGGGGACAGGCGACAATCCCATTACAATCAGTTCTGCCCCAAATCTATTCATTACCTTTATCTGTTTTATCATACGGTTAATCCTATTGGATGTACATAACACTGTTTATCGACCACATATAGGGCATCCGTTCCCCATAACCACAACTTGCAATATTGATAGTTCCCGATTATTTGTTCTGGTCCCATACCGCCACTATCCAACCAAAAATACTTAATCTTATTCCACTTATCTCCCATTGCAGAATAAATAGCGTAGTAAACTTCATTAAGAGATGGTTTAAAAAATCCGTAATATCCCCAACGATGAAAAGATATAATTGGAACAGCGTCCACTTGACCTAAAAAGCCATTCAATTTTACTCTAGGAAACTGCTTATCGTTACCCTCTATCCATGTATAAGCAATTTCTTTAATCGGAATATTCTCTCTGTTCTTAAAAGTATATCCTTTGTGATCTTTTTGATCGTAACCAACAACAGGTACTAGTTTCCTTCTCATTTCTTCTGCTAATTCATTGGGTACATCTTTAACCAGAATTACATCGTCACTCAGTATACGCATGTCACCTGTGTCCATAATTTGCTCCTATGTTTAAATTGGTGGAAGCGAGGAGAGTTGAACTCCTGTCACGTATAATTTCAACCAAGTTTCTTTCACATGTTTAGTCTACTGTTTCTGAGACTGATTGCTCGGAGCCAAAATAGACTCACTCCGGACGGTTCCTTATACCTCAAGCATTTCGTCTTCCCGAAATTCCACAGAGCTAAGCTACTCTGTCCGCACTCTTGTGTCTTATGCTACTCAGGTTTACCAGAATTATCTTAACCCTTTCACAGGCCACTATTAAGCAGCCATTGCCATTCTAGGAACAGCATTTAATTTTTTGTAATGGATATTTTAAGAGGCCAACCATCATCCTCTACATGCAACTGGATTTACGTTACCACGCTCGATACCGTAACGCTCCCAATCTACAATACATTATTTTTAAAACATGAGCATGATGGTTGCTAATCCATCTGTGGCGTCAACATGCGAGCTTTAAGTCGAGTTAACTAATTGCCCACCACCAGTCGTTGCCTATTGCGAAGCGTGTCGTCAAAACTCTCCAGTTTCCCGTAGTACGCTCCTGCCACACTTAACTGACTTCGTTGCGTGTCTGCATTTCCACGCCGATGCTCATTACATACATTATACTACAATATACTTAGAAATCAAGTATTATTTATGCAAACAATTTAGCCAAAAGCTCTTTAAATTTTATTCCTTCCTTGTAAATTTCTCCAAATTTAACCGCATAACCTTCATCAATCCACGAACGAAATGCTCCTTCCCACCCTATATCCTTCTCTTTCTCTTTGCTTTTTTCATATTTATATCGATCTATCGCCCGAAGTTGCATTAAAATTCTAGGATCAGGATGCGAAGAAATCAAAAACTCCTTAAGAATACAATAATGATCATTTTCACAATATCCCGAACAAACATCTTCTAGAAGTTCTTTATACTCTGCTTTATTTAACCGATAACTCAATATTACCCTCCTTTATTGTTTTTCCATCCAATAAGAAGTTTCACCTCCATAAGTCTTTTCTGAAATCATGCGAAATCCATTTTTTTCCCAAAACCTTACCGTATCCTGAACTGAAATTAAACAGATTTTTAACCCACTTTTACTGGCTTTGTGAAGAACAGTATTAATTAATCTTTTAGCTATTCCTCTATCCCGGTATTCTTTTTTTACCCCAAGATCGTGAATGTAGATACAATCTTCTTCAATGTTTTCTTTTATTTTTCCTTTAAGTGGGACTTCTAATCCGCTGTTATAAGGAAATGCAATAATATATCCGATTAGTTTCCCATCTTCTTCGGCATACATTGAAAGAGTTTTTCTAGCTAAAACCTTGGAAGCCCAATTGTCAAAACCTTCGTGAAAATTTGACGAATAGCAATCTGCACTTAATTGAGATAATTCTTCCATCTTTTCTAACGGAATATCAACCACAGATTTAATATCCATATTTTATCCCACCATGAATTCAAAACCATCGAGTGGGATATCCTCTGTATCGTTTTTAATGGCATTGAATCGATGTTCCGCTTCTTGCAAAATAGGCCAAACACATTTATCCATCATTTCTTTTTCGGGAGTCTTTTTGTTTTCCATTTCTACTAACGCCGATGTCATAGCCCGAAGCGCATTAACGGCTATTTGTTTATACAACTCGTCCTTCTCCCTTTCTGCTGTAGGATCAATGATGGGGATTCCTTGTTTGTTAACTAACATTCTCTTTTTTACTCTTTTCTCTCTTTTGTTCAAATTTGAAATCTCTCTCTGCCTGTCTCCACTTCATTACTAAAATGTTGCAAAGAAACCTTTTTATCTCTTCAGTTATTGATTGGCTACGGTTAACGCTTTCGATGCATTTTTCTTTCCAAATATGGCATAAAAGAATTTTGTGTCCGTTGGAAAGGTTGGAAAAGTATAAATCATTAACTACATTCGTAAATTCGTTGTAGTAATTACCCACTTTACGAATATATTTTGGGCTGGCTTCTTTTTCCAGTATTTTTACTAGAATATGAGCCGCTTTCGAATCGCCGTATGTTCCCGCATCCATTATTTAACTATAGCCTTTATTGGTAATTCACGAAGTTTTGTCCAAACAGCTTCAATAATGACCTCAGCAGCATCGTCTGGATGTTCTTTTCCTGTATCTTTTTTAAGAACTTCGTTGTGAGCCCAAAGACCAAACGAATTTTGTATTGCTCTGTTCCAACCGTGATGGAAACCTATTACGTCATCTTTTTCTCTACTCCTAACGTATGCTTTATCTTGATCGCTCATTCTGCTAATAAGTTCATCAACGGCTTCTTTTACGGATGGTGGTTTTTCTTTCATTTTTTATTCAAACTTTCATCCACATCCTTAATAAAAACCTGACCGCAAGGAGATCCCATCCATTGCACAATCATGTTAGCAGTTTTAATCTGTTCTGGAGTTGGCGTCGATCTAACATTAATTTCCCCTGAGATAAGGTACTCAAGGGTATGACTCCACTTATTAAGCTTTAGCCACGCATCCGCAAAAGCCTTTTCTTTAGGATTGTTTTCAAACCGATATTCAGAAAATCCATCTTCATTTTGATTTTTCATATTATGTCCATTTTAACTGTTTTAATACCTTACCCTTACGATCTAATACGGCCATAACTTTGTTCGCTTGGTCTTCGTGCATTTCTTTATGAAAATAACTATATAATCCAAGTGCTCTTCTTAGAATTTCACACTTAGAACGGCCTTCTTTTTTCGCCATTTCGCTAAGCAACCCATGAACTTGATCGTTAAAATCTACACTATATTTCATTTTTCTCCTTGGCAATCTACTTTTGTAGAAGCAACTAAATCGCTTTTAAGAACGTCTAAACTCTCTCTAATTTTATTTTCCAAGACGCAACCCTTGCAACTATCGGCACAAATCCCTGACGGCCATCTCTCATGGTGCACAGAAGAGATCATTCCGTCTATTGCGGAGATTAACACCAATCTCTCTTTCTGTCGCATTATCTTCCTCCGTCAACTTCCTTTACGATTTACCAGTATCCGCCCGTAAATGTAGGACGTTTCCCCTTTAATTTACTTCACTCTCAACCGGAGTAAACCATAATTCACAATCGTAATCAACTACCCAGCGACTAAAGATCGCTGGGTTTGCATCTTCTGAAGACACAATTGGCTAGTTGATGGTAGCCTGCCCATAAAGTTCAGTCCACCATCAATAGGTATACCAAACGATACAGGGCGTTTTACTCCTTTGGCCTCTTTTATTTTGGAGTATTTGTTGGCAATATTTATTGATGCATTCCAATCTGCATCAAAAACCTTGCCATCTGAGGCATAATACCTGCATCCCCTTCTTTCTCCTTTCTCAATTCCTCTGTAGTCTAATTGAGACGTTAAATAGGGGTTAACCGTTACTACTCTTTTTCCATTGAGTAGTGCCTTGTAGGTCAATATTCTTTGTAGTTCAAAGAATGACATTTGACTTAATCTATTTTTACTCGATTTGCCTTTCTTGTAGTTTTTCTTTCCTAGGTTATTTTTCTTTAAAGAGGATAAGTCTTCAAGAACTATAGTATTCATTTTAGTCTTTAGTATCTCGTTGACTAACTGGTAACTAGTGTTTTTGTTCTTGTTTTTCTCTTTTCGTTTTAGTTTCTTGAGCTTAGTTTTTGCAGAGTGAGATCTATTTATTTTAAGATTTGAGTTTAATTGTCTTTTTAGATATCTTAATTGTCTTTTTTGTTTTAGAAATTGCTTGTCAGAAATAGCAATACCTTCAGAAGTAGTTATGAGTCTTCTTTCTCCAAGATCTACTCCAAGATAACCGTTTTCAATATGTACTGGTTCTGGAACTGAAAAGGATACTGCCAGCCAGAACACGCTATCCTTAAAGAAAATCAGTGGATCGCAAAGAGAATAGGTTTTTAAGAGTTTAGAGAATTTAGGATATGGTTTAAAATCGCATACAATTCTCTTTCCGGTGGTTGTTAATTTAATTTGATTGTTATCAAGAAAGGTATAGATTCGCTTGTCTAACCTAAGAGATAGGTTAATTTGCTTGGCAGATTCCGTTAATTTAGATCTTTGTTTATTAGATTGTATAGTTTTGTAGGTGGCATAAACAGAGTCTTTGGCTCGTATTATAACCTGAGAAGGACAATCGGGGAACAACTTTCTGCACTGATGATAGTTCTTGTCGTGAAGCAGTTTCTTATCTAATTTCTTGGCTTTAAAGGCATATTCTGACATATAATTCCATATTTTCTGATGCTCAAGAAGAGTATTATAGAGCAGATCAAACTCTTCTTTACTCTTTGGAACAAGCTTAATATTATATGTTATAACTGAGTTCATAATTATTACTTCTATAATTATTTACTCTTTCCTTCTTATTTCTTTGATTATTTTCTTGCATTCAGGAATTAAAGATGTATAATAGTAGAAAGTTAAAGAAAGGAGATGAGTGGATATAGTAACTCGCTTACCTCCCCCACACTAAAGATGTCGGGGTTTCTGCTCGCATTAAATGAAAACGAAGTTCTTCTCCATATTGTATATTCCGTTTAGCATACGCCCTAATTGTTCCATATTTTTTAAATCTCTTTAAATATATATTTGGTTTTTCGGAATGATTCATAAAATTAATCAGCCCCATAGCAAGACAATCATGTTTATTTGACCAAGCCATACTATAATCTTTTAACTCTGATTTTTCTATTTTAGAATACGTATATGGAATCACTGGATTTTCTACAATTAGGCTTCCCCGACTTATAAATTTATCTGTAAATACACCTTTCCCACAACCTTTAACGTCTTTTAAGTATATCATTTTTCTCCTTAACAGTTCTTTTCTTCCCACATAGGATTCTTCTCAAAATCCAACTCTTTTCTAGATTTACCCGCATTGCCCGTAAATGGAGGATGTTTTTCCTCAAATTTACATACTTCGCCCAATGACATATCTTTAAATTCTTTTTCCTTGCCTTCCATTTCCCTCAACGCTTCTTCTGCCCATTCCCATCCGTCTTTCACTAAGCCATCTCTTCCTCTAACTTCTAAACTGGTATATTTAGGATCTAGTTTTGACCTATTAACAATCTTTTTAAATTTGTTGCAAAACCCCCTATATTGCCAAAAATCCATATTGCCATATATCTTAAGAGCATGGATGGCAATTTCAAGTTTTTGTTTATCGGTGAGTTTCTTTACTTTCATTTTTCCTCCTATGGTTTTGGCAAAATTCTAGCCTTAATATCTTGAATGATCTTATTTTTGTCAAGATCAACTAAATTCTTGTTATTTTCAATAAAGTCGCCATAATCTTCTCCCTCAACGTATTCTCTAGCAAATATGTTACACAAGAACTTCGCATCGGACTCGCTATCATTACCTATAGCCGAATGATTTAACGTATTCCAAGTATTTCCATCTTTGGGAATATATGCCCTTAACTCTTTTCCACTAAAGTAGATACAAAAGTAAATCGGAATTTCCAAGTCACCGCCTGCGTTACAACCTAACAAAATCATCCCGTTATCTAGTTCCTGATATCCCAGTAAATGTTTTTTGTCTTTCCATCCATATTCTTCGCTTATAGATACGTTCTCCATATCAAATTCTACTTTTTCAAGATCTGTAGCTATTCGAGGAGTTAGATGTTTAAGTTGATACTTGTCCCCATCCCAAATTGCATCAACTTTATCTCTAAATTCTCTTAACGAAATAGGTGCAAAATATCTAGCCATAACATCTCCTTACTTATCTATCTCTGACCAATTGGGATTATCTTTTTTAGCTTTTTCTATAAGATATTTATAGTTTCTCCATGCATACCTTATCGCTTCATGTTTGCAATCACAACTTCTGTAACGATAGAATTCTGCCGCTAAATTTTTATTGTCAATATTATCTCCGGGAGCTTTAAACGTAAAAAGTCTACCGTTAGAAACTATGACATATCCGGGAGGGGGCTTGGTATGTCCATATACGACATTAATCAAACTAGATTCGTCATAACTTACCCACATAAAAAAAGAAATAAGCAAAGTAGCCCCCGCAACAAGCACAACACTGACTGGATCTATATATTTTAAAAACATAATTCTCCTTATAATTTTGTTGGTTTAAGTGGATAAAATGCCTTGGGAAGAGAATCATTATATAGAAAGTCAATGTACTTAGCAGGAACATCATCAACCAGCCATACACCATTATTTGAAAGAAAGAAATCATATCCTTCTTTTATCATAGCTTCTGTATCAATACGAAGAACATGGGGACTTCCATGCCTAGAACCAACCTTTACCGCCGTATCATGATCCTTAGAGAGATGAACATGATTACGTTGCCTCTTATCTAAGCCATTAATTCTAATAGATGGAATGAATTGCTTCGCCGTACCATGAAAGAGAAACTTGGGCGGTATATTAGAATCTAACTCTAAATCTACATCTACCGAATGACCTTGACAAGCCCTAATCTGCCACCCATCTTCGCTATACTCAAAACGTTTCTTATCGTTATCAGCAACAACTTCATCAAGAATAGCCTTGGTAATCGGTTCAAACCCTTCCGCTTTTTGAAAAGTATTACTTCGGTCAATTAGTTCTTTCACATCAACCCAACCATTCTTGTCCAAGGCAATCCCAATCGTTTCGGGTTTATGCCTTAGAACCATGGCTAGAAACTTACTAACCCCAACCAATTCTTTTTTCAACGCCATATTAACTCCTTTTCAACATTGTAAGACAACTTAATTATATTTCAACCATTTTCTTTGGAAATTTTATCGTTCGAAAAACTCGTTAGCATTTTGATAAATGAATCCGCATCGATTACTAAAGGTTTTATCGCTTGTAGAATCACCAACATAAAAGCATTTATTAGGATTTAATTTATATTTTTCAACTAAATAGACACCTAATCCGCTTAGTGGCTTACGGCAATAACATCTAATGGGAAAAGAATGATGTGGACAATATACATAAGCAATATCAAATCCGATAAGCATATTAGTTTGATTGAAGCAAGCCTTAGCCTGAGTCTCGCTAAGATCCCCCTTCTCAATACCACTCTGATTGGATACGCCTAAAAGAAAATAACCCTCATAAACATACTTTTGGAGAATTTTCTTTGTATTGGGTAATATTTCAATATCTTCTGGTTTTAAGGGATACTTGCCACCACTCTTTGTTTTTCTAAGGGTTCCATCATAGTCTAAAATAACAGCACGATTATCATAACCCGAAGGAAGAGGCTTCCTAACAAAATCAATTTCTATTATGTCAGAAAATCCTTCATCCATGGTAGGCTCTTGGAAGGCTTTCTTGTAGGCGTAAAGGGCTATAGAAGGAATATTACAGGGATCTTTATCTAACTTGCTACCATTAGGCCCTAAAATATCATTTAATGGGAATAGAGGCTTTGCGGGATCTAAGACATAGCGTTTCAAAATTCGATAAGCGGCATTATATTGTGCATCTTCTATTTTAGTTGTTACCCAAATGCATAATACTTTAAATCCATACTTTTTTGCTATATCAATTACACACTTCCTAGATTCTTTGGTTCCATAGGTATTATCAAGAACAAATTTTTCCTTGCCGCTATTTATTTGACTTATTAGTTTTTCGTTGAGCTTTTCAAGATTGCAGCCCATCTCGTCCCGATTCAGCCTGACATAGCCTTTATCGGTGTATGATTTTACGTGGGATGATTTACCTGCACCCTGTATCCCACATATGATTACAATTTCTTTCATCGCCCCTCTCTTTCTCTTTCTTTTTCGGATGGTAGAATTTTAACATCCTCTATTTTGAAAACCGCCAACCCTTCATTATCCATTCCGCTTATCTTTGCCTTTTCCCAAAGAATATTGTCTAGTCCTGTTCCAACATTTACACGACCCCAATTCCTGTAAACTGACGCAATCGCATGGCCCTTAAACGGAGATATCGCAAGAAGCTCGTCCCAATTCTTATCACAATATAGACGGCGCAACCATATTTGAATTAACAATGTCCATTCTTTAATATCACCGCTACGCAATTTATTCATACATTGAGTCAGTTTGTTTTTGCATGTTTTCTCATGTTCTTTACCTGTCCATCCAAAATGCCCTAGTAATTTTCTAGAAGTGCAACCCGCTTTCATCGCAATCTCAATAAGTTTCTTATCGGGATTCATCTTTTTAATAAGATACATGGCAAACGTATTAAGAAAAACTTCGGCTCTCTCGCTTTCTTCCTGTTCTCTATACATATCTGTAATACCATCGCTCATAATTGGCTCCTTATTTCTTTGCCTTAAATAAATCATTTAGAAAATCTGGCACATCATACTTGCCCGAAGCTGCTGATTTACTATAATTAGCTAGATCTTCAAAAACCTTATATTTACCCATACATTCCGTGCACAGTAATACAGACCCCTTTTTAAGCTTACCTTTGGTCATCTCCCCAAGATAACACAAGCATTTTTTACATTTTAATTCCATTGGATTATTTTTCAAACAAGTTGTTATCTCGACAATAATTATCTGCTTGTTTTTCTGTCATGATTCTTCCTCTTACGGCTACCATAACAGCAGAACTGATAATAAAAAATTGGCTTCTTGCCCATAATGGTTTACCCTTATCGCTAAGTTCTTTAACTATTTTAGAATACGAAGCACTAAGCTTACGGTTTTTAATTAAATCCCTAAGAGACTCGTCATCAAGAGATTCTACCATTAAAACAGTGTAAATACCGTCATCCGATAAAAATGGATGTTTCACTCTATCGTTATCGCTAATAAGCATGTTTGCCTCCATAATAATTATTCTGTTAGTCTCAAAAGATGGGGACGAATACCGTAGCAGCTTTGCATATCGGGTTCTCCTTCGGGATGGACAATAGCAAAAATTTCTTTGGTTTCGTAACGGACATTAACCCATTTCAAAACTACTCTTTTGTTATTAGTAGAATCAATATAGATTTGTCCCGGATGCAACTGAACCAGATCATCAACTTCAACTTCTGTTTTTTGTATAGTTCTTTTCATAGTTACCTCAATAAGTGAAAGCGAATACCTCATAACCCGAATTCTGTTTCTCTTCTATCATTTGACTCACTTTCGTGGCAGGTTCTTATCTCCTGCTGCACCAACCCGACCATCAACGTATAGCTAACCTACTACGGTCTATTTGGCTTGCTCCTTCATCGGTTATAACAGGTTTCCCCTCCCGGCTTAAGCTAAGGAGTTCGGAGTTTCCTCTGCTTTATGGCAGCGATAGATCGAATATCCGTTTTCATCCTTTATTAACTATAACCCATTTCTCAATTATTTCAAGTTCTTTTTTTGCCCCAATGTATTTTTTAATAGCTTCTATTACTTCAGTTGGAACGGCTGTTTCCCATATTTTTACCGCTTTTGTTCTTTTATAACGATCTTTATCGGTTTCAAAACAGTGTATTAAATTACCATCAAGGTTAATAGCTACTTTAAGTTTTGGAATATAATATTCTTCAATTTGTCTTGTAAATCCATGAGCACGATCCAATATGCTATCACATATTTTTATTTTATACATTTCTGCTTTCATGATACTTTGAAACCCCCTATCTCTTCATTCGTAATTTTTCTATCGGTTTTAAGTATTGAACAGTTGAAAACAATTCCTTCAACGTCAGATTTACCAAGGTCTACGCTGACATTCTGATAACCCATTCCGCTTTCGGGTAATTCCTGAAGTGTTTTAATCCACTTTTCATTTAACTGTAATGAATATGCTCTTCTTAGATTCATGATCTCCTTTTATATAGTATTATACAGAAATAAAAACGATAGACTTGGGATAATTATGGCCTACATAATCTTTTGCTGTAGATGAAAAATATTGGAACTCTTCTGGCGGTGAAATTCCCATTCCCCAATAATCTTTGTAATTCTTGCGAAAGTAGAATATTTCTGGATTGGACAGGATATAGCAACTATATCGACTGCTATCTTGAAGGATCACTTCCAAGATAGAGGGAAGGATACGGATAATTTTCTCGTTATCAAAAAAACTTTGACCACCAACTGCTTTCCCGAATTTGAGACAGAAAAACCTACATAGCATTGCCTCTGCACTCATATGAGTAATTGCCAGACTCATAGGGTTTAATTCTTAAAAAGATTTAAGTTTCCTTTTAAGCCATATAACCTGTCAACCTAAGAAAATTTCTTATAACAGGCCACTTTTGCCATGTTTTAAATCCATCAATATAAAGACAGGTTTCTGCTGCTTTACCATGCCACCCATAAACAAGAGCAAAAGCAGGGAACATATCCATGAATTTTTTACTCACGTGTTCGCTTAAGGGCTCGTCAACTACAACATCTACAATATCTTTCATAGGAACATATCGAACTTTTTCGTGGCATTTACATTTAAGTGTTTCCGTATGAACCAAATACGAAATTCCATCCGGCCCACATTCTTGAAACATTCTCTTTTTAATATCTTTGTCTTCCGAATAGGTCAGCAAAAGCCAAGGATCATACACGTTTTCAAAATGAGTACGGATGGTTATTTGTACAGGATATACAATCATTTCTATATTCCCATATTCTCAAAATAGGAGTAATCTAATATTGGCCGTTTAGTAGCTTTTGCCATATGTTTAAGAACCCACTTTATTCCCTTGATTTCTTCGGAAGTAATATCAATAGGATCTACCGTACAAGAAACAGGCTTGTCTTTCTTATAAAACACTTCGTGAACGGCATACCAAGTATTTTTCCCCTTAGTATGCCTCAATATTCTATAATTCCAAGACATTATTTTTCTTTTTCCTCCGTTTCTTGTTTTGCCAATTTTTTCATTGCCCATCCAACCCTAGATAGCGTATATCCTGTTGATTTAATAATTTCACTCTTGATTAATCCTTGGTTAAGCATCTTTTTAATAGTTTCCATAACGATAGGCGTTTTTTCTCTCTCTGAAACATATCCTAAATCAACTTTATTCCATTTCCTAGACATAATAGGCAAATTCATTCTAATAGCTTCTCTCTTCATTGATTTTAGCAAATAGTTATCATATATGCCAAAATCAAGATAACGTCTATTAACCAAATCAACCACCCTGTCAAAACAACGCACATAGCATCTTGGGTCAACACCATTGTTTTTAAAATTGTTAATTAGAAACGCATTAAATTTTCTATATATGCCCAACCAACTATCGTGGCACATTAGTCTCATGTAAGCAGCATTACAGTCTTTTGTATGATATATACACCCATCTCCGTCAATTAATCCAATCAACATTGACAACATTAAATCTTTATTTTTTTCTATAAGCGATATGTTTGGTGGGTTATATGTTTTATTGCTCTGAATTGAAAACATGCTGCATAGCTTGGGAACACCATTCTTAGAATAAATACTAACTGTTACAGAATTATTGGTATTAGGTTTCATATCAGGAGAGGAAACAAAATTAGCAAATCTACGAACAACATCTTCATCTTTTTTCGCCAAAGTAAGGACGCATTTTTTTGCTTTTAAATTAAAATGACCATCCGATAACAATAAACCTATCCAGTAGCAAGATATAGGGTTAAGATCTAATAGCGGCGATATATCTCCCTTTCCCCTAATAAATTTTATTTTAAGCCTGCTAGCAACGGAAATAATACTTGATTTTGGTCTAAGTGGCAAAAGTTGGCTAACTAACTTCCATCCTCCACGTGGATATTTATCATACAATATTCCAATTTCTTCGCTACTCCAACTCCTAGTGTTTCTAGAAAGCTTAAAAACTCTATAGGCTCTAGACTGTATCCCTACCCACGTTCTTTTAGGGAATTTATTGATCAATTCTTGTTTACTTAATTTAGAATAGTTATCTTTTAATACTTGATCTTCTTCTTTTGACCACCAATTTATTTTTTCTAACATATTAATTTATTCTATAAAAAGGCACCAATTCCTTCAAATAAAATAGTTTTTTTCATAGATCATGTTTTGACCCATCGGCATCTTCTTTCTCTTCTTTCTCTTCATTATCTTTTCCATCTGGTATTTCGTCGGATTCTTCATCGTTTAGGTCTAAACTAGGCATTAATTTTGTATTTAGCTTAGTGCCTTTATCCATCAAGTCTGGCAAACCATCTTTTTTATCAAACCAATTTACACCAACCGAGTCTAGTATAGCCTTCCAGTCCTCACAATCGTGCTTAATTAACCTCTCGTAGTCTGGATGAACATGGAGCAATTCATGAAAAATAATCCACTGCTTTTGTCTCATGGTCCACGCATTCCAGTCACTCCAGAAGACTTCAATTAAATATCTTACCGGAATATTATGGACCTGAAATATAGCTTTTTCCGCTCCTTTAATTGGCTTAATTTTAGCAAGGGTCTTGTTCTTTTCGCTTCTTTCTACGTTTTCAATTCCCATTACTATAATATTGTCAGGTTGCTTTATACACCACATAAATTCTGGCTGATTTTCGCAAAGACCCTTAATCATTTCATCTGCTTCTTCTACTTTTTTATATACTCTAGCTTTTCTTCCCATGTTTCTCCTTATTGTTATCTTCTTCGATCAATTCCATAATCTTTGCAGTTGCTTTTTTTGACGGATTGGGTTGCTTTTTGAGAACCAAACCAATAACCATTAGTGTTTCTCTATCTGACAAGTTCCCGTTTTTCCAATCGCTAAGAACTTCTTTAATTAGTTTTAGTTTTTTGATTGTTTTTTTCATTCTCCTACATCTCCATTTTCTATTATGGCTCCATCTTCTCTTGAATCCAAATATCTTCTCCTGAATTCATCTGCACAATGATTGGCTGCATATACAGTATCATGTAATTGAGTGTATCTATACTCCTTATCCTTCATGTATCGTTTCATCAGTTTAAAGATACAATATTCAAGCTCTCCTTTCTTATCGATTTTTTGAATCCCATTAAGATATAGGTCAAATTTCTCTCTATCTTTTACGGCAATGTATGGCATATGATTTCTCCTTGTTTCTGATGTATTATACAGAAGGTTCAGCGTCAAGGAGATCTTTTTCTAAATCTCTTTTGCGTTGAAGAAAATTATCTTTCCAATAATTCCACTTGAATTGATCACATCCATCAATTTCTGCCCAGTAATCATTGGCCTCCGAAAAATCAATAATTTCTCCATGCTCAACCATCTGAATTCCAAATATCAAAATCCTTAGCGAATGAAAAATACTCTTCAATCCTCTTTCTATATCCATTTCTAAAAGCTTAATCTTCCCTTTGTGCCAAGCATCATGAGACTGCGATAAAAAAGCTTTCTTTAGCTTACCCTTGTCAATCTTGAAAACTTCTTTAAACTTTTCAGACTCTTGAACAACCGCAAAAGATGGAGCATAAATACATTCCAAATTAACCGCTCGATAATTCCATAAATCGTCTCGAAATTTGTCGGGTGTAACAATATGGAGGTTATACTTACTGTCTCTAATTTCCTTCTCCCTGTCTAAACTGCAAGCTACTACCATAAAGTCATAGTCTGAGCCGGGATGATCGGTTCCATAAACCCTTGAACCATAAAGATATATAGCACGTATTTTATGTTCGGGTAATTGGGAAAGAGAAATGATTTCGTCTTTAAAAAACGATAGTTCATTTAGTCGGAATTGGACAGTAGATAAGCTCATGGTATTACTTTCGTATAAATAAAATAGATGGATTTTTAAGAGCACAATAATCAACTATTTTGGTTTCTCCGGTGTTTATATCTCTTAAATGAGCGGCTTTTCTTCCAATTGTCGTTTCAACATTTTCTAACCTAAAGATACTTCTCCCGATGACCACCAGAGTACCTTTTTTTGGGATTTGCCAATTGATAGGGATATGAGCTGGTGAATAAAATAAAATACGGGTATCAAGAGGTTCTTTGAATTTACCTCCATCATAACCCATAATGTTGCCATACATATCCAAAGGAGATTTCTTCTTAACAGATGATTGTATCCATCCGTCTCCATATGTCGGTACTAATGCCATTTTATAGCCCCAATTGTTTCTTCATCGCCTCTTTGTTTGTAGATCCAGTAATTCTAACCTTTTCATCTTTTTTGTCAAAGAGAATAATAGTGGGAACCGCACGAATCCCCAACTTTATAGGTAATTCGCTGTCATCACCCGCATTGAATTTTACAAACTTAAACTTATCTCCGGATTCTTTTTCCATGGCTTCTAACATGGGGGAAATTTGTTTACAGGGGCCGCACCATGTAGCATAAAAATCTACAACCACCGGCTTATCTGAGTTTTCCACTTCTGCTTCCCAATTTTTACTGTTTATTTCTTGCATATTCTCCTATTTCATGATGATTTTAACTTCTGGGTAATTGTCGTATCGCAAATATTTCTTAGGAACCGTTAATTCATCTAGACCATCTCTATATAACCTTGCTGAATCTCTATCAAAACCAAAAAAATGTTCAAAAGTAGGATATTCTACCACTTTCCATTTTCCCGATAAGTCGTTTCTGCTTGGTAATTCTAAAATGACCCAATCTCCGGATCTCATGTATTCTATCTCTCATGTTATTTCCTTCAATGATATTTTTCTACGCTTTACCTACGTATTTCTTTGTGCATTTCTTATATTATACAGCTATTTTCTTATTGTCCTCATAAATTTATATTGTTTGGCCTTTTCTAGTAGAGTAATAAACAATAAAGGAACCCCATATTGTTGCTCGCTCCATGGCATCCAAAACACAGGCAAATTATTTTTCCCTCTAAAAAGAGTAGCACATATACTTTTATTCCCGCTGGATTCTATCATTGCGGTTACTCTTTTAATACCATCATATATGTAAAAACGCCTTTTATCATTTATGCCACAACGGATAATATAGGAAAAAATAATATCAAAATCACTCATTGTATTATTACTCGCAGAAATTTAGCTCTTTTGGCTTTCTTTACTAGACGGCTAAATGGCATAACCAATTTCTTATCTTCTTCTCTCCATACCATTGTTTTGCCATTTAGATAAACATGTATTCGTCTAATTCCTTTCCCATTACTAGTAGCCGATACCTCTCGAATCCAATCAAAAATACGAAAGTTAGTTGTTCTAGATCCAGAATTGCACATGGTATCTTTGCCACAACGAACTATAAAAGAATAAAGAATATCAAAATCACTCATGCCTGATTACCTTAATGGTTTTTACTTCCTTTTTTTCTTTAACTTTAGGACTTTTACCAAAAACACTTAGGGCTTTTATATACATAAAATTAGGATGATTACCGTCCCAATATTCTTTTGCGTTTTTTGTATTGCTTCGGATATAGGCTTTCCCGCCCATCTTTTTTGTATCCCCATAAGCCCAAATAACTCCAAAATCTACATTCTTAGGAATATGTTTGTGGCAATAAACATCAATTTCATCTGAGCCTGTTTCGAAATCAACTAAATGCATATCTATTTCGGCCTTACACTTTTTACATTTATGCATATAGATGTCGCACATATTATTTCCTTATTAATTTGATTGACGGATATTCTGGTATTGGATTCCTAAGGATTGACCCTAATTCCTTTACGCCAGATTCCCAATCCATCTCCTCTTCACAATCCTTAACCGAACAACTGGCCCAAGCCTCTACTTTGGTATAAGAACTATCTTTTCCTTCTCTAATATTCTTGAAAAACTCCTGCTCATCGGAAACATTAAAGTTAACATCTACTTCGTGTCCCATAGAACAAGTTTCAAAAACAAGAATATAGTCATCTATTATTTTGGCGTACATATAACCTTTATGGTGGGTAGTTTAAAATCAACTTCCCAAGGAAAAGCCCAGAAACCATTATCGCAAATCAAATAAATGTGTTCCATTAAATCAGGTCTTCCTACGTGTATGTCTTTAACGGTATAACTATCAACAGATGTCCATTTATTTTCCCCTGAACGAAAACACATCCTATCAATAACATATTCCTTATTTTTGGCTGTATTAAATATAATTTTGTCTCCAACCCGTATTATTTGCATATAACCTTTATGGTGGGTAGTGCTTGTTTAAACTCATAAGGATATCCCCATGTACCATCTAAAAGAGAAAAATAAACATTTTCGACCCCACTTAATACCGAAATTTTACAACTAGAAACACTCATCCATTCATAATCAGTTTCTTTATTTTTATTAATTTGGATTGATTTAATTACTTTATTAATATGGATGGATTTAACCACACATTTTTTCCCACTACATCGAATAATCAGTTCATCTCCAACTTTTATCATCGCCGTATAACCTTTATGGGAAAAACTTCTACCAAATCCCTTAAAAGAAATGGTACATCAGAACTTCCGCAATCATAACGACAAAAAGCTATTTCCACTTCTGGCTCTAAACTAACAAAAGACTTTACAGTTAGAAGTTTTGCATCTTTTTCTTTGCTAGTTGTACATCTAACTATTGATCCAATTTGAATCATTGTCGTATCGCTTTAATGGGAAATAAAATATCTTCGACTAAATCTCCGTAATACATTCTTATTTTCACATCAATGTGGGTTCTGTTATGACAAATTGCAATGGTTTTATCGTGATCTAAACATTCAAATATTAATGGAAAATGTTTCTTCTCCTTAATGTCCCATCTAGGAATTACTTCAGAACCTTTTTGTATCATTGCCGTATTACCTTTATGGGAAATGGGATAACCTCTATCATGGTTTCAAAATAAACTGAATAATGTAATCCCGCCTTGTTATCAGAAACACAATAAGCATATCCCTTTTCCTAAACAATCCATTTCTTCTACAATGAAAAAATTATCTCTGCACGTTTTGAGCTTTACTATAGAACCTACCCTTATCATTACCCAATTCCGAAGTTGATCATGCTCTTAAATTGCTCTGGTTTTTCTACTCTTTCCCATTTTCCGCTTTCATCAAATTCGTCATCTTTTTGATTTCCAGATTTCCACTTGTACCAAACCTGATCGTTCTCATGGCATAATGAATGTATCCCCTCATATAATTTCTCAATAACTATATAATTATAGAAACATTCATGCATATCACATCGGTTTTCTAGAACTGCCTTTTCCGATTTTTCAAAACTATCAAACCATCCAAAGCATCTCTTTTGGAGTGGATCGTCCGTGTTCATTGCCGTGATTGTATATATATTCATGTCTTATTATAACTAGAAAGGAAATAAAATCAAGAGAATAATGGCGAGAAAAATTACTATAGTTTTCTAATAACATATAGTAATTTGAGCAAGAATAACACTAATCCAACAATCAATATTATTCGCACCATAATATTAGTAATACTATTGCACTTGCCCAAACCACCAATTGTTCGTACTAGCACCAACTGTAGTAGAAGCATTACCCGATAAATAATATACCTCGTAGAAATCATTCGTGCTGGTATTAACAGTTTCAAGATAATTCCATGTAACAGTAAATGGGAAATCTCCATTATTAGGTCTGTACGAATAAACTGTGGTGTAATTTGTTCCGTTCTTGTACAAATACAGAGCGTGTACCGTATTGGCCTGCACCGTATCTACTCGTATGCCACCCATAAATTCAATAACCTTACCTGTAGTTCTTGGATACCATCTTGAGTTAGTAGCAGTATAAGTACTACCACCAGAAGCTGCCAATACTACATTAGTAAGATTAAATTTAGCCGTGCCAGTTGTTAATGCATAATTTGCCTGTAGACCCGCTTTGAACCGAATAGGAGTACCAATAGTAGGTGAATGCTCCCCTAGCCTAAAGGCGTAGGGGCTTCTATAGGAATATCTCTATCCCTAAGAGAATCCATTCCGATTCTCAAAATATTCTTACTAGCATTGAAATCTCTATCCATAATCAATCCACACCAACTACATTCGTGGATTCTATCAGATAGTTCCTTACTAGTTAATTTACCACAACTTGAACACATCTTAGTAGTATTCTTTGGATTTACGAACACAATCTTAGTACCAGCATCTTCCGCTTTGTACTCTAATTGTTGAACGAATTGATTCCAAGCAACGTCCTGTATACTTTTATGTGTTCTTGTTGCCTTTATTTCTTTACCGTTTACTGAAATTGTTTCCTGTTCTTGCATCTTCTTGATATTTAACTTTTCTAAGCAAATAATACCATATTGACTGACTAGCTTTTTTGATAATTTATGAGTGAAATCTGCTCGTTGATTTTGTATTTTTTCATGGATTTTACCAACAATCATTCTCTGTTTATTTCGTTCTGGAGTTTTCTTTTCTAATTTGGAAAATTTTCTTTGTGCTTTCGCTAATTTCTTTTCGCCATCTTTAAAGAATCGTTCTCTTTTTACTTTTTCACCATTAGAAAGAACTGCAAACTCCTTTAGTCCTAAATCAATGCCAACAGCGGGATTGGCATTGATTCTTTTTACATCTGCCAAAACGCAAGAAAATATTGCAAACCATTTACCACTTTTTGTTCTTTGTATTGTTAATCTCTTTACCTGTTCTGGAAGCGTTCTATGTGATTTTATTTTAACACAACCTATTTTTGACAATTTCAATCTTGTTTCATTTTGGGTTATTGAAAATCCTGACTGTGGAAATGTGAACGAATCATATCTTCCATATTGTTTAAAACGTGGAAATCCTGCTTTCTCGCCTTTCTCCTTACATCTACGGAAAAACGATTTAAAAGCTAAATCAACTCTTTCAGAAACGTTTTGGATTACCTGAGAATGGATATTGTTTAATGATTCTCGTTCAAGCTTCCAATCTTTAATTAAATTATTGGTAGCATATTTATTAAGTGTTTTCTGTTCAGATTCATAAGTTTTAATTCTGGTGTCAAGAATCTTATTGTATACAAAACGACATTCCTCAAGTGTTGCAAGTAGTTCTCGCTCTTGCTTTTTCGTAGGATATAATCTGAATTTGTAGTTCTTTTTCATATAGTTTTTGTATAATATATTTATGCTAACTCTTATATTATACAACAAAAGCATAAAATAATCCTTTAAAATAATGAAAAAAGTTTCTTATAACAAAAATAGTCATAGCAAATACTTATTGAGGTATCATTTTGTCATGTGTACAAAGTATCGTCACAAGATACTTGTTGAGCAAATTTCTAAAGATATCAAGCAAATCATAGAAGATATTTCCAAAAAAGAAAAGTATGATATAGAAATAATGGAGACTGACGTTAACCATATTCACTTGTTGGTGTCAGCTAAACCTAACATTTCGCCATTTCAGATAGTTCACAAAATCAAAACAATTACAACAAATAGAATATGGAAGAAACACGAACAATTGTTAATTAAGTATTATTGGAAAGAAAGAACCTTTTGGAGTGATGGATATTTTGTTTGTAGTATTGGAGAAGCGAATGCAGAAACTATTAGAAAATATATTGAAGAGCAGGGTTAAGTCGTTCGCTTACATCCCCGAACCTGAAGGTCAAGCAAAACGCAGCTAACGCTGGTTTTGTCGGGGTTTTACGCTCACTTTATAAAAGTTTTGGGGCGAAATAAAGCCTGAGCGGGGCTTCTTATTTATTTAACTTCTATTTTCTTTACTTCTTTTTGTGGGAAGAGCGGAACCTTGACTTTAAGCATTCCGTTTTCGTAGGAAGAAGTAATGTTCTCACGATCCACTCTACCATTCAATACGTAAGACCATTCCATTCTTCTTTTTGCCAGACCACGATGAAGATACTCTTTCTTGGCATCCTCTTCCTTGGTCTCTTCTGATCTTTCCACTTTGATACTGAGTTCGTTGTCATCAACTTCAATCGTAATATCGTCCTTGTCAAAACCAGCAAGGGCATATTGAATTTCAGTTGCAACAATATCCCCCTTTTCATCTTTGTGTTGGATTACGTCATGGGGAACAGTACTAGATTGCCATGTACTAGACTGCCATATCTTATCTACATCTCCCATAGTGCTTTCGAAGTCGCTCCAAAATCCATCCCATATAGCAGAACTGAATAGGGATGGGAAACGGGGAAAACTAGGGAAATTATTACCTTTAACTACTGCACTTGTCTTTTTAAACATATGAACCTCCTTATTAAGCTAGGTTTACTTTATTTGTTACGCCCTGCTCAGGCTCGTTCCAAACATTATCATTATAACAGAAATCCTGAAAATTTCAAGAAGTTTTTTCTTTTGCTGCCTTAATCTTAGCTTTAAAATCGTCCTTGGCTTTTTGACAATTCCCGCATCCCTTTTCCTCAATGAGTTTAACCACTTTGTCAAATAAATCAAAATAGGGTATTTCAACCGTTTTGCCTTCTTTCATAATGGGGATCAGATTTTCCAATAAAAGCAGTCTATATTGCCTTATTTCATCCGATAGCTCTTTAGAAGCCCCTAGACACTCCTCAGACGCCTCCGCAAGATGCCCCAGAACGCCTAGGAGATGCTTAGAATAGCCTGTTTCTACCTCTCCCTGTAGAACATAGGCTTGTCCCAAGTGTTTAATTGTACAATCTAAACAATATTCTCTCATATTTCCGAATTTAATGTTATATCTGTAGTTTCTTCACATTTTTGAATTTTCTTTTGAATAGACATGATCACTTTTTTCTCAGTTACTTCGATAACCTTAATAATAGGTGAACATTCATAATAACTATTGGCAATACGCATGGCTATAGCTACCGCATTAAAATCATCTTTACAACGGGAAATAATAATATCATGATTATCCGTGCTTTTATCGTTCATGGTAATGATATAGTTTAAATCAACATCTTCTACTTTTGTTATACCCATATTAATCTCCTTTTATTACTTTTGTTGAAAATCCACGAAATAGTTTGTTTGGGAGCACTCTGAATTTAGCCCAATTATCATCTTCTTGAACACTGACAAGCTCTATCCATGGGCAATCCAGCATTCTTAGATTGTTGTCTGTCGTTGCATATTGTTTGTTGGAATAACTGGCTGGATGAGAACTCCATTTAACTATTACCATATCCCTTCCCCATTGCAAACCGCTATCTTCTAAAAATTTGATTTCTTCTCGCCACTTGCTACTAGAAGGACTATTTACCCAAATTACATAGCCATTAGAAAGATAAAAAGTTTTCCCATTAGCCTGTTTAATTCTTGGAGACGCCAATCGTTCCCATTCCCAATAGCTTATGGACTCAGCAAATTCAGGTAAACTAATATTTACTATCTCCCTGTCAATTCCAAGATATTTTAAGGAGTAGCTATTAACAAACATCGTATTCCAAAATGCATAGATATACATGATACTCCATTAGTCCCTATTGATGATATGATTCCAAAAACTTTCCCTATCAATATCGGCAATGGTCTCGCTATTACTTTCAGGATCAGGCAAAGTTCCCCAACCACCCTTCTCGTAATACATTTTTCCTTTTACCCATTTGCCTATTTCGGGATGAACCATGCAAACTGCCGCACAAGGATCATGAAATTTTTTCTCCTTATGTTTTTGCAAGTAAAGATCCATTCCTTTTATAAAAAGAACATCGGCTTGGTTTTTAGGCGGGACACTTCTTACCTTACTATGAATTTCCCTATTATAAACAATCGTATGACAAACATTCTTGGAAACAAAACGGAGATTTTTAATTCCTTTGAAATCTATAATACGCTGAGTATCTTCTTTGGCACCATTAGGATTGTAAGAAGGATACGTTGTTTTACCAACAAAATGAGGAAGTTTTTCGCAGGGATAATCATGAAACTGATATCCCATAAATCCACCTTGGAATGTAACCTGACCTATTTCCGCCGATGGATATTCTTTAACAAATTTACCCACATTTTTAGGAGCCCCAATAATAAATAATTCGCTATCTGGATATTTGAAAAAGGTATCAGCTATTACTTTGACTCCTAAATCATCTGCTTTCGCCTCATAAGGATAACCAAAAGCTTTCAGAAGATTGTAATGAAAGCCAACATACTCTTTAACTTCTGCTCCTTCAAAACTTCCCTTATAACTTTTAAGATCGGGGGATTTTCTATGAAGATCAGATACACCAACAGGAATATCCAAGCCAACCTCTTTGCAGAAAAATCGGACTAAAGCTATTTGGTGGGGGTCGCCTGCCGTGATAGTAATAGCACGAATATTGACTCCTGCCGAATGAAGGTAACAGAGGGAAAACCAGTCGTCCGGATCATGGCCGGCATCCGTTTCAATAATTACGTTCATTATTTTCCTTTAGTGATAAACAACATCTAAAACAGGTTTATGTTCGGTTATATCAATTATGTCGAAAAACTTGAGTTTGTTTTTTCTAAACACTCCTGAACCACAATCCTCTTCAATTTGTTTTTTTGCTAATTGCTTGGCAGATTTCTTTGTTAGATTTTCTCCCTGAACCAAAACGCTAGCAACATTAATGTCTTTGGAGGTTAACTTTTTATTAGCCCATTTTACCGCATATATTATATTCATATTTCCCATTTATTAACTTTTTACAAAATCAGGTGGTTTAATTAAATGATATTGGGTTATTGGTAAAAGTTCTCGGAGTCTACGTTTTGCATTTTCAATATCGGGGATATCTTTATTTAGAGACAAAAAGGCATCAAAGATAAGACTTCTTTCACAATAATAATTGGTATCTTCCGACTCATTAATCCAATCCATAACTTCTTTTCTTTCACTTTCTGTTATCATTATTCTCCGCATTCTTAGATAAACTGATAACTTCTTTTACCATATCAGTATCTTTAGATTCTCCCATAACATAATCAATAATATCTTTCCCACCAGTTTCTTTTTCTACCATAGCTCTTATTTCAACAACAATATCTTTCATTGCTTGTTCTGCATCTTGAGGAGTATCATAAATAGGCGTAGTATTCAAAAGGGGGCGAAAACGGTCTTCTTCTCCCAAAGTGATCCAACCCACGTATTTACCATTATCTTTTGCGGGGCCACCATAAGTTATTACAATATCTTCTCTACTGGCGATGATATATGCTGTCAATTTAGTTATTCCCATTGTATTCTCCTTAGCTTTGGAGCACGTGGGGAGAATTGAACTCCCGTCTTAAGATTGGAAATCTTAGGTAATGCCGTTATACGACACGTGCAAAATTATTTCGGAACCATAATCTATTGTAGGTTAATTTGTTTTCTTTTCAAGTCTTAATTATCTTACCAACGCATAAATTACATGAATCGTGCATCATTTCAAATAAAAGAGATCTATATTCTTTTATTAACCTGTTTAAATTTTGATGTAATCCTATCATGGCTAAATTATCGCCATAAAGCACGGAACTTCTTGAATTACCTGACCTTATATCTTTGGCGACAATGCTCAATAAGCTAGAAGTAACAAAAAAGTAAATAGCTGGTTCCGTATAATTACGTTTCATTGCCTCGTCTATCATTACCTTTATTTCATCAAAAGAAAAATAGCTAATTTCTTTTTCTCCGCTCTTAGAGAGACCCGGTGGTATTTCGATGTTTTTGTGGTAAACAGGTATATGGCATAACTCATAAATAAAGTTTTTCTCTAGCCCCTCAATAATACTTGCATAAGTCATTATTATCCTGTTATACCCACGGAATTGAACCCCCACAATTTCATTCCGCCGGGGAGATTCTTTCTAATTCCTTCTATAGAACAATGTTTCCGCATTTCTTCAATTTGTTCAATACTCTTGTCGTCCCAACTATTAATTTGTAGGAAAATTTCTTGTATAACAGATTTAATTATTTCCTCTTCTTTATAAGTTGAAATTCTATAGTGGGTATGAAGAAAAACAAACCATCCGTTAATTTTATTTTTCCACATAAGTTTCTTAAAGGTTCTTGATAACTTATATTTGTTAGATAGTCCAACTAGCATTTCGGTGAATTTAGTATTCCATCGATCATATCTATCCAGACCAACATCTAAATTAATACCTATAGTCCCTGTATTAACTTCATTTACTTCTACCCCATCCGATCCATAAATGTCTATTTCAGGAGCTTCTATTTCTTTATCATTTTCCCAAACCCTCTTAATAGCTTTAGGTCTGTCAACATCAATAGTCTCAGCACCATCTAACATCTCAGCCAGAGCCATTTGCTTAATCAACTCAGGCGTTAGCTCAACAGGCTTAAATACTACTTTCTTGGGTGCCTCAACATCCTTGGCTTGATCAGGTATTAATCTTGCAATACCAACATCTAAAATACCATCCTGTAGTATCTTATTTGGGTTATTATCTATGATTATAGTTTTAGCTTCCGCCTTCTTCGCTTCATCACTCATCTTTATCTCCTTATACTTCCAAATCTTTTATGGTTCCATTACCTGTTGCATTTACCACTTCTTCCTTGAGTTTAATCACTTCTTTATTGGCTTTCGCTATCTTCTTAATAAGCCTTTGTTTCTTCTTCCCCAATAAAACATGTTCTTTAGCTAACGCTTCTATTTCGTTTTTAAATGTGTTACAACCATCTTCCATTTTTATTTTTTCGTTTTCTAAACAAAGAAGCTCATTTTTAATTTTGTTCATTTCTCGCACTAAAACTCCATTCTCATCGTTTAAAATTTCCTTGATGGCTTTTTGGCGAATAGCTAATTCTATGTCGCATTGTGCATTTTTAAATTCGTTTATTTGTCTTAGTTTCTCAGCGTGAATTTGAGAAAAAATCATTTTTGGGGTTTCGGTATCTTCGGCAAAAGCACCATCAGGATAACCTTTAGTAGACCATGAGGAATTTGAAAGTAATTCTTTTAATTTAGCTGCTTCTGTTGTTGTAAATCCGTATAACTTGTTTGAAGTTTTTTTAGACTTAGGCTTGGGCTTGCCAGATGTCCGTTTTAACATAATTTCTCCCGTATTTAAATATTCTTAGGAACCATTACCATTATACAGAAAAAATGTATTTCTGGTGATTTTAGAACAACTTGGTTATAGGTTTTGGAGGATCGTCCCTATGTAGCTGCAAAAGCTTTTGATTTTGAATTTCTCTATCGATTTTAGCTAAACGTACTGCCTCTGATATTTGTTGTTCCGCTTTTCTTTCCGCATAAGCTTTCCATCTCGGAGATTTGTCATAAATACAGCACAAAATATATTCAACAAAAGATAAAGACCATACAAATAAAAGCGGATATGCATACAAAATTCCAAAAAATATCCACGCTATAATGGAAATCGCAACAAAAAACCTATAAGGATAGACGAGAAAGAAAATGGGTAGTTCGCCATAATAATCGTGCTTTTCTTTCTCTTTAAACGGAACCATCCATAACATATTTCTTAAGAATGTAATGAAATTCATAAATCCTCTATACAAAAATGTGTTTTGTTAATCCTTAAACTCTATATTAAGATAGGGGCAAGCAACAAGATCAGCCTCAAGTTTTGATCCCACCTCAACATTGTCCCATGTTATATTAATACATTTAACTCTGGTTTTAAGGGTATCGTCATTTAATATTCTGTCTTTAATGGTTTCGCAAATTATCGCTAACTTATCTGTTGATTTTGATGTGCATGTTGTTGCCATTGTTTCTCCTTTATTTTACTTTGAAAGAGGGTTTTAACCAAGTTTCTTTGAAGATATTATACAAGAATTTTACTTATGAAAATATATAGAAAAGCAGAGCTAACTTTTACCAACTCAGACATACAAGCTATGTTCCAAAATACGAGCGATGCCAGTAGACAACAAGTTCGCCTATTAGCCCAACAATATATCAGTAATGTAAAAAATGCCCTAACCACCATGGGAGAATTAGAAACAAAAATGGCCCAAATAGAAAAATTATTGGAAATACAAATATCCACGCCAATAAGACAAGTCATTAGACAAGCTTTTTCCAAATCTAAAGCCTATGAACTATTAGCGGGAGCCAAATATGCCCCTGAAAATCCAGATGCCCTACTCTTTAACGCAGGGAATATATCTCAAGTAGAAACTAGAATAACCAATGATGTAGGACAGGCACAAGCAGGACAAGGACAGGGAAAATTTGTAGGAACTCAACCCACTGTATAAATTATTTCGTTCCTACAAAATCTACATGCAAAACCTTATTATCCTTATCAAAGAAATCAAATCCTCTCAACTCGCCTTCTTTAACGGTTTTACATTCCTCTTTCAAGAATTCCGTGGTTAATTTTATGTCCTTAGCGTCTTCTGACATGAAAAAAATCTTCCTTCTAGGATCATTCCAATTAATAAAACAATCTCTATATAATGGGTTATGCCCCAAAGTATCAATCGGAATCAACCAATAATGACCAAACTCATGTTTTTCAACCTCATACCAAATATCATCCATGTTCTCAGGATTACAACCGAATTCTATTTTAGATCCGCTACACATGCCTCCAATATATTGTCCCGGCCATCTAGGATCTTGCCATACCCACATATTGCCAATTTTCTTTTCCCCCACATGCTTTGAAATAGAACAACTATATTCTTTGCCCACCTTTGTCCCTTTGCTTTCAATTGCCCCCTTAGCATCTCCTTGCGCTTGTTTGCATTCCGCCTTAATATCACTTGGACATCGAAATGAAGGGCCAAATATTGAAGCGCAACCCGTAAAAGAAACCATCATACACAACATTAGCAACATAACTAGTATTTTCATTTATCTCCTTATTTCATTAAAATTGGAGCGACGGACCGGGCTTGAACCGGCGAACCTGAATCTTGGCAAGATCCCGCTCTACCAACTGAGCTACCGCCGCAAAATCGGGATAGGTTTCTGAAGGCTTACTATGAGCGTCCCCATATGCTTTTCCAGCCCACATCCCGACATTATTTCCTGTAAACAACCAAAACATTATCCCTCTTCTCCCGCAACGATCTCATATCAATAACTTTTGCACTTTTATCCAATGCTCTCAATGGCCCAAAATTCCCATCTAATATATCCTCGATAACATAAACCCCACCTTTTTTAAGCCTAGGATACAAAATATTAAACGATGCAATCTGTTGTCTTAAAACATGCGAAGCGTCATCTATAATTATATCAAACTCTGTCCCTCTAAATTCGCCATCTAAAACCTTATGGTCAGAACAATTCAATCGATAATATTTTATATTGGGAATTTCACATATTCTTGCCGGTTTTTCAATGATATCAACCCCATGAATAGCCGCATTGACAAGGTAATCGTTCCATAATAATAACGATCCGCCCAAATGCACTCCTAATTCAAGTAATACTGCATTCTTCCCAACAAACGGGGACAATAATTCCTCATAAGTTTCCAAGTAAGAATGTGTACTACCTTTATCAGTAAGAGTTATGTATTTTTCGTAAATTTCTTTTAGTGACATTATGCAAGTATTTTCTTGATGTCTTCCAATTCCATTTCTGTTCTAGCTTCTTCGCTTACCAAACCGCCGAGCCTCTTCTTGGTTTCGTCTAATTTCTTCTTTCTATTATCCCATTCAATCATTTTGATCCTCAACTGGAAATCTTCTTCCCATTCTTTTAGTGTATATCCTTCCCACCTGAATTCCGACTGAATCCCCAATCTCTTACAAGCTTTTTGAAACGCTTCTTCTTGGTAAATCAAAAAACCTAGAGCACCCGCCAATGAATAGAAATCTGTAACCGTATTGATATTAAACCAATTGTTACTATCTTTCTTAAAGATACCATTCGTTTGCCAAGCAACTTTTTCCTTCTTTCCCAGTCCCGCTTTCTGCTCTTCTACCTTTTCAAGTAACTCTTTAATCAACCCATCATTTTTACTCATGTTTCTCCTCCTACTTTATATTTAGCACCGTTTTCACATTCGATATACAAATCTTTAACTAACGCCTTTACTTCTGTTACCGTCAATCCTTCCTTATAAAACCCATATTTTATGCGAGTATCATAAGGCTGGTCACGTGGCGCACATAGCGATTCTCTATATTCCCCATTCTTTATTTCTGCAAATTTTTCACATGTAATTTCATATTTTTGTTCCTTCTGCTTTTCCCGATCCCAATAACTACTATTTCGGTCATACCATTCCCTAACATTACCAATATAATATTTGTCATTTAAGAAGATACAAATTGAATTCCAATACCAATAATGTTCTCCTGTCCCCAACTTAATCTTGGAATCTTCGAGAGTCAATCTTACAGGTTCAGAAACATATCTTGACTTAATTAGCTTCTCAAACTCATCGGCATATGAAGGAATTGGCTTATCGCTAGTTCTAGCTGCTAACTTGGTAAAACCACCTTGAAGCCAATATCTCTGCCTGCCTTTTTTCTTATCATCTAGGTATACAAAAACATGCTCCTTCTTTCCAATAATAGCCTTATTCCAATTGTAGGATCTTATGCTCTTTTCGTCAAACCAAGTATGTCTTCCCAAATACATTACTTCTTCTTTATCCTTGGTCAAATAAGTGCATCCAGCTTCTACGTCCTTAGCAGAAATTTTCTTAAGCTGTAATTCGCAATGTTCAACTGATTGTTTATACTCAGGGCAATCAAAGGGAAGCAATACCAACTCTGTCCCATTCCATGCATAAACAAATTCGCCCTCAAGTCCTTTACCTTTAATAGCTGAACACTCTTGAAGAATGAATAATAGATTGGCTACAGAAATTTCAAATTCAAAACAACGTTTGTCGTACACTCTAATATACTCGTTACGAGCATTCCACCCATAGCTTTGCCTAGCTCCACCCACTCCACGGTTTAGAACAAACCCATCGGTAGGTTCATTTTTAAATTCTTGGGGTTCTATTTTTTTATCTCTCCACGATTCCCATGAAGCTTCTTTCCTTAAGACTCCTTTTGAGTCTATATAGATCACATATGCCAGTTTACCAGTATATGTATCGCTTCTATTTTGAAATCCCACTTTAATAGTTTTTGGTATGGTCAGTTGATTATTCATAACTTCTCCTATGTTAACATTTCTTCAGTAATTATACATTTTTATTTAGTTTTCAAAAACTATTTCAATCCATATCTTTTAGCCCACCACTTAATAGTATTAGATGAAAGACTTAACTCTCGTCCAATCTGGGAGTAATTTTTAGTACTTAAAAGTATAGCAAGGTCTTCCTTAGACATATTAAATTTTGTTTTCTTTTTAATTTCATGTTTTAAAATACATACGTCACAATAGTTTCCTTTTTTTATTTTGTATTGTCCTACTGCTATAAATTCTTCCCCGCAGCGCAAACATTTTTTTGTTTTCTCTGGCAATGTAATTCTAACACGGTCAACACCCATTATCGATAGGACAGTACTAACTGTTGATGAAGCTAACCCCATTTTTTTACATATTTCAACATTTGTTAAGCCTTTTTTATTTAGGGCAACAATGTCATTCCTGTTAAATTGTTTATATTCGTCCATGTCCTCAGATTTTCTATATATCTCATCTTTGAACTTATTAAACCTTTTCTGATCAAAATGCTCTGAAATATGACAGTTTCTACAAATAACATCACATTTTTCCAATTCTTTTCCAATTTTATCACTAAGAGTGGTTAAAAACTTATAAGCATTACCCAAAGAAAAATCTTTGTCTTCAGAATCCCTATGGTGAAAATCTAGACAAGAATAGCTTTTATCATATCCGCACTTTTGGCATGAAAATACATTTTTTATCTCTAGAAATTTGTATTTAATTTTTTTACATACCGTTTTCGGGTTGGTTTCTGCATCATGTAACTCGCCATGGCAATTTTTACACAATAAGACACATTTTTTGACCTCTTTTTCTATCTTTGACCATCTTGAGGAAATAATTGCATAAATATCAAAAGACTTATTTTTATTATGGTGAAAATCTAAACACAAAATATTACTATTACCACATCGGGAACACTTACCACCCAATAAACTAACTGCTCTGACTTTTCTTGACCACTTCCTAATATATACATCATCTTTTTTCATTTTCAAAATTCCTTTTTCATATTATTCAATAAAAAATTTGAAATACCTTCTTTCAATTTTCAGAAAATTCTTCCCATAAAATACATTCTATGGTATGGTTTACCGTATGAAACAATTTGATCACTAGAAATGGTTACGCCCTTGAGATCGCCATTTTGCTTGGCTATTTGTCCCCAATAAGGAAGCAGTAAATTTCTTATTCCCCATTGGATTTTATAGCAAACAAACATGATATACTTCAATATAGTTTCGATGATTTTCATACAATGATATAGAATACAAAGATTATTTTGGCTTGGATTCCTCTATCCTCTTGACTTGATCTTCCCAAATTTCTACTTTGCCAGAATCTCTGAACGTTCCACAATTGCAATGCCCACAATATTTACACCCAACAGGAGCCATATCTTCGTAAGTATCAAAATGCCTGTAATAAGTATGACCACATTCGCATAGTTTATTATCTCCAAAAGCAGGGTCGTAAGCCTTTTCACCCATTACGTCCACTTGCGCTATCAAAATCCTTACCGCTATCTTCAACTCGTCAATATTTGCTGTTTCAGAGTTCAGCATGGTTTCAAAAGCGTCATATTGTTCTTGTGTAATGTATTTATAATCGTATTTATAATCTTTCATACTCTATCTTTTCTCTTTAATCATTTTCTTAAATTTTTTTATCTAAGAAATCAGCATATTCTTTCGGCGTCATCCCCTTACACTTCGCAGCAAACAGGAAAAAGCAGCTATCTCTATACGTCTTATCTTTCCAATTCAAACTAAACTGACATAAACAGGATGGGATTGGCTGTTCTTTGATGGCGTTCCACTCGTCAAGTAAAGCGTATTTCATAACCCTGCTCTCTTTTCAAAATCTTTCTTGAAAAAATCTTCCGTATATTTATGGACAATCTTCTTTATTTCTTTGCTCAAATCTTTATTGGTTGTTTTCCCCGTAATCCCTCTCAACTTCATTACGTCTAAGGAATCTATATCAAGATCGAAGTGAATAGGTTCAGGACAACCCTTAACCGGCTCAATCATTGCGTTTGCTAAATCCGATTCCTTTCTAGATATTTTCTTCATTTTTCTCAATATCCCTATAACCATCTAAATCATTACGATTATGCTCTACATCCTCACGAGTCCATGTTTCCAAAACAGATACGGGAATATCTTTCATTATACCCATCCATCTATTTAACTCGCCCCCATGCATTCTCGATATCTGATCTAAGCCACAATGCTACTGGTAATAGTACACCCGACCTTTTAGCAGCTTCATGCCTATGAGTACCGGAAAGTAACTGAATCCTACCTTCTCGTGGATACCCTATTAATACAGACTTACTCTTATCAAAACCGTTAGATAAAAAAGCTGTGGTTAGCTCCGCAACCTTATCAAAATCATGCTTGGATGACATATCTAATCCATGAGGAGGATCGCAATCATTAGAACTAACCCACAACACTACACCACCATGAGATTCCATATACCACCTCGCTCAAAAATACCATATTTCAACATTAGTTTTCTCTTTGCGTTTTACTGTAATTTTCATAGACGTATTATACAAAAAATGGAGCGAGAAAGGAGAATTGAACTCCCGTAATTTTGCTTGGGAAGCAAACACCTAACCACTAGGTTATTCTCGCAAAAGCTACTCTTGTCCCTTAAATGAAAGCCTAGAGTGTTCTGATGGCGACATAATTTTCAAATTTTCTGGACCATTATCCCATCTCTTACCGTTAATATGATGGATATGCTCGTCTTTTCTTAAATGCCTACCTATAACACCCTCCATTATCAATCTATGCTCATACACATAACCCCACGTATTGGCTTCAGGATGCATAGGACAATAAACCCTAACATATCCAATCTTCTTGTCTAACTTTCTAGAAGCACTCTCTAAACATTCTGGTATAGACAAATATTTCTTTCTGGCAGCAGATGAACATTCAGGGGAACAATATTTATGTTCTCCACGAAAAGAAATAAAATTACCCCCACAATGTTTACAAATAAAGTTACTGCCTTTTGCGTTACCGTTTCTACTTCCGAATCTAGCATATCGACGTTTGCCCTTTGCACTTACATAACACTTTGATGAGCAATATATTTTCCCATGACTTTCTTTAAAGTTATTTTTACAATTTGGGCATGTTTTCATAACCATATCTCCTCTTTTGATATAGTTATTCCTACCATCTATTCCTACTACCTTCTTTTTATTTTAAAAAATGGTGCGGCATATGAGATTCGAACTCATACGGTCTGTTTGGAAGACAGAAATGCTAGGCTTTCGCCGTTCCGTTAAACATCAATGCCGCATTGGACCCATAGGGAATTGAACCCTAATTCGAAGCTCGCAAAGCTCCTGTAATAGCCATTATACTATGAGCCCCTACTTAAAATGGTAGGCGGTGAGGGTAACGCTCCCCCTTCACGTGCTTATAAGACACGGGTAATTACTTTTATACGAACCGCCCATACTAAAAATGGTGGAAGCGGGGATGCTTGAAATCCCACGAACCTGATTGCAGGTCAGGTGCTCTGCCTCTTAAGCTACGCCCCCATTTAAACTAATTTTTCAAAGAGCTTTTCGTCACCTTGGCAATAGTTTTTCAACTTCTGCAAATATGCCATATCTTTTCGCCAAATTTGTTACTGCATGCAATGAAACATTATATCTTCTAGATATCCCCCTATATGTCTCATCCAACAGCATTTTTTCAAAATCTTCTTTGGATATATCTAACTTTATTCTCGACAAATGCATACATTTTTGAGAGCAATATTTTCTATTTTTCATCGCCCTATTGTCATATACTAAAAATTCCCTATTACACTTTTCACATTGTTTTTCTTTTGGAAAATATTCTTTCAACGTATTTGTTTGCAAATTATATTTCTTTAATATATACACTACCGACGCTTCTGAACAATTTATCCGCCTACTTATCTCCGCATTTGATAAGCCACTTGAATGCATTTTTTTTAATTCACAATGATTCACTACCTCTAGCTCCTTATAGGATTTAATCTTATCATCTATATCTTTTTGAAACCTACTCATCTTTTCATTATCAAAATGTTTTATCGCATGACAATTTTTACATAAAATATCACACTTTTCCAACTCTCTTTCTATTCTCCAGCTTTGCGATGTTATAAATCCATATGCACGTGACAAATTAAAATCTTTCAACTCTGTATCCCTATGATGGAAATCTAGACTAGAGATGTTCTTATTATATCCGCATATTTTGCAGCAACTAGTTCCCTTTAATTCTAAGAACTTTTTCTTAATATCACCATACCTAGTTTTTCCCACAAAATGTATTTCCATATGGCAATTTCTACACAATATAATGCATTTTTTTGTTTCATCTATCAATTTAGAAAGTCTGCTTCTGCACAAAAAACTAATACTATGTTCTTTTTCTCCGTTAACATGATGAAAATCCAAACATATTAAATCCTTATTTCCACATTTAGAACAACAACCACCATTTTCGTCTAGTAATATTCTCTTCTTTGCATATTTTAACACGAACTTATAATCACTTGTATTCATTCTGTCCCCCTATAACATTTACATTCAAACTTGCATAATACTATATTCTACAAATAATTTAAATGTCCTGCATCCAGAGGAACTATTTATTCCCGCAATTGATTAAAAAAAAAGGCCCGTAGATTTTCACCTACGAGCCTTCTCAAATTCTTAACCTTGATTTCAGTATCGGTTCAAGGCAGAGAAAGCCCGTAGGGTTCCCGCACCGGCCCCTGCTATTATGGCTATCTCTATCCTCTTGACGAACATGTTATTCACTCCTATCGTTACCTATTTCTTTATTATACAGAAAATTCCTTCAAAAATCTAAAATCTTGGCGTACATTTTGGACATGGACAAGAAATATTATGAATGCATCTTGTGCCGTTCTTCTTAATCCCTGTTCCTACGCAATCCGGGCATCCATCATGCAAGCAAGGTCGCCATTCAATATCGCTCACGCTCTGAACGTTTTTAAGATGCTCCTCTTGTTGCCGCCTTAATGCTTTTTCGTAACTTTTTCTTTCCAATAAACCCATAGACTCCTTTTCTTATTGTTTACGCAGATCATAACATAATTGAAAAATAAAGCAAGAACTATTTTCAATTATTTTTAAAGATTGGCGGCTCCATCAGTACCAACTAATAATGGTTGTATGAAACTTGAATCTATATATTTTATCGTAAAAGCAGTGGTTATTCTTGCCAAATGAGGATTGAGTTTTTTATAAACATATTCTACTATTTCTCTTGAAGGCATACCATAATAAGCCTGAGCAATACCACCAGTAATGCAAGCGATAGTATCCACATCTCCTCCCATAGCAATAGATTTTCGTATGGCGTTTTCGTAGTTATCGGTTTCGGTAAATATAGCCATACATCTAGGAATAGCAGCTTGGCATGTTTCATCAAATGTTCTATCAAAATCTTCTGTTTTTCTAGCCAAGTCATATCCAAGAGTTTCAATAGCTTCTCTTATGGTTTGCTTGCTTGATCCTATTCTAGCCATATAAACAGCTAAGGAAGCGGCTTGGGCTCCCTTAATTCCCTCCCGATGGTCATGCGTACACTCTGCACTTCTTTTAGCCTCTTCTAATACATGTTCAACGCTATTACAAGCCCAACCAATAGGAGAAGCCCTCATAGCAGAACCATTACCAAAGCTATTATAGGGGGTTAAGCTTCCAGATTTAACCATTTGAAGGAAGTGACCACCATAGCCTCTATTTGGAAAAGCTTTGGCATAATCGTAATAATATTTACCATATTCTGCTCCATCTAGTATAACATCGGCTGTCGCTACCGTAAGTATTGAATCGTCTGTATAGGTAGCCTTTTCGTTAAATAGAGGGAAGTCTTCATTTGATATATTATTAAATTCATATCGAGATCCGCAAATGTCTGCAAATATTGAACCAATCATAAATTCCCCCGCAACGTTACCTGAATTTACCTTGGGTAGTTGGGCCAGTAGAAGATGGTTTGATTATATCGGGAGAATCCAATACCATAATACTATTATCGAGTCCGTCCAAACATTCCATCAATATATTTTCACTAATTTCCAATCTTTTAGGGATACCTCGCCAAAGGCCCATAAAGCTTCTATCAACATCTCTTGGCGAAGATTCAGTTTCGGCAAGCGGTGCTTCTTTGTCTATGTTTAATCTTTTTACGAAAAGAACCAAATCATTTATAGAATTCTCGAATCTTATTGCGTTGTCACATAAAAGTCCGGTATAAGTTGATGAAGAGCTAGGAGCCTGCTCTTTTTTGCATCTTTTCATTTCTGCGCCTATTCCATACAAACTAGTGTCTATTAGAGATCTGATTTTATCTATGGATTCCGCTCTTGTATCAAACCATATTGCTAGGTCATGCCATATCGAATTAAAAGAAGGGGTAGCAACTTTTACATTTACATCAGATTTTTCTCCCACTACACCTTGAGGATTGTCTTGCGGATCGATCCCTATTTGTCTCATAAATGCATTAATATTTTTAATAGCCCTATCGCAATTGTCTACATGCTTATTGGTAATAGAAACCATATCTTCTTTTTCTTTCGCCGCATTCCCATTGTCTGAATAATTTCCTGTAATAGCCATAATTTACTCCTTTTCTTTTGTTTCAATAATTTCAGCACCTAGATCTAGTTTAATTTTATCCATGGCTCTTTTAATATTTTCTGGATTGGGCATATCTATCTTTCCCAATCCGTTTTCTCCACCTGCCCCAAAATTAGGAGGATCAGGATGAAGTAGAGTTATATTCTGATTTTCATCTAAGGGATCTGTATCATCTTTATTTTGGAATTGATACGCACCTTGGTCAAGTATTTTTATATCGTTGGCCGGTGTTCTTCCTCTTTTAATCATAGGCTGAGGAGGTTGTACTAATTTTAAATCAACTTTAGATCTTTGAACATTCCCTGAGCTACCCCTACCCGAAGAGCCCAAAGTATCTTTTCTCATATCATTAACAATCTCATAAAAATATTGCAGGCTACCCAATAGATAACGATATCCGCCGTGCCATTCGTGAATATCCATTACGCTGTCATCAGAATCTACTCTATTTCCAAAAAAGAAATATTCCAGAACATTCGTATAAATAATTTCATCCAATCCTTTGTCTAGAAATTTCTTTTTTTCTTCTGCAGTTTCGGGTGTAATTGTTATCTTCATTTTTCTCCTTTTATTCCTAGTCTTTCATTCGTTATTTGCAAGAACGTTTTGACCAAACCGGACGTGGACGCATTATCCAAATACCATTGAAAGGCATTATTAGCCATTTCCCCAGTATTATACATTGAATCAAGTTTAGATATATCGGTTTTTTCATCAATAAATATGTAGTGTTTTCCGGGGATCAAAGGGTTATAGTAATAGGGCCTGTAATTCAATAGAAGTGGTTTTTTCAAAATCATATAATCCATTTCCCTGCGATTTTTGGTATCGGAAAAAAGACTACCTCTACCTCCCAAAACCAGTCCATATTTGCTACTCTTCATTTTCTTAATATACTCATCGTCATTAATGGGCTTTCCACGGCGCAATTCTTGATTACTGTCCATATACTCTATACCCTGAGCGACAAGAGAAGTTTTGATTCCACTTCTGCTCTTCCATCCTTTCCCGCAGAAGAAACATAATCTTTCTATAGGAGCAGATTCAATTTGATCTTCTTTCCCCACAAATTGGCAAATCATACGACTGGGAAAAAAAGACCAAGGAACCACTTTGCCAAGGAATATCTTACGTTGTTCTTCGGTCTTGTTTTTAAATATCCCTTTTCTATTACAGCAGCTATTAAAATATGCCATGTCCATCTTTCTTGCCTGAAGTTTAATAATCAAGTCAAAATTGGCATCTAAAACCGGGTCAGTATATGTAGGTGCAGGATATTCCCAAAAATCCAAAAAAATACGTTTTCCTTCTAAAAGCAATATAGTGGCTCTTTCTGTCCTTAAGGTATTTATAGATTCTTCGTGAGCATAAATATCAAACAAACCGCTATTCCTCAGAGCGGACAAATAGATATCCATTCCCAAGGTGCCGGAACCATTAGCCAAACGATTCTTATTAATTCCTAATCGAAGTTTATCCATTTTTATAGCCCGTTATCTTCTATAGTAATATTCTTATTGGATGGTGGGATATTATCAACTGGAGGTTTGGATAATTTTGACGAATCATCGGAAATTGCTCCACGGGGAATATTTTTGGCAATTTTTGGGGGAACCGATATAGCATTTGAATTTTTAGGTATTAAGGTTGCTTGGTTTTCTAATGGTTTTTGTGGTAACTGAACCGTTTGCCAAGGAGATACTTTCCCAACTACCTGCCTTATCGGAAGCTTTGGAATTGGATTAGGAGTAATTACTTTAGGCATAGATGGCATAGATGGTATAGGATTTAAAATCGGAGTAGAAGGAACAGTTTTTGGTTTATCCATTTTTGGAGCCATAGGAATAATTGGAGCCCTTACTTGTTGCGGCGGTTTGGGAACTATGATGGGACTAGGTTTGTTCATCGTCTTTGCCATAGGAGTAAAAATATTTGTTAAATGGGCTTTTTGCGACTTATCAGGCTCTTCTTTCCACTTCTTCTTTTCTTCGGGTTTAGAATACATACCCCATGTTCTCTCGTTTTCTACATCACCTAAATTTAACATAGCTTCTGAAATAGCTTCTTCGAAAGAGACAAAAGGAAATACTTTTAGTTCACTTTCTGGATTGCAGTTATAGACTTCGAACTTTTCTGCTTCAAAAACAGGTTTCAATCTAGGCAAATATTCTTCCTTTAAATGATCATAGGTATTCATATTGCATTTGACTGCCCCCTTGCTTCGCTGTTCATCAAAATGGTAAGTATAGGTTTCTGACATTTTCATATCACAACCTAAAAGATAAACTTTTCTGAAACCTAGCAAATGAAGTATTTTGAGTGCGGGTAACATAACCGATCTACCCCCACCTTTTTCAGCACTATTTCCCCAATTTATAGAAGATTCCACAAGAAATGATTCCGCATTAAAAACATCATTTCTCATATAACCTACCACATTAGGACAATCTCTTACATAAGTATTAACCATCTCCCATTTTTCATTATCAAATATCAACTTATCAAAATGAGATTGGGGAACAAATTTCATTATTTTTGGATCTAACCATATAGATTTAAGAAATCGAGCAGGATCGTCTACACTTGTCCAAAAATTAGGTCGGAACGTTTTAGCCCCATTGTTAACACCAAAAGTCATGATTCCGGGTAAATTAAGACGCTTATGATCGAGTGTTGCAAAACTAGGCCCATTGCAGATTAAAAACGCAGATCTTCCTTTATAGAGACCTTCCAATGCTAAAAAAGCCCTGTCATTGGTGAAGAAATGAGGGACTATTTGATGATATTCTTTTTCTGTAGTATAACCATGGTGTCTGTCTCTAGGATGTCTAAAAGCACTATCATCTCTCCTGTCCCCAATAACATCTCTTTTACTATCGTCAACTTTTACGTTCGGTTTATCTTTTTTATAAAGAACCACATTCCCGCTCAAATATTCTTTTAATCTTTTGTCGGCATAAGGTAAAAACGAATTGATATTGGAAATATTACTTTTCCTCATTCCTTCAAAAGTATCTTTCCATATTTTACAATTTTGTATATCAGAAATACAGTGCTTATTGCCACAAAAATGATAAACTGTTGGATTTTCGTAAACCGCATCATCTAGAACATAAATATTATAGTTGCCAGACATTATTCCTATTTTCAATCCCCATCTATCTATGCTGGGATAAAGAACAGAAAAAGCAACTTCCTCAGGAATATATGATTTTATTTCAACGCCTATTTTAGCCAACTGAATCCATGTTTCCGCAAAACTCTTCCATTGCTCTGATTTTTTGAATGCTATAACGCCCGTATTAATAGATGGGTGATTATTTAATGCTTCTTGGATAAAATCATTTTCTATATGGCCCTGAAATTTTTTAATTCTGCCAGAGCATAGATTTTCTTTTCCCTGAGTTGTATATTTATTCCAAAAATGAGGAATACAAACATCAACTTCGCTCAAAGCATTAAACATTTCATCTATCTTATCTACTACCACAATATCTAAATCAAGCCAGAGGTTTTTATCATAAGGCGGATTGTTGAAAAGATAATTTTTTTTGATAAAGACATCTTCCTTGGATTCCGGAAGATGAATCACATTGCAGCCAAAATCAGTTAGAACTTTTTCGAACTCTGGTAAACAGGGATCTTCAACATAGAAAGTAATGGGGCCACTATAATGTTTTCTAAGACTATAAAGCGCAACTATAGCCCGAATGATCATTTCAGTACCGCAATTAAACATTATGATTCCATGAGTTTCTGCCATAATATCTCCTTGATTATTACAATTCATAACTATTATACAAATTATAACATTATTTTTCCCACTCTCTTACTTTCCTAATCTTATCTTTAGAAAGCGTTATTATTTCAAACATAAAGTTGGCGTGTAACTTTCCTTCAACAAAATTCTTCTTGTATAAAATCTTTTCGTAATAATTTTTCCACCATCGGCAATTAGTCTCGTTATAAGACGTTACTTCAACATATGTGTTTTTATCAACTAAATAAAAATCATACCTTATTTTTAAATCGGCTCCGGGATATATTTGATCGTGTAAATATTTAACATTATTTTCTTCAAGAAAAATACAATAATACGCTTCAGCTTTAGAACTGCAAAATATCCCATTTTTCAAATATATTTTACGACAATATGGACAGCCATTTCCAATAGTCCGCATATGTGGCGTAGCTTTCCACTCATGACCGTTATGACATTCCCACCAAACCTCTTTGCCGCTTCTAGGTAATATTTTTTTCGGATCTATATTTAAGTTTTTATTATAATTCCATTCCTTAATAAGTTCTGGGTTTTTTAAAACTATATTATTGTCTTTAGTAGCACAACGTCCTGAGCAATATGGGCAACCATTGCCTTCAACCCTATGACCAATTGTAGTTCTCCATTCATGTTCTTTGTTATTTAAGCAAATCCAATTAAAAATTTTCCCAGAAGAAACAGAAACCTTAAAAGGGTCTTCGTTTTTTTCCCAGTTCCATTCTTTCAATAGCTCTGGCCGACTCATTGCAAAGCTATTTTGCAATAACGTGTACAAACCACTACAATATGGACACCCCGTATGTGAATATATCCTATCTCTGGGAGTTGCTGCCCATTGATGCAAATTATTCTTTTTACATTTCCAAAATACATGCTCTTTAGATGACTTGCAAATATTTTTTGGATTTAATGTGTTTTTATTCCAGTCCCATTCTTCCATCAACTCGGAACAAGAAAAAAATAAATTATCACACTCAGGACATTTACCGATACCATAACTTCTATTATATATTGGAGCCTGCCAATTATGTCCATTTTTACATTTCCACCATACTTTCTTCCCGCTACCACATGATACTTGTGATGGTAATAACGGATAGTTTTTATTATAGTCCCATTCTTCGCATAAATCAGAATGGAGATCCATAAAGGAATTAGGTTTATTTACCTTTACCATTATCAAATTCCTTCATTTTATTATAGTATTCTCGTATAAATAACCGGAAAGCCATAGAAAGATTAACAGCATACTTATTTTTAAGTTCTAAAATAAGGTTGTGTTCCTCTTGTGTTATTTTGGTATTAAAATTATATGTTTTTGTTTTCATATCTTATATATTCTTTATTTTTAATGTAAATCCTTCTTTTTTCTTAATTTTATATTAACGCTGTATGGAGCTATCCCCCCTGTCGTGATTTAAATGAAAAATCTTCTTTACATCCATGGGAACTCTTCCTCCCATATGACAACGAAATTGCCGGTCTGATCTTGTTGCCCTCCATACGTCGCTCTTTCTACCCGAATAAACACCCCCTTTATTTTTTATAGCTGTCACATTGGCTAATTGAAAATAACCAGCAGCAATCCCACTTCCATGTTTCCATCGAACAGGCCAATCTTTAGTTATATCGGCAACGTTTTCTACAACACAAGGATATTCTCTTTTATCTTCCTCAAAATATTTTATACAGAATGGAATTTGTAAAGAATATCTGTCGGCTCCTATGACTTTGGTTTCATTCTTGAATTTATCGCTTTCTAGTTGTTTTCTTATATCTTCGAAAAAGGTTGACTCATATACCAAGTCAGAATCAGCAAACAAAATCCAATCTGCTTCAGTTGCTTTGGCTCTAATATTTCTGGGAATAGCCCTATTGCTTTCTTGGCCTTTTTCTAGTGGTATTTCAAGAATATTCAATCCCTTTTCTCTGAATAACTTAATTACTGATTCTGTGGTTGGGTTTCCTGAATTGGGGAGATAGGATATGCTGATTAAGATATCGGGTTTTTCTCCTGTTTGTTGAAGAATGGAACTTAACATCCAGCATAATCTTTTTTGGTAATTGAAGCAATGGATACAAATTTCAAGCCTTAGTGGGCCATCGTGAGAAATTACATTTGATACTACGTTAGAAATTACATTAGAAGACAAACCCATTCGTTCTCTTCTAAGTCTTATTCTTTCATTCCTTATTTTAATTCGTTCCGTTATGGTCATGTTTTGAAGACCTTTATATTGGTTGGCTTTTTACCATGGAGTAATTCTCTAGCATCACTATATGCTTTATCAATAGTTCTTTTCCCATCTCTTTTCGTTTCTCCA